ATCTCATCAAAGTCTCCAGTGGGGATGGAGCCAGTGACGGCACCCCCACCTTGAACTCCATTTTCAGTAAATCCAATTCTAATTTCTGCAGAAGCGTTACTGGCATCTAATCCCCTAACTTCGAACCATCTAGTTACTCTTGGGAAACTAATCTGTACTACTTCTCCACCAGAATTCGTTAATTCAGCACCATTTGAAGAGGTGACGAACGGTAACCCGCTACGCTGATACTCGCCGACCATACCAAGGCCGGGTCGAGGCCATGTGTTACTCATCTTGCTCTCCTTCCCAATCTAATACTTCGTTGAATAATCTGTGGATTCTGTCTGTCTTATTGAAAACCTTGTTAAGATCTCCCTCTCGAATTCTACCTTCACGCATCATAAATGCACCGGGGGTGGAGGGCTCTGAAACAAAGTCCCAGCAAATAAGCTGGAAATCATCTTGAACAACATCTGTATCACCCTGCCTTTTTGTAGATCCCACCCCTCTAGATGAAATGCCTAACGTCACGCCAGACTCCACAAGACTTTGTAAAATCTTTCCTGAAGGTGTGTCTAATAGCTCAACGATACCATAACAAACATCGCCATCCATGTACGCTTCTCTAACAATATGAGATGCATTTTTAAGCTCAACTACAGAACTGTCGGGATGATCACACTCACCGAGGGCCCGGTTCTCTGCAATAAACTTCTGATAATTTCTTATTTCTCTTTCGAGAATAGCTCTTGGATATACTCTGCCATTTTGATTTAAGGTATCAGATTTCTGTAGGACTCCCTTCATAAGAAGCTTCCCACCGTTCTGGGCCTTTGATTCTTCAATCATTTCTTTCGAATAATTCCAGGGAGTCCACTCTGTCAATAACTTAAGGTCTGCCATTTGACTCATCTCCTGTGGTAAGCTCTTCAGTAAGCTTCATTAATGTTAAATATTTTGATATAGAATCATCGTCAAATTTCTCTACATCGAGGGTTTGAACCGCGCCTTTAACTTCGTCAAGTTGATTCGTTAATATTTTGTTTTCACACATTAAGGAATACTCACTAAGAGAATTAAGAGTGCTATTTTTAATTGAAGCCAACTTAGATCGAAAGGCGTCGCTATCATTCTCTGAAAAAACATACTCTCTCAAAAGATCGATTTGATCTTGCGAAAAGGAAGAGCCAAATTTTTCTTCTATTTTCTTATGCATAATCTCCACAACAAGACGATTCGCTTGAGGCGTCTTAAGATCCGCAAGGTCCCTGTTGTTCTTTTCTTTCAAAAGGTATGAATGTAATTCTCCCTCAAAGCGACTGGCCACAACAATGTCAGGTGTAGGTGACCTCCATTGAGAAAGAAGAGTTTGCACGGTGGCAAACTCCTTATAGTCTTCAACACGCCTATTATAAAAGGAACTCTCTCCCAATACGTAATTGATGTCTTTAATTAAGGAAGACTTTTGTTGCGTTAAAACCTTAATATCTAGATTTCTAGCCGCTGTTTTTGCCTCAGTGATAATGGAGCTTGCTAATGCAGGTGAGGGGACTTCAGTGATCATCATAGCGCGAAATAATCGAAACTCTTTGAACAGCTCGCTCCCGGGTATGAAGTGTTTCTGAAGAATGTCAATTGCTTTCTTTGCTTTCTTAACCTTCCCTTCAACTAAGGCTTCGGAAATATATTGAGATAATTGCGCAAAAATCAGGCCAACATTTCTTTTTTTATTATGTTTAACTTTCATCTATGTCTCCGGCATCGTATTCATCGAGGTCGAAATTGTCTTCCTCACTTAAATCCGCTTCAGATAGAAGCACTCCGCCTTCAGGAGTAAGGATTGAAGATAATGATCTGAATGTACCCCTTAGTTCTGGTGTTATTACCGGTCGTACACCGGTGTTTCTCTTATAACTATCTTGTTCTTCCCATTCTGTTCCCTCAAATTGAGTTCGAAGATAATCATCTCCAAATGGTTTTCTCATAGAGTCCTGTGGTCGCTTATGGGTGACCATCGATCTAAAATCTGGCATGTGCGTCTTCAGAGGTCCTCCCGAGGACTTCCTACTTCTTTGTTGAACTGCAGACTGCGCCTTTATCGGAGCATCAGGATCATTGATAGAGAGATTGGATATATCGATTATATCGTCTTCTTCGTCTTCATCATCATCAGGTCTAATCTTGTCTCCGTCGGCAGGCAGTGCTGTCAGGAGCTGACCATCTTCAGGAATATCTGCCGAGAATAGGCCACCTCCACCCTCATCACCGCCACCGCCGCCCTCTTCACCGCCTTCTTCAGCACCAGCATTTTCAACTTCACCATCCTCGATCTTGTCCTTCATCTTACCTTCGTGAATTTCTTCTATCACCTTATCAGTAAGCCCAAGTACATTCTTCTGTACCCATCGACGATCGAGCATACCTTCAGGAACCTTACCAGCAATATCAAAACGCTGGGAGATTAATTCGAGCTTCTGCATTTGGGCAACAGACGAAGGATTAGAAAGCTTTAGCTCAAAATCTATAAGATCTTCAGCATCATACCCATGAACGTAGAGGTGGATCATTGCAATTTTATTTAATTCAGCAATAACGGTCTTTTGTATTCTCTGAATCGTTCTGCTAAAACGAATATCTTCCTGTGCGAGAGTTGCCTTTGCTCCAATCTCTTCATCATAACCCAAATAAGCTCGAGGTATTTTTAGGGCAGCAAAAAGCTTCTTCTGAATATATTCGACGTCTTCAATCGCAGCTGTGTTTTGGCCACCAGCAAGAGTGTCAATCTTCGTTCCCGAATCACCACCTCTAACAGGAATGAAATAATCTTCATCAACCGAAAGAGGGTTGTACCTTAAGTCAACTTTTCCGTTTGATCGATCAACAACTGGCGCCCTTTTAAGGGTTGTGGTCGCTTGCTCAAGATAGTCGGAAACATCTTCAGGCGCGACATTGCCCACATCGATATAGAACACTCGACGCTCAGGCGCTCTAATGACACGATAAACCAGCATTGCATCTTCAATTAAAATTAATTGGCGCCAAATCCTTCTAGCTGACTCAAGCACTGATGAGCCATACGGCAAAAATGCGTCATTGCCCAAGAGTCTAAAATGAGATATCTGCCAATTTTCTAAAACAGTATTTCCTTGTGTGATCCACCGAAATCGTACAGCACCTGGATTCTCAGGGTCAAATCCTTCTTCTCTCTCCATTTCGGAAATTGGAATAGGATAAGCATTCACAATACCGAACTTGGGGTCCACATCGTTAAAAAGAAAAAAGTCTCCGTATTTACAGAGATTTCTTACCCACATCACGAGGTTAAACTCAACATTCAATGTGTCATAAAAAAGTGTCTCTAGTAATTCTTTCTTAAGTTCATCTTCACAAAAAATATGGAGAACCTTTCCATGCTCATCAGGACTTACAGTTTCTTCAGCGTAGATATCTAGTGCTGAAGCAATCTCAGGTGTAGCTTCCATCTCTGCGAAATCAGAGTAGCGAGACATCCTGTCAAATGAACCATAAGCGCTAAGTGTATTGTTATAAACATCATTATGAGAGCGCTTAAAGACTTCCGCTGCAGAGGTCGAAAGACCAGGAACATTTTGACGAACTCTTCTTTTAACTACTGGTCCTGAACGAAAAAGCTTTGTTAATCGTTGAAAGATATTTCCTTTACTTGCCATCTAATTCCTCACCAACCATTATAAGGGTTACAGAAGCCACTTAAAATCCGCAGACCCCGACAATGCGGGGTGATCCTCGCCCATGGAGACAGGCATACCTCTTGCAGTAAGTATACCAACCTGCTGATTAAAGGGTGACATATTCTTATGCTTTGGCTCGCTGCGTTTGTTTAAAGCGAACCCTGCTAACATCGCGGCGTTCATATCAACCTTCTTAACCTGCTTCTTTCCTTTTGCCTCATAAAGCCAAACTCCGATTGCAAGTGACATAACAAGATCATCATTTTTCCCTCTTTGAGCTTGAGCTTTATTGTTGTTCCAAATGAACGTCTTGAGCTCGCTAATAAGTCTAGAAGAATAAACAGATATCTTATCATTTCTTATCACTTCTTCTAATTTTGTAAGGATCTGTGGTCGACTGTTCCCTTGTGTAGCGAAGCCGGCTTTGCCTATAGAGCCGTCACCATACAGCGCATTGAACTTATCTTTTTCTTTCTTAAAGTAGATGTTTCTGCACCCTAGCTCTTTTAACTTCATCAAGACGGCGTAGCCGTATGTATTATTCTCAGGACATATTAGCGCATCTGCATATCTCTTCGAAGCTTCCACCAACAAATAAGCTAGCTGGTCTGGAGGTACTTTGCCCTTAAACTCTACCACAACTTCAGACACTGTTGTATCTATAACATGAAATGTAGAATAATCATTCCCGTCTCCGCGGGCGACGTCTGCTGAAATGATATATTGATGATCTGATAATGCGTATTTCCAGACCCATACGTTGTTTTCAGGACCCCACTTCTCCAGTGGTGTTCTTACCTGCATTCGTAATTTCTCAATATCTTCAGTCGCAAGGAAGGTCTCACCTGATGCCTGAAAGTCGCATAAAAGCTCTTGAGCGATTTGCTGTTTATTCAGGTTCTTTGCTTCATTCTCAAACCACTCATCACCACGCTCGGGGTGGACATCCCATGGGAGCTTTATTGCATTGAACTCATTTTCACCGTTAACGGCATTGTGGTAGATGTCGTAATATTGCCCACCTGTTCCATTAGGTGTACTCACAACTATCGCTCGACCACCAGTCGAAAGAGTTGGGTATAGCCCTTTCCAGAGCTCATCAAAATTACGAATGAATGCAGCCTCGTCAACTATTAGTAGACTCAAAGCCTCAGAACGTCCAGCGTCATCTGATGTTGGGACAGCTTTTATTGCCGACCCATTCGAAAACTCTATAGCCTGTGTATTCTTTGCAGTTATTTCTGTAATCCACATCCATTTAGGGATACCAGACAAAGCGATCTTAACTTTCTTAATGAAGTTCTGAGCGACCGCTAATTTTGTCGCAATAACAAGAATGGTTTTATCTTTTCTAAAAAGTGCCATCCAGACAGCATATGCTGCAGACAAGGTGGAAAGCCCCAGCTGTCGTGACTTAACGACCACATTGAAGCGATGGTCATTAAAATGCTCTAGACAGTCATCTTGAAATGGAAAAGTATGGAACGGAATTCTTCCCCGGATTGGATGCTGAATTTGAACATACCGATTGATAAAATAAGTGGGATCTTTACCACACCTAACAATCTCCGCAACTTGTTTTTGCTTGCTCTGAGGTGGCATAAGACCTCAACTGACTTGCAGTCTTAATTGACACCGATAATATGCAATCTTTCTTGGGCTGTTAGAAGTTGCTTGTATTAGCTCAACATCATCATCACGAGACATTTCCTTAAGCGTTAATGTTTTGCCTGTTACATCTTTAAAGTCTGCTTTGACCTTCTTTAACGCGTCGGTGAAAATTGAATTCGCAATTTCTCGCTCTCTAATAACTTGTGGGTTCAGTGAACGTGAGCCATCGAAGTGAACGATCGATTGCATAAGGAGATCTAAGCGATCACCTTCTAAACTGTGGGTCACTTTCATGTTGCTACTCGATCTGCCCCAGGTCGTATTTAAGACCTCGCCAAGCGCTCTTACTTCTTCTAATGTTAACATGTTCTAAAACTCCTCGTTTTTAATTATTTCAGATTGAGCCAACTTTTCTCTGTGGCTTGAAATATCTTCATCTGTTGGGAAATAACTCTTATCTTTGTGTAGCTTCCGCAATGGTTCTACAAGCGATATCCAGCACTGAATACAGCACTTGGTCTCTAAATATTGTACAGAATCCCTCATGTCTCTCATCATTAAATCGCAAATAGGGCAATCAAGCGGTACGAAAAAATCATGCTCCTGAATATGTGACTCTTGCATCCTTTCCTACCTTTTGAATATCTAAAACGTTATCCACAATATCTTTTACTGCGTCAACATGAGAAATAATAAGGATATTCGTAAAATACTTCTTAAGTGAGATCAAAAGACGGGAACAAGCTTCGATATTCTTGTCATCCAATGCACCGAATCCCTCATCAATTATAAGCACATCGCTACGAGGTGCATTACAAATGTTTATTAGTGCGACTCGAAGTGCAAGAGACGCAATCATCTTCTCCATCCCAGATCCGCATTCTATAATTCTCTTTGAGTCGCCATAGTCTATAAAAATATCCATATTGTTCGAATCGGCATCTGCCTCAAGGGATAACTCAAAATTCACAACACCTTGAAGTATCTTCGTTAACTCAGAATTAATCTGGGGTAACTGTAATGACAAGATCGTTAACGGGATCCCTTTCTTATCGACTGCTTGGCTAAATGTATTATAGGTTTCCCACCTTGACTTGATCGTACCAAATCGATCTTTTTCTTCATTTAGATTATTACATGTCTGTTTTGTAACACTGATTTGCTCTGCAAGATATAACCGGCTACCATCTAACTCGGAAATACGGTTTTCGATACTTGACAAATCACCTTGCATCTTTATCACTTCTTGATCTTTCTCATCATCCACCGACCGTAAGCGCATTTCACGTAGTAATTCTTTACCAGCAGTTAGAGAAGTCTTAATCTCCTGATGACTAGACTCAAGTTCTTTCATTTGCAGTTTCATTTCTGAATTTTCTAATTTCAGCTCTTGATCACGCTGAAGAATTTGTTCATACTTTTCTAGTTTCTCGCTGATTCCAGCGGACTGTAATTTTTCAAGATTGGACTTGATAGCTCGGAGCTCTTTTCTCGCAGTCGAAACGACAGCCTTCTGATCCCCCAATTCATTCTCATTCTTCATTGCGTCTTTTACATACTTACAATTGGGAGCATGCGCAGCACAAGAGCACGGTTTTAGCTTTTTCTGGAGCTTCTTTTTCGACTCAAGTCTTTGTAATTCTAAATTTAGATTTGCTTCTGATAATTCACATTGCTGTTTGAGGTCGCACAAAAGTGTAGCTTGAGCCCTTAGCTCATCGATCGGGAATTGCTCTCGAATCACTTCAATTTTTTCAAGCCTTTTAGATACTGCATCTCTTTCTGTCGAAAGTGTAATGATCTGTTTTTTGAAATTATTTGCTTTTCCCTCTAAAGTATTAAGCTTCTGGACCTGCTCACCAATCTGAACTTTTGTATATTTTCCAGCGGATGGAAGCGCAGCTAGTTTTATCTTAAGATCATCTCTCTTCTCCTTAAGCTCACCTAGCTCATCCTCTACTTCACTACGCTCATCCATAAAAGACTCGAGAAGATCTTTTTGCTCATCAACTAAAATGCTCCAATTCTTATCAGGAGCCGATTTCATTTCTCCCCTAAGCTCGGACATCTCGTTCTTCGCAATCTTAAGCATGTCATCAAACATCTGCAGGTCTAGAAATCTTGTTAAGATGGCTTTCCGTCGAGTGGAGCCCTCTCTAATAAAAGCATTCATTTCACCCTGAGATGCAAATGACGTCATTAGAAAATCATCAACACTACCCACAAGAGTTCTTAGTACTTTCTCCGTTTCTCTTCTTTGTTCGCCCGTATTATCCTCGATGGGTTCCCCGGACTCATCAATCTTAAAGAGGTTCAGGTTTGTGGGTGCTGACACTGAACCTTTTCTACTCACCCTCTTTATTGTCTGTCGATCTGCTCTATACATCTCACCACCAACGGAGAAATCTGTTGTTGCTCGACAAAATGTTTTCCTATTATTGATCACATGCAGGTTCTTAAGAACTCCACGGTCAGTGGAGTTAAATAACGAATACACTAGTGTACCAGGGATAGAGGATTTTCCAGAACGATTTTTTCCAAAAATTCCTGTTATGCCGCTTAGGGTATCAAAATCGATTACGTTCTCTTCGCCGTAGCCAAAAGTATTATCGAATGATAGTTTTCTGAGCCTCCACTGATGTGATTTATTTGTGACTTGCTGGACACATCGCTTAAAAATATCTTTATGTAGATGTCGTAGTTGCTCTCTATCTTCATCTTCCATCTCGAGTTTAGAAACAAAGTCAGTCATCAACATATCTTGTTGTGTGAAACTTCTAAGATCATTTCTACTGATCTTCCCAATGGAAGTGGTTATCTCCACTTCCCCGCCAACAATCGATGAAGATTCATTCTTCGACACCACTTCAAATGCGTCAAACTTTTCTTTTAGAGCAGATTGAAGCTGCCGAAAGTCAAGTTGATTTATTCCCTTGTGCGCAATTCTAAATCTCGAACCAGACCATTCCTCAGGAATCTGGTCAAGCGTCTGAATGATGTCTCCCATCCAAGATATTGTACGAAATGCATGAGGGTTGTGGAGCGGGATAAACTTCACACTAAAATCTTTTTTATCTTTAATATCCCAAAATAAAAACCCTTTCTCTACATCTTCTCCGTAGTTCTGCTGAATTGGTGATCCTGGATATGCTATAGTGTCTGTCAAAAATTGTCGCTTATGAATGTCTCCAAGTAATGCAAAATCGTAATCCTTGAAAAAATCAGCCTTAATACTATCCCCATTTATCTCCCAGTCTTGATCAGTTAATGATCCATTTACGGGCCCATGATATAGGGCCAGATTGACACCTTCGTTTGGAGGGGTAAGATTAGGCCAAGACTTCACATCGAAGCAACAGAACGTACACCAGTTGTACCCATCGACCCCCGTTGGATAGACGCCGGTTCCTTTCATCAATAATACACGCGGATTATTTAAGGTTTTAACAATTGGAGTAATCGCATCAAGACGATCTTCATTAAGCATCAACCCATCATGGTTTCCTAATATAATGTGAACCGGAGCTATCTCAGCAAGAGATGTCAGCCACCACCGTAGAATTTCAATGAGCTCAGGACTTATCCCCTGAGTCTTTGAGTGTACAATATCACCACCCAAGAAAATTACGTCAGGCTTCAATATACGCAGTTTATCGTATGCCTGATTGAAAACTTTTCTATACTCTTCATGTCTTGTTAGACCTCGAAAATGTATATCCGCAAAATGCGCGCACTTAAAAGACAATATTCAACCCTCTCATATTAGCGAACCCGACTTGATAGAACTGATCATACTTTTCAATCTATCCATCTCTGTCCATGGCTTCGCATCCTCTCTATATTTCTCAAATTCACCAATAGGCATTTCACCTACATCGCTAAAGGGTCGAACGTCTGCAACCCTTACACCCACATCAAAAGAATTCAAGAGCTTTGCAATATCCTGAGTTTTCTTTTTTGCATCCGGATCTAATGAAAGCAGTACTGGTGTTCTGTTAGCTACTATACGCTGAAATAAAAAATGTTTTTCTGTTAATGAGCTGCCCAACAAACATGTACAGTTTTGGTTAGCTTTCATCAGATCGAATGGACCCTCTACAATCGTAAGCTCATCATCCCAATCGATGTTTATCTCATTAAAGATTATTTCGCTTCGCTTTACTCGAGGGTTCATGTACTTTCTACCCACATCAGGATCGATTGCTCGAGCAGTGAAGTAATTAAGAGTTCCATCCGAATCGAATGATGGAATAATAATCCTTCGACGAAATCTACCAGAAGATACGGCGCCGAGTCGATAATACCAGAGGTCTCTGTTAGAAAACCCTCGGTTATAAAGATAATTTAAACACGCCTTCAAATCAGGATCTGATCGGTTCGTTAACGTTGCAAGTAAAGAGAAGTTTTCAGGTAAAGCTACAGGAGGGAGTTCATCTTCCTTTTTTTCTGTAACTTTTTTTTCAAAAATGCCCGATGCCGTATTATAATAATTCGGTTTATACTTCTTAAAGAAATAAGCTAACCCTTTACCCCGCAAGCCACAAACCCAGCAGTGGAAAAATTCATTATCGACTCTAAGCGTTAGCTTCTTCTTCGTTTGACTCCCATAAGAAGAACACTTCCCATTCACACAACTCACCGCAACATTCACACCATCTCTATCAAGGATAGAAGTACCGAATGCACGCTGGATCAAATTGACCCTTTTTCTTATTAGATGATCATCACTCATTTTGCACACAAGAAGAAGCTATAATATAGGCATCTGATATATCATAACAGCTATCAGCGAAGAGTACAAGACCCTTTCTTGGTCCTGACTTCATGGTTCGCATAGGCCATTCAAAATTAGCTATTCTTCTTCTTGCGAATTCAAGTACTTGATCTTTCGTACTAGTCTCAGATTTTCTATCTATCTTTAACCCCACAACCTTCCTTGCGTGATTAACATTGATAAAAGACGGAGACATATCGAAAACGTTATAAGACATTAAGCTTACCATTCCGTTGAACCTCGCTAAAGTTACAATGGTTTTAGCGCTAGAAAACCCTGGACGAAATGCTTGCAGGTTCTCTTCTATCGCTATATGCTTAATAGTATAATGCTCTCTTATTTTTTTCAATTGTTGTCTTACACACTCTGCCTTTTGAAATATACAGGGAATCTTTGTAAGCACTATCGCACTAGCATCTACAAACTCACCAGTGTTTTCTTCTAAGATACACCAACCTACATTAGAGGTTGATATATCTAACCCAAGGATATAAGACACTAAAAATCCAGTTTTACTCTTATGACGAACCTGTCGTCGACTCTCTTCACCACAGCTTGAGAGAAATTAGACTTAAGTATTACATTAAGGTTTTCATCTAAAAAGTTAACATTCGTTATGTAAGTAAAATCTGATAATGCATCTGCAGTCAGGCCGGAGGGGGCAAGACTCTGGAAAGTTGGGTTTACTGATAGGTCGAGGTTTCCTTCTTCGGCTGGAACACTCATCCTCAAGTTGTAAATATTCTGTTGACCTGTTAGATCGACCTCAAAGCGATCTCTTCCGAAGCGCGGTATAACTGGTGTCTTTACAACTGCTAAGCCCTCCTCGTACATTAGCGTACCCACAGTCGACCAAGTTGCATGACTGCCTGTAGCGTCGCACCTATAGAGGTTACCTCGGCCATTATCCCGTAATGTAATCTTTACCCTACCAGCAGATCCAGTCACTAAAGGATCACGAAGATAATAGGTGAAGGGATCGATCTTATTACCGTAGAATAGATTGCTAGCATCGAAAAAAGAGACTTCATTCGAAGATGGATCGCGGGTCCTATTATAGATCGTCAATATAGCACCCGCAGGGATAGAGGGGTCGTCAGGCGTAGGGCCAGCCAGTGCTGCGGAAATGGACCCCTCTTTTTCAGCGCCTAAGAGACCTTCCCCAATCGACCCGGTTGGAAGAAGATTATTTAAGCTCACTAAGCTTAACCGCCTTGTCCCTTGATCATCAACAAACAAGCTTAAAGAATTCGAGGAAGTGACCATCTGCTCAAGAAGATTAAAGTTCTGGCTAAACCTTCCGTTATCACATGGAAGAATCGTAAGATTTCTCTTCCTAACACTTCCTGACGAAAACAGGAAATAATTACAACTTTGCCAACCCGTATTCGAATCAATGGTGCTTCCTGATAGGGCGTATAAGCGAGGCCACTCGTTCTTTACAAGCTCTTTCGTAAAATTCTCAAGATTGAGATAGTGACCACCAACGCCAAAAGAAAGTGGAACGTTAAACGGATCGTCAGTCGAGCCTCTTACTGTTTGAAACGGAGTCTGGAATATATCACGAAGACGTGTATCTTTTACAAAGAATGGTGGAACGTAAAATTCTAGTCCATCTAATGAAGCAGTATAAAGGTTCTCAATTCCTTCCACGCTGGACGTTAAAATCTCTCCATCATTTCTATACCGGCTATAGATCTTTAACTCATGGAGCTCAGCTTGTAGTGGGTGATCAAAAGAATATATCTCAGGATTCGGTGGTGCATCGTTTGATTCTCTGTCGACGGTTGGATAAAAATCTTTAATACCGTCAGTATACGCAGCCTGTGGATTGAAGAATTGTGCTACGTATGAATCACTACTAGCACCCCCCCAATCAGGAGAATCATTATTCGGACCAGTATAATAGTTGCCAACGAATAAAGCATCAGGTGCGCCACGCTTACCGCCAGTACCACCCCGTGAAGAATCACCTGGACTATCAGCTGAGGTAGGTAATGATAGATTCGTCGCTTGTAACCAGCTTCCGGATTGGGTTAATCCACTGGCAGTTAAGAACGTATCTTTAATAAGAAATTCACCACGGTTTTCACCGTCAATAAAAAATGATCCAGTAGAATTCTGGTCATTATGACTCCATCGAACACAACAATAGTGCCAATGGTTCCTCTTTAGAGAATTGTTAGATGATGAATAAATCAGATGTCCAGCTTCAGCGCTGTAGTCTGATGTCTCTAATGTGATCTCCGAAGGAGGAATATCTGCACTGTGAGACAACTGCAATAGCAGCCTATACCCATCTACATAACCATTTGCGTCTCGTGAGCTACCCGAAACTAGCGATAGAGCAAAGGAGCTAGACATATGAAAAATTGTTCCAGCCTTAAAATCTCCACCACGAGTAAATGATGTATATCTGGGATTGATATAGAATTCAAAAGAAAATGAACCGGTTGGTCGATATGGAGTCAAGCCATTTATCTGATTATCAACAGAAGCATTACCGCTAGCTGACATTGCTGGATATATCAATACAGAGCTAGAAGGAATTCGAGCAAGTGCGGGACCCATGGGGACAGTACGTTCCTCCCAATACGTTCTTTCTGGCTCATCTGTATTAAAGAAATTAAGCGTGTGGTAATTTGTGAAAGCCCAATTACACGTTGACCCGTATTGTGGTCTATAAAATGGGAATAAAACTTCTTGGATGACCCTTTTTCTTAGAGTATCACTAGTAAATTTAAATGAGGGCTCAAAGCGTAGAATTTCTACTTCTTTTTGTCGCTTGGCAGAAACGCTGGCCGAATTTACAAGTAACATGTACTTGTCTATCTCATCATATGATATAGACGCAGTTGATGCGGAAGATGATATCGCTAAAACAGAGAGGCGATACTCTTCCAAGCTATCTGCAAGGGGAGGCGAATCAGGAGCCGCTTCTTTTGGAACCTCCTTCATACCCATTGCCGCTAATGGGAAAACCTTAACAGCTCCGACAAGCTCACCAGAACCAGAAATAAACTTCCGCTTTGGTTTGGTGAGTATCTTAAAACTGTCAAAGTAATTTTTGTCAAGCCTAAAAAGGGACATTGGTACCCTCGCTAGAAATCCAGCCTTACCCTGACGGTCAGATCCTTTTCATCGTTCTTTTCAATCGGTCTAGAAAGCTTTGCGACAGCCAGTAGGTTGTCGTTTACATCGTACAATCCAACAGTCGTTATAAAACTGAAGGATCGCTGAACGTCTTCCTGGCCCTCGTCAATAACTCTTATTCTGTTATTGGTGTCAGTGTACGTTGGATTTGATGAATAATTGAATTCATCAGCTGTTGCTCTACAGAATATTAACGTTGAGTTAATGTTCGTATTATTCTGGAACGTCGTAGCAGTTAATGATCCAGAACTAAATCGTGCAGTGGCAAAATGCTTGACAATATCATCGATCGATCCTGATGTGAATAAGTCGGGAACAAACTGAGCTTTACTACCTAGATTGGCATCATCAGCGCTCCACCGGGTCATTGTTCCATTACCATGACCTAAGACCATCTTACCACGAGGTACATTCGCATTCGTCGCACCAGCAGTGGCTGTCATACCGTCGATTGTACCACTTGCATATTGAGCAGCGTTTATTGCTCTCGCGACGTTAAGAACGATAGTGCCTGCATCATAAAAGACAAGCCCAATCTTCTTTGTCGTATCACTAGAATCAACCAAGTCTCCGACTTCCCCACCAAAGGTACGTCGACGGTTTGCTGAGGATCCGAAGTCAGTATAAATTTTAACCGAACCAGTAGACGTTTTATTTAAGTTCGGGGATCCCCACCAGGAGTTGGCAATAGATAGAGCAGGAGCATCGGCGCCAGACTGTGCAGAGGGTAATAGATATTGCTCCTGCCCGCAATCTGGAAACTGCGTTTCTGAAGCGGATGCATACATCTTAAGAGCGAAAGTTTCTCGCTTTATCTTATCACGAGTGAATAACCTCTTAAAAGAAAGAAAGACCACAGCATCAGCCAAGTCGGTTGCTGTTGAGCTGCCAAAAGGAGTAGCGAAGGCTGCATCAGCATTCCCCAGCAAGCTGGCCGCGTACTGCTTGTAAATGTCTATTTTTTCTCTCATCATTAACGAGCTTGAAGGGAATAGCATCTTTCCATTTGCATCAAGCCCAGAAGAGCAACTAAGCACCGTTGATCCTGAAACCCAAAGACCACAAGTCATATCCAGTATAGGGTTCGCCGTCTGTAGTGAGAAGTCTTGATCATATACTGTTTGGTATAATGAAGAAGTAACACCGGGACCGATACCACCCGTTACCCACATTTGATAGGTCCTTCTTGTTGCAGACCCAGATATATCTTCCTGGATAACATCTACAAGTTGGTTTAATACAGAACGTGATGTCTTAACGTCTGCTGCTGAAATTTCTTTAAAGGTAGCCACTAATCTTTCCTCACTTCGCTATCGACACGGTCATTTCGGAAACAACACCAGACTGTACACCGATAACCCGCAGTGTGCTTGAAATCTGAGACTTGTTGTCTGCGTCGCCGTAATAAGTAAAAACGCTATCAGATATCGAACGTGTCTTAATATTAAGGGTCAACTTAGATCCACCGATCGCCGTTGTAGAACTATCTCTTGTGACAATGTATGTCGCAATGTCATTCGAGTCAATAGAGTCTGGTGTATTGTCTGTTCCCACCAATTCCAGAAAGCGATAAGGAAGTTTCACCAAGAACGTCTGGTCTCTTAATTCTGGATCTAGCGTATTTTCATCTGTAACTGTTTGCGTAAATGTGATTGTTCGTTGGGAACTTGAGCCAGTCCTCTTAAAAGCCACGGCACCACCAGTAACACCATCACCTGACAAAGTTACGCTGGGTAACTTAACAAGCGTCGGGTTGGAAAGGCTTATTAATTTGTTCTTCAAGGCGTAATTCTGGTTCGTTTGAGCCTCAAAAACCGGTGTATTTTTTTCTATTTTTTCCTTACCAACAGTCCTTCCGAACTTTTGTATTGTTGCATAATCAACTTCATCGTCGCCAAAAGCAAACTTCACTATTGAAAAACTGCCGTCATTTCTCGATAACAATTCCCTACCATAGTCGGTAAGGACGGCATCGACTATAATATTATTCGTACTGTTGTCTAAAAAGCCCATGTGCTTCCTCCACTCCTCAGGGTTTAATTATACATCTCTAAAAACGTAGTAAACATTCACTCACTTATATCTTGCTCTAATGTAGTTTTTTGCTCTACTGGCGTCTCTACTAAAATTGAATCATCAATCGTAACTTCTAACTTCTGGTCAAGCAACCTGTCAGTATTTATGAACTGAAATACGTACTTTGACAAGGGGTCTATAGATGTAGTGCAAAAAGCTGGAATTACTTCCCTTCCATTTTTAAGAAGTGTATAAGCTTCTGGATTAAAGTAAATCTGGCATGCTTTGTGAGAGCTGTCTTTCATCGTATCAACAAAGAAGTTTTGCTTTAAGAACCAATTTGGATACTGCTTAGGGGCCCCAGCATACGACATAAATTCTTTTCTTATCTTATTCTTAGATTTATCAAAACTCACCTTTATTTGGGTAGAGTATTTCGAACTTAACTGCCGGGCATCAACTGCTACAAGAGCATAGATATACGTCGTCGTCTTATTGAATTCACTATCTATATAAAAGGTCGGCATATTCTGAACCGCTTTATCTACACTTGGGTCAATATGCTCTCTGGGATTGGATCTTACCACAGAGTCATCAAAGTCGAAATGCTTGATCAGTGTAAACGGATCATGAATAGACTTTCTCCGGAAAACCTGAATATACTTCACATCACGCTGAGGATTGACTGGTGGTGCCCAAGTAATAACCAGATTCTCTTTGTCATATTCAAAATAAAAATTAATATCGGTCGGTGGATCCGGGCGGCGGTCTTCTTTGGCGGTTATCGAAGTCATCGGAGCTGGCTTCGAAGAAACTAGAAATGTCTTTATAAATGTATTTCCTTCAACATCTGTAGCAGGTACCCTAAATTTGGCGATTGTATATCCAGTATACTCATATGTCTGACCATACGCAATCTGTGAATCATACACTGTTCTTACACGTTGTCCTAGAGCAATGATTGGCGGCATTGGATATCTAACCCCCTTATATACTCTCTTTTTTTGAATCACAAAACCAACAACATCTGCTTCTGCAACAAAGTCTTCAGTTTCAACCTCTTCTAAATCCACATAAGGAATATCAAAAAGATATTCATCATTGCTTAATAGCGCGGGATTATCAGAAATTGCTGTCGATTTTCTTAGTGAAGCCATATAGTCTTCTACTATCTGGGCCATTCCCAGAGAGGTTCCTCTCTGGGCTGATGTTCGTCGCGCATACGGAGCATACGTCGAATTTAGCATCATGAGAGTTGAAGACCTTGACTCCTCCCCAAAAAAATCAGTATACGAAGACTCATCGGCCTCCTCATTTAGCGATGGTGGTAATAAACTCTCGAGTAAATTCGAGTCGACATTACTGGTTTCTGCAATTGTTGTCAAAAGCTCTAAGGGAGTTGCTTCATCAGTCCCCAAAGAATTAAGCCGCATTCTAAGCAGATTTTCTATATTGGTGGGTAACTGAAGATTTCCAGCGCATAATGCAGTAAAATTCAAACCGGCTGCCTCATCTTCGGTAAAGATCTTTCCATTCCGCAAAGCCCATTGAATTTCATCCACTGATGACTTTATAGACGAGTTCTTCGTTGCCAGCATACTCTTCTTTGAATCCTTCAATCCAAAGGTTAATGTTGCATAGCGAGGCTGTCTGGAATTGAGATTCGTAATGTCAACGGTTCCTTTTCGCTTAAATCTAGATGAAAGGTTTCCGTTTACAGCATCATTACCAGACTCATCAACAGTTTCATCTGCAACGAAAAAGTTATATCTAAATACTGCTTTCACATTCTGCATTTCAGGAACATCAAAAATAGGAAGCGGCTGACTTGGGATTGATTCTACACTCATTCTGACGTGGTCTCCTCACTTCCTGTGTCTGGTATAGTTACATATACCCTATAATTAGCCATCTCAACGCCTTGTGATGTTTCCAATCCAATACCTACCTCAGTTTCAGCCTCTGTGAGCTTTTCATTTTTTGCATTCGTCTCAGCAGAGGTTTCGTCTTCTGTTGATATCTCAACCTCAAATGATGTAGGGTCAAATGGAATCGCCACAACCCGCTCAAATATTGTGCCATATTTTAACGAATCTTTCTTTGCAGACGCGTTGGCAACAGTACCATAAGAATTAAGATAAGAATACACAGAGAACGCAACGGGGTCTAGGTCCTTAAACAAATCCATGTTTAGCATTTCAGAGCCCTCAGAATAAAATGTGAAGCCCTCGATCTTCCTATCATCTGTATCAAACGCTATATTACTACCTGATAAAAATGCATTTGCATCTTTATCTACTCCATCCAGCGATGGTAATGATATGGATCCAGTTAGCACATCCCTACGCTGAGATGAGCCATTGGGATAAGCATCTTCGAAAAAGTCTAAATCCAAAAAGAGATCAGAGTACAGTTTAAGCGCGAAATCATTTTTAAGATTATTCACTTGCTCATCGCTATAGGTTTCAGAGGAAAGTCCGGATTCTGCTTGTTCTGTCACAGAGAAATCTTTATCGATACTATCAAAGTTTACGATTATCTCACCCTCTGTGCTGTCATCGATTTGATTGATAAAGAGGTTTCTAGAAAATAAATACTCTTTGTCTTCATACTCTAACTCAGGTCGTGTCAAGTCGACTTTTTCTATTGACACCGAAAAATTATTTCTTGAAGGCGTTGTTATCTCTCTATCAACCTCTTCTAAATCAACAGGATCTTCTTTTGTCATGTCAAGACAACCGGCTGGAATTCCAACCACCATATACTTTAACTTGTCAGGCTCACAAAAATCTTCTTCTTGTAGGATACTTGACATAAATGCCACATTAGAACATACTAAAGCCTTATCTCTAGTGCGAATGTCTTGATAAGTAGAATCAGAAGAATCATAAACCCTAATATAATTTAGAAGCATCTTACACATATCAGTAGATAAAGGAAGCCCCTCTCTAATTCTATCAATGAGGGTCTGTGTCCCCTCTGTCTCTTCGTCTATATCTGCCACAATTACATCAACAATAGCAGAAAATGTGTCCCTTACATTCGAAAAGTAAGAGTCTAAAGACTCTATAAAGCCTGATATAAACTCATAATTTTCATCTAATGCAGAGAAAGTACGAGATAGAGCAGAAGACTGCTCTTCTAAAAGTGTGGCGTCTTGTTCTTCAGAGTCAAGAAATGTCTCCAATGCAGATTTACGATCAGCCACCCCAGCATATTGGAACGTCATATTTAAGCCCGCAATTGAAGTACCAGACTCTGCTGATGAGCTCCATGATGCAGCCATTCTCGGGCCCATAATCTTCAACCCACCACCACTCGAAACTTTGGATACACTAGACGCGATAATATCAGAAGCAGAGCTTTCAAAAACTGACGACATGGCGCCGCTGGTTGAAGTAAGGTCGTCGATATAAAATGATGCAGTTTTCGCGGCCGCTTGAATTATGAAACCATGTAATCGATTAGCGGGAAACTGACTGTAATTCGTCAACTCTAGATCGTCAATGCAGTTATTCCCGAATAAAAACACAGCATCATTTAATAGCTCTAGTAAGCTTAAGAATATTGAGTCAGATGTAGTGGAAAGCGCCATCAGGGCTTCTTTAAAATCATCAACCTTCGCAGTCGTCTTGTCTGATAACTCGTCCTCGGTCGAATTGGTTGTTGTAGATAATTTGGCGCGCATTCCCATCGCGCACAGCTCACAGACCTCTTCCCACGTTAAGTCAAAATATGATTGGAGAGATGAGTTTTCTGATGACTCCCCCTCAGCTAATTCTGTTTTTTGTTTCACAGACATTGGGTCGATTGTCGTTGGGTTCGACCAATCGTCTGGTTTGGGTGTGACAGATATTGTTGATTCAGGCACGCTAAAGAATTGTGTCTTTGAAGTACTGGAGCTCGGTTTCCCTATCAACTGTATGAGAGTTGAATCATTTCGAACCACCCACGAAAGAGCAGCTAAATTTGTTTGCTCTCCCGTTATTGCTACACCCGACACTTGATCCTGCAAAAACGCCAAATATAAAAATAACCACTGCCATGCTTCTGAATCCCTACCAGCTGCACACAGCCAAGCAATTTGTAAAGCATCAGAAACACCGGCTGAGGATGCTGAGGATTCGGGTAACGCCTCCAAACACTTTAGCACTATATTTCTGCAAATCACCTCCAAGACCTCTGATCCTGGTGAGCCATCAAGGCCAAGCATTTCTGTGTCTAGCAAATCCTCGATTGTTGTTTTAGCATCTGTCCACCTTGAAGATATCTCTGAATAAGGTGCTAGTCCTGCCTCTGGTTCTTGTGCGGCATAAATCTTTTTGACTTCATCAGGAGCAGAGTCAGTGCTTTTATAACGAGAGGATGTGATTAACTCAGATTTTTCGAAAGGATAGACTGCAACTTTTTGACCATTCACTACGGAAGGATATAATAATCCATTCATATTAAACGTCCCAAAAGCATCGCTCTCAGACACTCCTTTGGTAAGTGGTTGAAATTTTGAGGTACCTGGATAGACGTTTAGATAAGAACAGAAACCATATCCCTGATATGCTTTGCCTTGTCCTTTAGGGTATATCTCTGCATCTGCATCATCAATATTGTTCTGTTGTTTGTTATAAGACAACAACAGCTCTCTAGAAATTGTCGCCAATAATTGCCGGAGTCCAATCTCACTATCTTCTGGTAGACGATCGTATAACCCCCCAATGGCTGTAGAGAAAGACAAAGACCTTCGTACATAATTCGGGTCTCCTTCCCATTTCACAAGTTTAGAACCAGCCTCGAACTCTCTTGTCGATAATTCAAGTAAGCGTGGCGTACAAGATGTTAATGAATAGCAGTAGTCTCTTATCAGTGTATATAAAACCTCTGTATTCGAAGCCGAAGAAACAGACGCGGAATCAAGCTCAAATGCTGACAATGCCTCTTCATACATTTCTATATTGGTTGCATCAAGTGAATCAAGAAAAGATTGTTGTGCCGCCAAATTTGAAACATGAGCAGCGAGCCAGTCCAATTCTCCTATTAATTCTTCTGATGTATCGATATCTAAAAGGTTCTCTACTCTTAAAGCACGAGCAGCCCTTTTTGCCTTAATCGTATTACCGACAGCTGTCACATTTGATTCTGAATCAAAAACAGGCTTGAAGTCTATCAACGCAAGAATAACTGGTCGCATTGCGGGATTGATCTCTATTGAATTGGCTTCTTTCTCAGCCCTCTTAGTATCAGCCCTTTTCGATGATGCCGCATCACCAGCCTGGTCTGAGGTGGGTGAAGTCTTTTTCTGTCCCTTTTGCGTTTGGTATTTTAAGAGGGCCTGCTTTCTTTTTTCTTGACGAATATTCGCTACTCGTAGTTGTTCCATCTTTTGTACAGATGAACCAGTCTTTGACTTTTGCTTATTTCTTGTTTTTGCGCTTCTTCCCGACCGTCTGCGGTCTTTTCGACTTTTGACTTTCACACCGGGTGTGGATGTATTTCTTGCTCGCTCTTTTTCTTTATTATACGTCGTGGCTTGATTGCCTAATAGAAGCTCAATTAATGATACCACTTCTTCTTTTTCTACGTTTACTAGAGAATCTAGCTTCATATCCGAAATTAAGTCTGGCATCTTATAATCTCACTATCTTTTTAGAAGTCCTGGAGCCACGCTTTAATTGCTTGTCATACTGTTTTGGTTTGATAACAGCAGATCGATATCGGTCCTTAACTTTATAGTCTAATTTAATGGCATGTACTTCATAAAAATAAGAAGTAGAATATCCTCTCGTAAAATGTCTAAACATGAAATTAGCAGACGCAGAATCTGCATGGACAGTCCCCAATAATTGTCTTCCTCCGTCGGTACATGCAAAAATCTGAAAATGATCAATTTGATTCAGATGCCCATAATATGTCCATTTGACTAGTCGATTATCTCCACGATTCTCACTTATCACCTTAAATCCAGGCTTCGACGGAATGGGGATATTCACCTCTACCCTCTTTTGCACATTAGTTCTTCCGGCCAGGAACGGATCCACAGGTTCAATTTTACTGGGAGCATTCATATTATTTTGACGAGAGGTAGATTGTAGCGTACCTCTTCGGAGAGCGAGAGGATTTCGAAATTTACCGATTGCCCTCTTGTATTTTAGAAGAGTGTCGCTATTAACTGTTGATGACGCAAGCTTCGGGAACAATGATTCAGCAGACCTAACAAGAGCTGTCACTCTATACCCATATCTTACTCCTACCTGTAGAGGTGCGACATTCTTTTCAGCTTGAGTCTCAATATTATCTTCAAAAGGGCCCTGCTGATGCACACCAAAAGACTCAACTTCTCCCGTCACGAAATTTTCTCTCTCAACCAAGAAATTTATTAATTCGGCAAAATTACTTCTTTCTTGAAAAAGGTCTTGATCGAAAAGAGTAACTTGATCACCCGTCTGAAGAGCAGACTTTACTTCTTCAAATCCAAAATCTGTAAACGCAGCTTTAAGTTCAAAAGAAATTGCTGGAATTTGATTCTTAACTATGGTAACTGGACGAGGGGCCGTGAGAGAAACTTTATCGTTATCTTCAGTGGAATTCGGAAGCTCCATAAGTGCATCAGTTCCAATAACCTCTTTACCTCTTTTCATTATTGCGATAGGCACATAACGATAATCTCGTCCTAGCTTTACTCGTCTATCGACCCACGATACACTGGCGTCTGAATCACCAACAACATATTGCTGCTGTTGCTCAGGGGTTGAACCCACAAACTCAAATCCAGCAGATTTTCCCGACTGGAAGGATGAGTATGAGTGATAAGTCATATCATACCTTCTGAGCATTACACACACTGCATCTGTGGGTATATCTGAAACTGTTATCCTCACAGACTCGCCATTATTATTAACAGTGGCGACAGCAGATAGTGCTGTTGTTTGCTCAACCTTCATTTCTTTAATAGGCAGTAGTACGGCAGAACCAAAGTCTTCCGCGGACCTCATATTCTCCCCCAAGGCAACGGCCCTATATATAACTGTTCTGCTTGTTGCAAAATCATCTATGAATCGAAGCTCATCATCAGTGCTAAGTAGAGGTGTTTCAATAATCTCAGACCAAGAAGAGCCACCATCTGAGCCACCGGTCTCAGCAGGTCCAGTACGTCGAAAAACGCGGACAGACTTTGCTTTATTGTCTACCTGTCTAACACCGATAGATATCTTTCCAGCTTTTATTATAGATGCTTCGATATGAGGCTCTTTTATAGGCGTAAGATAATCATTTAACAATTTGGAGTGCTGAATGACAGTTCCGATCTCTTCCAGCTTAACCCTCTTATCATTCCTCAGCCTTGCTCGGATGTAATAAGTTGCTAAAGACTTCAACCGTTTTTCAAGAATTGTCACCCTGAATTTTATTTTTTTCTTCTTGGTAAAAATTCGAAACATTGGTAATGGCGCTGTTTTCAATGTGGGAGTAAATAGAAAGCTTTGTGCTTTCTCCCCAACTGCCGATGGAAGACGTGTCACTGAGGTCTTGGCTATCTGAGCAGGGTCCGTTTTTGCTGAAAGGAAAGAATTAGATATACTCTTTAGCGGAATGACAGTTCTTTGTGATATTGTGGTGGCCACAGGCTGCGATGCTAGAGGGGAAGCAATAGGCGATGACCCAATCAGAATTTGTGAAGACGCAAGTGGATTTGATGAAACAGACGCCATCTTTCCAGAAGTCACTCCAGAGACAGAAGAAAATTGCCCTTTTCTACCAGCTGCAAGCCTGGTATTCTTTTGTGATTTTCTTCGTTTTATTAATTTCGCCAAAGAATTACTAACATATTTCGTTAGGTCAACTTTTTTATGACAAATAATCTTCTCTTGTCTGAGCTTTTTCTCCTTCCTTAGATCACGCTCCATGGTTTTTGTTTTTCGAGTAAAAGCTCTACCACTGCTAACTTTCGAAGGCTTTCTATCAAGTATAGGGGTGGGCTTCTTCGGAAGAATATCAATGTCTATAGTCAAGCCATCATTATAGATGCACTTCTCAATATCAACGGCCATTTCTATTTCATATAAAAACATTCGTTGACCATTTTCCCCAGTGACAGCAACAAGACGAGCAGGAAAAGACTCGAATGACATGGTGTCTTTCATCGTTGGGAGTGTAAAAATCATTAATCGAAAACCACAGTAAATAGATTTAAGAAAGTTGATCCACCACCATCATCAGTGAATAGCTTTCCAACAAAGAAGACATGCTTACCAGGACTATATGGGTCTCCGTCTTCAAATTCCCCAAAATCAATCATGCGTAATTTATTTATACTGCCACTACAAACTTCCCATACCTGACATACAAGATTATTGTCATTACTGGTCGCTGGAAATGTTAGGCTGATTGGCGGCCCAACACCTGTTTCACCGCTTGGGTCATTAGCGCCAAGTTCGGTCTCAAGATCAGTAAATGTATGCGGAGCCGGTTGCTGAAGCTTGGGGTAAGTACGTAACTCTTTCTTAGAAATTTTGTTAACGGGTGGCTTAAATTGGTAATTTGGAACATGTGTTAATTTCTTATCTTGCCACAAGCTCTCAATATTAGAAAGACTTATCTGTGTTGGAACTCCAGGAGAAATAGGTAGATTTGTAGTAACTAAAAATTCTCCGGTATTTTGGCTTAATTCAAATCCTGTGCTGTCAGTAAGGACCTCTTCCGTCCGTAAAGGCTGCATAGCAGCAAATGACTCTATACAGTCACTAATCGCAGCGGAGGCAGATGTGATTAAAGACTCTCCTGTTAAGCTGGCGTTCGAAGAACCGGTCACGATCTTGAGTTGACCATTGACCATATCAAAATCACCAGCAGGGTAAATAATCCCACCATCATCATCAAATTCAGGTATTACTAGATCCTGCGGTCGATTGGCAGCTTCAAAAAATACTCGATTAACAGCGTCTGATGCTATATCTGGATCTTCTAGAGAAGACTCATAGAATGTAGCGTAATCTGAAAAGATTGCGAATGCAAAATTAAGCTCACCCTTCGCCATCTGTTCCCTTCCCATCGTGGTAAGGAACGAATCCATAAAGCGTGTTTTCTTATCTAATATGCCAGCCATGGGTATAAGTATTACCCTCTTGAATCATCTGCGTCGGTTGTTTCCTCATTATCAATTTCAGCAGACAATTGTCTAAATCGAGATAAGCGCATCGAAGGTCTCTGGCCTGGTTGTCTTCTTATGGCATCCATTCTAGTGGGCTCAGAGATATCCCCATTAGCTATTTGCTCACGCTGAGAGGTCGAGGGTTCTTCTTCTTTTTTCTTACCCTCTTCTTCTTTTTTCTTACCCTCTTCTTCTTTTTTCTTATTTTGGGTAAATTGTGTATAATAGGCACTCATCTCCTTCCATCGTGCAATTTCTTGGTCATAAACCCTTGTATTCTCAATAGTGGTTGACCAAACGCTTTTTACGAGGCCTGGAACTTGTTGAAGCAAAGAAAGTAATTCTTCGATCATATCCAATTCTTGCTGTGATGCTAATTGCTCAAGTCTATCTAATGCGTCGTTAATACTTTCCGCGACGGTTTGCGCATGAAAATTACCATCCAAAAGTCTATCCGTCACCTCTCGGCGACGCTCGACTAAATCAGCTATTTTTTTGTCAAGCATATCAGCAAACTCGTTATCTTGCATATCTCACTCCTTTTGACTTATCTAGACACCAATATTATACAAATGTTTCACAACATATAAAAAAGGGGGCCGTCAAAGACGGCCCCCAGAAAATAGGTCAACACCCATGAAACTCATGAGTTTATACTAGTTTCACGAACGGTCGATAACCATAACCATATCACCAATCTTCAGACCAAATTGGAACTGAATGGTGTTATTAGCTGTGATTTGATAATCGTTCGTCTTACCAATGGAAGATGAAACGAGTAACTGACCGTTTACATACGTCTGTACTTTCTGAATTCCGCAAGTAGTCACCAGGTTAGCATTATCACCAGCCTGCTTAGCAACTGTAACGTTTCCGCCGGCAGCCACATCAGCAACGATTGAACCGGTGAAGACCGTAGCGGTAGCACCAGAAACCTGACTTGCAAGAGTGTTAATAGCACCAATGACTGTAGTACCAGCATTCATTCCACTGTTAGCACGGAATGTGGCATACTCAGCGTGGTCTGCAAAGAGAATACCCTTGTTACCAACACCAGAAGTCATCGATCCATCAGCAGCGAAAGTAATCGCGTTAACACCAGAGCCGGAGAAAATCAGAGCATCACCACTAAGGTGGCAACCACCAGCAGGCGCCTGAAGAGACAGAGCGTTGCTGTTAGGTGTTGTTATGTTGACAGCAGTACCGTTCTCAGCAACCATGGAGATCTTAGAGTCAGCAGCAGTAGTGTGCGGAGTGACAAAAAGCTCAGCTTGTCCACCAGTACCAGCATTAATCGATTTTCCAGGATCAGCATGGATTTGAACACCACCACCACCAAGGATCTCAACAGAATTAGCAGCAGTACCACTAGAGATCAATGAAACTCTGTTTGTGCCGCCACCAGTTGCGCGGATTTCCCAACCCTTCGCCGCGGTAGAGAGATCAAGTCTAGAGTTATCATCTGCATTGACAGCAACACCACCAAGGGAGTCGATAAGAACACCAGTTGCGCCTGCATCAAGCTCAATAGCGAGAGCGTTAACGTCAACCTTGGTATTAGCATCAGCACCAAGTGTCAATGTACCGGTACCGTGTGGGAGAACGTTAATAGCGTTATTCCCAGCAGATGTAGTAACATCCACAGCACCACCCGCAGCGCCGATATCAATACCACCAGAGGACGTGACAGCTACCGCATCAGCATCAGTACTAGCAGCATCTACTACAACCTTGCTAGCAGCATCAAGCTCAATGACAAGAGCATTAACATCAACTTTCGCAGAAGCAGCATTACCGATAACAATATCCTTAGCAGCGGCTTCGACACCAATATTGATGTCATTTGCTGCGCCAGAAGAGTCTAGCGTAACGAGTCCGGTACCACCGAGTGTAGTAACACCGCCTGGTGTGATTACAAACGAAGTCATGCCAGTTTCAGAAACAGCGCCTGCACCGTCGAAATCGAGGGTTGCAGTATCATCACCATATATGGAAGCGCCTGCGCCCTTAATGGTCATTGTGGTTCCAGCAAGAATGTCAACAGCAGCAGCAGCGTCAACGTCGATACCACCAGCAGAAGCGCTGATATCGATAGCGTCTGTACCTGTACCAGCAGAATCAAGCTGAAGTTTCTGAGCTCCACCGCCGGCAACAGCAAGGGTAAGATCCTTAGCTGCAGTTGTAACAGTGAAGTTTGAATCATCAGTTGCGTCTAATGATAGTGTAGATGCATCCCATGAACCTGCGCCAGAGTTAAGATCAAGAGCAGCACTCGTCGTAACATCAACTTCAGCAGCGTTACCAACGATGCTCACACCAGCAGCACCGTCAAGCGTTAAAGCGCCAGCAGAAGTGGTGAAGTTAGAAGCAGCACCAGCGTCTAAAGACATTCCAGTAGTAGAATCTAGAGTGGTTGTCGTGGTAGAGTTAAGAACAATACTTCCAGCAGAATCAAGTTCAATCGCGAGGGCGTTAAGATCAACTTTCGTTGAAGCATCGTCACCGATTGTGATTGTTTTAGCCTGGTTGATAGTACCAATATTGATATCTGACGTGTTTGCGTCAATACCGATATCGATTACTTCGGATGAACCGATTTGAAGACCAGGACCTTTATCAATGATGAAAGACTCTTGACCGCTACCGAGAGCTAATTTCTTACCGTCGGCAACAAAAATGTCACCCCATTCTGCGCCCGTAGAACCAAGATCGAAACCACCAATAGTACTTGGTGTTAACGTTTGTGAGAAGACACCTGCTGTCTGATTAGAGAACCAATCACCCCCGTGAATACGGCGGATAGCAGCTGCCATATAAGATAACGACTCACCAAGATCCGCTGAGGCAATAGAGCCTGTTTGCGCTTTCTGTGCGGTTGAATCGTTAATTTGACCAGCACCGATACCGAATGAACCGGTCATCTGTAATAGTCTTAATTGTGTATTAGAAGCCATAAAAATTTTCCTTGTTTTATAGTTGTTAAAAACTAAGAAACTTTACATACAAACAAAGCGACTGACGAAACTAATGACTAACACACTTAAATATAAAGCAAAAATCTATTTTATGACGCTTTTTAGATTTTTTAGAGCAGCGTCGAAGCGAGAGAATTCAGTGTTAACGTACTGTACAGCCAATTTTTGGCACTCATCCTTCCCTAAAAAAGTGAAAGAATATCTACCGGGCCTCTTTTCTGCCAATATAAGTTGCCGTCCCTTGATAATGAGATATGCAGCAATACCAAGGTCTGACGTCTCATACAGGTCGTTTTGATTATCTTTCATTGAAATCCACGCTTCAGCAATTATAGATGTAACTATGGAGATTGTTAGCAAACAACCTAACTTGCAGAAAAGACAATTACGTCAAGAATATCATCAATCTGTACTCTAAAAGAGAACTTTAGGGATGTTGCAGAGCTAACATAATAGTCTCTTGATCCAGCATTCACCTGTGCTACAGAGCCAGAATGTACAAGTTGACCGTTCAAAAATATGTCAATTTTATCAGGATCATAAGATGCAGAGGAAAAGTCTGATGATGATACTGAAACGGCATCGCCAGGATCGACATCAGAACTAATAAAATAAACATCCTTTGATCTATTGTCGCCAGCTGCTGAGCTGGCAATCGAAACTGATCCATTTGAGCCAGAAGTGATTGTTATATTCGAACCAGCTCTTAGGTATGAAGTCCCATCTGAAAGCTGCGTTAGAGAGCCTGTTATGCCGTTCTTGACAACTAGTGAACCAGATGCAAGTACATCACCTCCGAAAACAGATGAACCTCCTGATGATGTTCCAATGCTACCAATACTTCCAGATACAAAGAAGCTGGTGTCACTAAAACTAGCTGGATCCGGATCTGCGGTGGCGCCACCAGACAAAATTAATACCTGTGTATTGGCACCTGATTCTGTCATTCTTATAAGATCGACACCACCAGCTTGAATGTTTATATCATCTGGCTGAAACCGAATAAAGGTATTGGCATCATTTTTGTGGTAGATGTATTCTCCCACGTCCATATTTCCGCCAACAGAAAGCTTGTAAGAAGGAGTGTCAGATCCAATACCGACTTTACCATCTGACGTAATGGTAAACATGCTACCAACACCTGCTTGACCCCTATTAACAGATAGCGTTCCAGACACTACAACATCGCCACCAAAAACAGAGGTGCCCCTTCTTGAAGTGTCTCGAGAATCAATAGAACCTGACACAAAGAAATTAGTGTCACTGAACGCTCTTGGGTCAGGGTCTGCTGCTGACGAGCCGTGGCCGGAAGTGTCAGAAAGACTTCCAGAAAATAGAAGCACTTGGTCTGTTTCACCGTCTACCTGTAAGGCGCTACTTTTATTTTGAGTTTCTACCCTAAAGTTTTTATCGACACCACTCTGGTTTACCACCACTGTTCCGTTAAGATTTACGTCACCCTGGACATCTAAAAGAGATCCGTTCCACGTAAAGTCAGCGTCGGATGTTAGCGTATCTGAATCTGACCAGGTGGCAATTCTGTTTGCTGCTCCAGAACCATCGATACCCCCGGTCGAAGAAATTGTAATGGCCCCTGAAGAACCTGTTACTATTGTCGTATTGCTTCCAGCAATCAAATAACTGCTTCCGTCTTGTAGCTTCGTTAATGACCCAGACAATGCAGGAGCGGAGACTGTTCCTGAAAATACCGAGCCAGTAAGAGCAGCGAAAACAGAGTCTAGTACTTTCACAGTATAGGCATTACCTGCTCCACCATCAGTACCAGATAATCCTGTACCAGGTGTAAATGCCCTTTCATTCGTAAGTGAGCCTGTTGGGGTTAGTACAAGATATTCTGCTGCTGCATCTCCTCCAGCTGTATTTGTGATGACAGCATCAATCATATCTCCCACATATATGAATGCCCTAGCAAAAAGAGGCACATTTGAAGAATCATAGTCTTGAACAAACAGAATACCGTTGAAGGTATCCAGCTGCCAGTCGATTTCACTCTCTAAAGGAATCTCTTGTGTAGGATCAGTGGGATCTCCCTTATACAATTTAATTGTGTATGGGTTTGGGCTATCATTCGAAAAAACAGGGGGGATAATCTGGAGTCCGCCGATCGTCGTATAAACGTCCATCCCATTGTCGAATATACCATTACCCTTCTTCGGATTGGGCGAAAGACTTTCGTAGTTTCCAGTCAATATTAATTTATAACCGTGAGGTCCAGTTGTAGATGGTTCGGGCCCAGCTCCTGTATCTACAGAATTCGCATCATAACTTGTTCCACTTATAGATTCAATGTTAAACTGTACGTACTCGACAGTCGCCGGATCACCAAGACTACCACTCTGCATGAGATATAAAGTTCGGGCAGGGGACGTTGGAATCTTCTGACCGAATGTAGTTGCAGCGGCCGGCTGGATATTCGACCCAATTACTTCTTGTGCATCAGACTTTAGAACACTAGTTTGCGCTTTGTTCAGAAGTTTTTTCTGAGCAAATAATGTAGCAGTAGTAAGACTCTTCCCAGCCATTTTTATGTGCTCCACTGAACGCGGATTGTGTCCAGATTACCTGTCCAATCATCATCTGCGTTTATTCTAATTAATACAAAGTCTGACGCGGCGGCTGGAACCGAAGCGCCACCAGTGCCGTTTGATGTTTCACCCTGAAAAGAGCAAAGGGTTTGGGCACCATTCGCGTTTATTGTTTGACCCGGGGTGCCCTTTAAGCAGCCATTCCCATCGACGTTATATGTACCCGCACCCGAACCTGCTTTCGCTAAATCAAGCCAAGCGGTCTTACCGGGAATCTTAACGTCGACGTGAATCATATTATTTGTACCAAGAGAGCCAGAAGCAAATCCACCGCTCCTTGGAATAATTTCAGCACTCCCAGTGAATTGGAGCATCACTTGTGCAACATCTGAGCTTGTATCATTTCTAAAAGCCCTATAATAAGTTCTAGTTGCTTTTGTCAGACTGCTGTAATTCATATTTCCGTATGGCCCCTGATATGAGCCACCATCTGCAACATTTCTGAAGTCTCCAGAATTTCCTTGTGCCTTGGGAGAATACAACTTCCCATCGAATATCAACAAGCCGTCATCATAGTTTGAGACGGTATTCATGTCATTCTGAGAATTCCAGACATTGGCAGCATCTGTTATGTCGGCTTTCGTGCTATAAGAAGCAGATATCAACCTGTAAAGCTCTCCGCTGAAATTCTCGGTTATATTTCTAGTCGAGGAATCACTAGCAGAATAAATCAAGAATGTACTTTTACTTTGCTCGGACGATAATAAATTTGACTTTTGTGGATGATAAACCCTAAACTTCGCAGTCACAGAATCTGCATCAGCTGGAAGAGAATTCGTAAGAGTGCAACCGAATGATGCTGTTACAAGAAGGTCGTTTGATTGACCTTCTGAAACAGACGTATCAAGAGCAGGCAGCGGTACCGTACTATCACTATTGTGAGTTGTATAAGTGTACCCGCTTCCACTAAAGATTACTTGAGATATTGAAACATTCGACATTCCTGTCACAGAAAATGCATTATTCAATTTCGAGTATATGTTAGAATGAGAACCACTGACCGCTGCCTTGAGGCTACCAGTTACAGTAGAAGCTGAATTATCAAAATATCGAACACCAGAAAGATAGAATATAGAGCTTCCACCGAAATCATCAAATCCAATATTGGAGAATGACATTGCCGTTGTGTACGGATCATTTACCCACTCAACGTAAGTCGTAGTCCTATCAACACCGGCCAGAGTATGGATTGCTCGAACGTAATTCCATCCGTCTCTTTGATCGGCCGCAGCTACATTGAACTTCGCAGTCCTAAAATAGTAATTAAAGTTGGGGAAGTTATTTGAACCGGTCCGCGGTTGGGTGGTTGATACATTCGTAAATCCTGTACCACTTGCGTTGACTACGCTAGTGGCTCCCGAGCCTGGATACCCTGAGCCGGCCAGGGCAGACAAATCAATCTCTGCAGCTGCTATTTCACTTCCATTAACCTCAAGTTTTAACGTGCCGCAATTTCCTTCGCCAAAACCACCGGTCGAAGTGTTTGTATTTAGTGGGCCATCTATTGCTGTTGTTTTAGCAAATATTCCAAGCCTACGAGCGTTAGGGTCTCCGTCGTTATATTCTGCGTTAACATTGACTGCGCTTCCTACACCGGCGCCAGAACCTACATCGGCAAACCCGGGAATCGCTTTGCTTGAACCAAAGCTTAACTTTGCGTCTTCGCCGTCATCAGTCGATGAGATTGTAGATAAGTTAGAAGCATCAGTTGCATCTGAATTAGCAAAGTTAACAGTTATGTCGGAAATATTCCCCGTCCACGACGCATCTGCCAAAATCTTAAGCATAAGATAATCATTGTTTCTGATATGCTTCACGCCAAAAGTGCAATATAGCGTTGCTGGAACGCTGGTATCATTTGTGTATACCCTACACCCAGAATCATCGACATAAGATGCAGAAGTAAACAAAGTAGAACAGTCTAACCATCCAGTCGTATTTGAAGTGCCGGTTCCATCATCAGGAAGTCTTGAAAATATCTTTATGGTATTCGCGCCAAGTGCTCCGCCGGCAGTGGTGATGTTTGTGGATCCAGCTAATGCTATTGTATATGAATCTCTATTCGCACCTTCCGTATTCCGGAATTTTCTATAAAATGTTCTTGTACCGGAATTTATACCACTATAATTTGGATTACCAGAAGGTGCAAAAGCCAAAGAACCACCATCGGTGGAATTTCTAAAGTCTCCACTTAATAATCCTTCATCAGGTGCAACCAACTTATTATTATAGACCAGCAAGCCATTGGCATGCCCACCCGAACCAGACATATGAATTGAGCTATCCCAATCAAGAGATCCCCCAGTAACATCTGTCTGATTTGCGAAACTTCCACTTTGTGCTCTATAGGTCTCACCAGTAAACGTTTCATTTGTTACAGTGGCTGTTTCTGTAACGTTCCATAGCAAAAATCCTGAAGCAGAAGTTGAGCCGCCGTCTGTTAAATTTGCCTTCAGCGGATGAGTGACTGTCACAGCTGCCGATACTGACCCATTCAACATAGTCTCATCTGTGATCGTAGCAGAGCCTGTTAACGAAAGAACCTTTTCAGAATTTTCGCCGGCTCCGGTGTTGATTGTGGGCTTTGCAATATTAGCAATACTGAGATTTGTGGTGGTAAATGTAATCGCATTTGAGTCGTAACATGTCTTATATGCATTGCTCACGTCAACACGATACTCTGCTGTACCAGACCTAAAGAATGAAACTCCTGATAGTTGCTTAAGGCCGCCGGCATCGACTGCTGTAATCTGGTTATTGCTGGCAGCTAATGCACTAGAATTAGAATCATTTACCCACTCAACGTAATTTGTTAATGAAGATGTAATATTGTTTACAACACGCGTAACCCTAGAATAATTCCACCCATTTCGTTGGTCCCCAGTTCCTACCTGCCAATCACCTGTTCGATGTTTGAATGTATTGAATGAAGACCCATCCTGTTGTTTTGCTGATCCTGTCTGAGAAAGATTGATAAACCCAGAGCCATTAGACCCAGTACTAATAAATGTACCGCTTCCAGGGTTACCACTACCCACAGAAGTGCTAGATAAAGAAGCTGTATGGATAACTGTACCGTTAACTTCAAGTTGTATTATACCTACATCTGCATCACCAAATGAATATTGAGGATAATTGAGCTGATTATTGGCATAACGATTTTCTGGAACGTCGGAATTTAGAGTACCATCCATTACTGTGGCACCGGTAAAAATTGCTCTCCTTAGATTGCCGCTATTTGTCGCAACTTCGTATAGCCCATTTACATCAACTGCTATTCCGTAACCCGCTGATGAGCCAACGTCAGTATATCCAGAAGCTGCTGCACTTGAACCGAAAGAAAGATATGCAGCTGTACCTGTATCGCTTGAGTCAACATTATCGAGAGCAGGAGCGGGTGATGGAGCAAGATCAAGTAAAACTTCGTTGAACCTATCTACAGCTGTTCCAATAGCCGTACCATAAGCAAAGTCTGTAAATAAGCCGTCCCCATAAGTGCCATCTTCGGCAATCCCAATGACAGGTTTAATCGTAACTTGTCCGCCACCATCATTCGTCACTAAGCTTGAAGTAAATACGAACTTTGAGACTCCAGAGACGGTATCACTGCCAGCTTGGGAAACGCTTACGGTACCTCCTCCAGTATTCGAAGAAGATATCACCAGTTGCCCAGATGACGATGTAGTGACACTAACACTTCCCGTCCCTATAAGATATGGTGTAGAACCGTCGCTAAGCATCTGAAGGGAGCCTGTTAACCCTGTCTTGAATATTGCACTACTCTCAACGCCCAATGTTCCTGTCACGCCTACATTTCCGCTAAACTGAGAGCCGGTTAATGTCGCGACGATCGAATCTTTAACAGAAAATACATCGCTAGTAAGTTTCAGTCCTGTTCCAGCTGTGTAGGTACGACCTTGACTTGCGCTAACAATAACTTGGCCACTTGACGCAGTGGATACACTCACTGCACCTGTGCCTATGAGATATCTCGTGGAGCCATTGCTTAGCATCTGAAGGGAGCCTGTTAACCCTGTCCGGAATACCGCGTTACCCTCTACCTCTAAAGACCCAGTAACACCAATATTTCCACTAAACTGGGAGCCGGTTAGAGTTGCGACAATCGAATCTTTAACGGAAAATACATCTTCCGATAGCCTTATACCGGTACCAGGAGAATAAATCTTTCCAGCACTAGAGCTAACCACTACCTGACCGGCTGAGGAGGTTGAAACATTCACTGATCCGGTTCCAACTATGTACCGAGTTGTACCGTCGTTAAGCATTTGGAGAGAACCTGTAAATGCAGGTGCTGTTACGGCTCCACTAAAAACCGACCCTGTAAGTGTGGCAACAATGGAGTCAAGAATATCTAGAGTATATGCGCCAGCTGCGCCACCATCGGTTCCTTTTAAGCCAGTCCCAGGTGTCATTACCCGCTCTGCTGTTAGAGAGCCCGTTGGAGTAAGAACTAAATACTCTGCCCTTTTATCGCTGTTACCTCCACCGGGCGAACCTCCAGCAATAGTATATGATATTAACACGCTACCGTTTGATTGGGTAACTATCTCAATTTGGTTTCCAGCCCTTAGATATGATGATCCATCTATGAGTTTCGTCAAAGACCCAGATAGATTTAGTGCGGTAGTCTTGCCGGCAAGAGATGTCCACCCACGAAAAATTGAATTCTTCTCAACTTCCAAAGATCCTGTTATGCCAATATCACCACTAAATTGTGAGCCAGTCAAGCAAGCCACAACTGAATTATCGATAATAACATTTTGAGCCGCTGAACCATCAAACGTAAATGCCTTGATTCCGACCCCTTGTGATAGAGAATTTGGGACTTTCTGTACGTTCAGATTTCCAGACCCATCAGTACTGATTGTATTACTATCAATCTTGATCGCAATTTCAGCAGGGTTGGTATTTCCGTTGAATGTTATGTCAATTCCTGTTCCCTCATTCATTATAGCAGTACGATCAACTAAATCGACCAGCGTTCCCACGAGCTGTTTCGTGATTGTAGTTCCACCATTTGACAAAATTGCATACGATGCTCTATCACCCGATTGTGCTAAACTAGTAGAATCTATTGCAACTGTCGCATTTCCAGTTCCATCATAAGAGAACGTACCAATACCAGAACCCTGACTAAGTGTACCACCGGTGCCAAGAGAGGAAGCAATCGTGATTTGTCCTGTCGTAGGTGTATCATAAGATATTGTAACATTGCTACCAGCGACAAGGTACGGTACTCCACTGGAGACCTCATCATGAACTGCTAGAATTGTACCAAATGTATTTGTTCCTGTGAATGTATTGTTCCCGGAAAATGTGTTTGTACCCGTAAAGGTATCATTACCAGAGTGAGTATCATTACCAGAAAACGTATTGTTCCCCACAAAAGCGTTACTAGATGCTAGCATCGGGACTGTGGTTGTGTCGATACCAATCGTGGCTGTGCCAGAACCATCATATGAAAAATTCGCAATACCAGTTGTTTCTGAAAGTGCGTTGGGAACCTTTGCGACGCTTATACCACTCCCACCAACGCTTAACGTTGTACCATCTAAGTTTATTGAAATCCCAGCTACGGCGAGATCTAAACTAGCATCAGCTAGCTTAATTTTTAGTGCATCACTACTGACCTCTAATCCGCCTCCAGAACCCGTCGCAACAAGGATCCTATCTGTAGTCGAACCGTCCCACGTGCTATTTCCAGACTGTAGTTGTAGAGGTGCGCCTATCGTTAATGCGCTCACAGAGCCGCCACCACCAAGAGCTAGAAGCGTTGCAACAGTACATTTTCTCGGAAAACCTGATACCCCACTCGTTACGTCTCCAAACATTATTAGATCAGATGTTGTCGGAGTGACACTGGACAGATTATCAAAATCGACCCTTATTCCAGCTGATGAGATTACGTTGACACCTCCGTTACTAACAAAATCCGGTGTCAGTGTTACAGCGGCAGAACCGTCATATGTAGTTCCTGAGTCTAATTGCAATCCATTTCCAATTGTCAACGGATTGTTAGAAAATCCAGATGCGCCGATCGTAATCTGTCCATCTGAGCCCGTGGCAATAGTGATATTTGACCCTTCTTTTAGATATGAAGAGCCATCTGCTAAGTTTGTCAGAGAACCTGTCAGGGCAATCGATTTCACAAGCTGTGTGTTAATCGTGGGTGCGCCGAGTGACTCGCTTGCAGTAACATACGTATTACTAGCGACAAATGATGAAGCGTTAATATTACCGTATACGATCAGTGACTTGTCGAATTCAGTATCTGCGGATGACTCGCCAGGAAGGCCAACTTGAAATGCTTGAGGCGTGATGATCTTAACGATGTCATCATTACGTTGCGATCGTATTACAAGAAAATCAGTTTTTCTTATGTCTGTTCTGTCTTGATCGGCCATTCATCTCTCGCCACCCTCTTGAATCAGCCCAGTGAGCTAAGGAACGGCGAGGCCGTAAATGATTGTACAAGAGGACTAATAGTTACTGTCTGTCTACTAAATAGGAAGGTCCGTGATGTTTCACCCTCTTTGTAAGGAACAGAAGATGTCATTTCGCTACTAACGTTCAAGCAAGACGTCTCCCTGGGGTCGCTAAGTGGGAGCCCATCCCCGTCTACGAAAATACATGATACGGCCGGTTCTTGCAAGCCTGCTGGAGTGTGTTCGTCTCCAGTATCATAAAATCTCGAGTACTGCCTCTGCTCAAGCATATCCCTGAATTGTCCGAACCTATCATACCTAAACACTGCAGAAGTTGACTGCTTTCTAAAATTAATAAGGCCGTACTTCCATCCCGATGGATGATCCAATTGTGCTTTTGGAGCCCAGTTGGTGAAACCAATCTGTGTTGTGTCTGTGTTTGGAAACAGTCGGCCGACTGTTGGAAGCGGACGATCACCCCACTCTGTTTTCCAGAAACCAAATATAGAAGCCATGACAATGTTTAGCTGACCAGCTGGATTATCAACTTTTTTCGCGCCGGACCATGCCTGAGTGTTGCCCTTGGGCTTTGCCCAGCTTATTGCCTCAAACATACGATCATTGACCCCATCCGCTATTCTGATTGATGTTACGAGAGCCTGAGAGCCTGTAGGGAACGTTCGACCGGAATTTGATAATTTCGCCAATGCACTCTTCCAAGCCAGCGCGTTCTGATAGTTGTCTTTTGGAACAAATACAGACGCTCGTGAACCAGATGTATTCAGCCCTTCGGTCGTTACGATTGCTCTTTTAAGTGTACTATACCTTTCCTCGAATGGAAATGATGGTAAATAATAGGGGTTTGGCCACATTGGACGTTCGTCGAGCTCCTCGTTAGGAGTCGCCTCCGTGCCTCCATTCCAGGGTGTGGACCAAGTGTAGACCCATGATGTAGTACCAAGATTAAACGAGAGAGTTTTATCCGTTTGGGCCGAATCGAAGGCTTCGGGAGAGGGTCCCGAGATTTGAGGCCCGGATACACCCCCTGACATCAATAAGTCTATATCCCACATCCGGGATGGGTTGGGAGGGAATGAATCATAGTAATATTCACTATCATCAGACAATCGAACAAAGCGCTGGATCGACCCAGAAATTCCCATGCTTATCGAAGTTGAAGGAGCCTTTGGCCAGTATGGTGTAGTGCCGGCATCTCCGGCGATTCCATCAGCATCAGGTAGACCAAGGCCGAACCATGTCTTTTGATTATCCCTGGCATTAGGTCTATAAACACGTCTGGTATATTCTCCATATACAGAATAGGGACCACCAAGCGGTACGTAAGATGGTGAAAGGCGCGAAAAGGGAGATCGAATTAGAAGATTAATGCCTTCCGTAAATTGGGGAAGTGCCATATCATATCTATTTCTCTGAGTATATTGGATATTACCCGTAATATGATGTGCAATATAGCTTCCTGTGTAAGCATACGTTGGCTCAATCTGGAACTGGTCAGTTACAGGGGCGCCCATAATAGCTTGATGTACAACATTTGTACGCTGGGGTGGGACCGTTGAATCAGGTGGTAGGTGCTTTTTATTTCTAAGAAGAGTACCATAAAGAACGAGCTTAGCATTTCGTGACTTCTTCAGTGTAAATGAACTCCTTGGCTCATAAACAGTCTCCATATTTGCGTTATTTATGCTTACCTTCTTGGCATTACGTGTTATTACCTTGTTGGGTCCACGACGAAGGTGATACCCACCTTGACCACGAGAATCTACTTTTTCAGATCGGGCGGAGTCTAGAGCATAGTTCCACTCAGGATTGTAAGCAGATCCAGTTGGTATCCCTTGTCTATCATAAACCCCATCCCTCCAAGGACCGTATGGGTTAACGTTCGGGTTCATAGGTATTGTATTATTTCCACGATTGCCGCCCTGGAGAGACGGCTGGAACCCCAATACAATCTCATCACCGGGCATCAAGAGATATAGGCTTGTCTTTGGTTTGTCTAAGTAAAGTGACGCGGAGGTAATAGGCGCATACGCACGGCTCCATTCAACTGGGGATAGGCCAAGCTCCTTTTGTTGTTGCTCTTGATTGTAGGAGCCCACTCCCACCTGATTAACTCTACCAGCCAATACCCCTTCAGCTTCAACCATTCCAAATGGATTGTTCCAGTTCGCATTCGCGCTATACCCAGCTCTGAATAGTCCAGGTCCCGGGGCCCACTGTGGTACGTTGGACTCAAGCATCTCGCGGCGGGTTCCAGATATTTGGTAAGTCGTTATTGGCCTATTTGCAGCCATTGCAGCCACGTAGCGTCTACCTGATGTTAATTGTGGAGGGTTACCAACCAGATGTTGCCACTCGCTCGCTTGAGTGTCACCAATATAGCCACCCTCAATAGCATAAGCACGCCACCAAATTCTATCATTCGCAAACCGAGAATTCTCCCCATGCTCTCTTGTCGTATGATTCACCTCATAGTCGGCTGCGCCCGCCATGGCTCCTGTGCCAACCAGATACTGCCTCTTTGCTGGGGCAGTGTGAACGAATAAAGCAGAGGAATCGCCAGCTGATATAGGCTGTGATTTAATATCTGAAACGATCCTAAATTTTCCAGCGTTTAATAGTCTGCGCTCTTTGAACGTTGCACGAAGCTTATGGTCCCCGTTAAATCGACCAGCCAGATCTCCGGGTGGGAATACTGTACTTGCAGTTAGAATTGTGAAACCTGCCTCGCCGCCATTAACGTCTGTCCGAGAGTGCTTCATTTTCCAAGTAACTTCAATATCAAGATCTCTAGAAAGACCTGCATCTAACCAATTAGATAATTTGACGGGAGCACTGGAAGTTATATATCTATCTGTTCGGCGATAGGCAGGGACGTTGATATCGCACCATCCTCCAATACCGCCACGAGCCCAGTTGCGCCCAGGATTGTGGAACGACCCAAAGATGGCTAAATCAGGATGTGTTCCACTTGGCACCGGGGTCGTAGGTGAACTAATAAGACTAAATCCTGATCTTGTGATAGCTGTCCCATGCCAGGGTTGAGACGCTGAGGAAACCATGGACCCAATATAGTCTGATCCTGTAGGAGAGTGGCCGCCTACTGCATACCAGGGATATGTCAGCATTGTTGATGGGCGGCCTTGGACTGCCAGGGTTGTCCAGTCACCGTTTGTTTCTCCCTTTCTATACCTTGGTCCAGAGACCAATCCAATGGGGGCAGAATCCATTGCAGAATTGTAATGCGTTCCGCACTGATAGCGCCAATCAATTTGCATGTAGTTTAATTTTCCACCACACCACGAACCAGATTGAACCTCCCCATCGGATTGAACATTCGGTAAAGAAATTGGTACACTTGCCGGGGGTACTCCCTTCATATACTTAACATCGTTACCGCCAGTCTTACCGGCGTTAGTCTGGCTATTTCCAATCAAAGGCATTGGGAAGCCTTGCCACCTGCCTCCACCGCCATTGGTCATCAAGTTGGTTGAGGTATCGACCACCCGGTCTGCGAAACCGCAATAGACAGGATTTTCAAACCATTGCTCCCACCTAAATTGCCTCATAAAAGGCTTGCCCGTTTTGTAGGGAGTAATATACGCATCGCTACTTACGCCAGCATCACCGACCGCGTCATATTCACTAAATCTCCAAAAAAGACCGTTACCTGAACCAGCACCAGGATCCAAGTATAGCGGATTGCTCAAGGTGCCGGGCATATTCGTTCCACGACTTGACCACATCCCAGAAATCCCGTACTCCAGCGTTGGTCCGGGGGTGGGAAAGTTTGTGGATCCATATTGCGTTTTAGCTTGGTCAGAGCTTGTAGTGTAATATTGCGATTCAGGTGTCGAAGAGCCATTGGTGCTATTGTAGAGTAGCGTTTGGCTACCCCACGCAGATCGAGCACCAGGGCCCACAATCTTGTAATATGCGTCCAGTTGGGTCGACCCCACTTGAGCCCACCCAACATTCGTCGCACCCAGCTTTATGGCTTGAGAGTAAAATGACCTTGAAACCGGAAGTAAGTGTCCGTTAATATCAATTCCGGATGGGGCGTTTGTGGCGACATGGGAGACGGGCTGGCTTCCCTCTGCTAGTGAGGGACTTACGTAATAATTCTCTGGAGGGATAATCTCACCAGGTATTACTGCTTCAGCCGCAGCATAGCCATAGTGGGTCATCTGTGCATACGTTATCAACTCCCTATTTGTTGTACGTGCTGATGAAGTAAATTCATTTAAGGTCTCTTCTATACGGATGCGCGATCGGCGCCCCATGATTGGTGTGAATGAGGCCGCGTTCCCACCAACCCATCCGCCACCAAGACCATCTGCTGCAGCAGCTGCGAGGACGGCACTTTGATGGGACTGCTGCGGAAGATAACGGCCGGGAAGACCTGTAAGCGCTGAGGTGCCTCCATTGAGATGGTTGTAATTACCTACTACTGTAGATTTTGTTTCACCCTGGAGTCTCTCAAAACTATTCTTTTCTGGAGCTGTTATTATATCAAACTCACCCCCCACAAATCGATTCTTTCCCTTCTTCTGGTGAAGTAAAAAGAAAGTATCACACCGCCAGAATGGGGCACCCCCAGTAGCTTTCGGCATATAGTCGTCGGGATATTTCGTGGTGAAGGGGGTGCCGTCGTTGCGAATACCAGCCGTCCTCGTCATTATTCCACCAGATGTTATCGCAAATGAATCAATAAAACTTACATAATTTCTGGACTCAAAGTTCTTTTTGTTCCATCTTTGAAAATGGTCGGTAACTCGAGGATCAGATCCAGAAGAATAGTAATTCTGTGCATGGCCCGGATGGGGAGTATATGAACCAGTCACTAAGCCAGATATTCCCCCAAAAAGGAGCTTCACTGCGCCACCAGTGACGACACCATCACGTCGACCCTTATTTGCTGGGCCGTAGGCGGGCTGCGGTGCTCTTTCTATCTGAGGAAGAAAAACACCTGCAGGTATGTTATAGTATTGAGTTAATGTTGGTCTTGAGCTGTGATATCCAGTAACACTTGCAAGAAAATCAGGGTTCCCGATGGCTGCTGTATGCGCGTTCGATTCATTGTACCAACCCCTCCATTGTTGATGACCAATCCCAGAATATGTTCCTGGGTCATTTGATGTATCCTGGATAGCAAATAATCTATCAATGCTAATAGGGAAGCCGTGACCGTAGGTCGTACTACCAACAAGGCCTTTATTTACCTGAGCCTCGTTCCAGATGAATTCTTTGTAAAAATTAGATGCGGAGCTACCAGCTTTTGCAACGTCCGGAGCTTCATTTTCATAAACGTCAAAAAACTCTGCGTATGCTGGTCTCGTACTACCTCCAACAAATGTTGGAAATGGACTCATATGCGCTTGAGCCGTGAGCTGTGCGAGTGGAGTAAAGCCGAATTGTGCCGAGTCAGCAAGGCCGAGCGTCTCTTGGGCGGCGCCATACCTGGGCCACTGGTTTGAGATCTGTAGAACATTCGGGGTCACCACATTGTACCAACCCGGCGGGTCCGGGGCTGGCCAGTTGATGCTGGTCGAGTTTCCGAGCTCGAAACTTTCGTAAGACCTGTAGAACATGGAGGCTCCAGGAACTCCAGCCTTCGTTTTTGTGACCCCATGGTTCGCCCCAAATTTGAACTTGTACCATTGAGTGGCCTGTTTCCACCGCCCAGGTGTCTTAATATGTGTAGCAATCGAACCTGGTCCGGCTTCCTCGACCTCTGCATCAAATTCAACAGATATCTTTTCTAGCAAAAATGGCTCGTTAATATAGTCGGCGATATTTATCGTCTGAGTCGACTCTGCAACATATTGATCAGTGTGTGGAAACCCATACATCGATGTAGGCCGACCACGAGTAGAAAGATCCATTAGCGCATTGGCGCCCTCATCAGAAAAAATGCTGAAGCCGGAAGTTCCGGCAAACCCAATAGAGCAAGAATTAAGCAAAAATGATCTAGCATCTTTCCAAAAACTGTTGTATGCTGGACTGGCTGTCGAGGGACCATTTTCTCCCCATAACTGATCCGCAGCCCTAATGTTGGAACCCGACACTCCGGGCATAAACTTTCTGTCCCACCGCTTTTCGGCCACGTTGTAGTATGCCATTGATGCAATTCTACCCTGCAAAGCGTCAACACCCATCACAGCATCTTCAATAGTCGGTATTGGAATCTCGATTGTTATTGCATCACCAAGCCGCTGATCTAGTCCTGGATAGACATCTGGACGAACCGCAATTTCATCAATAACGCTAGAGTCAGCTGATGCTTGAGCATCATTAAACGGAGATATCGCACCGCCCAACGCATCCAAGACAGTATTCGCCATGGTGTTGGATGGAAAAGTTCCTGAAGCGATTTGTACCTTATTTAATAATAGCGTCTCTTTGTGCGCAGCATGAGGTACTACCGTACCAGTCGCGAGGAGTCTAAACTCGAATGGTGTATCGTGAATATCTCTAAACTGGCCATCTTTTAGCGGTATCCGGTTCGCGGCGCGGTACTGCCCATCCAGACTCGCTGAATATGGAAAATACGAAGCATTATAGAATATCCCGCCCGAACCAGAATATAGCCGAGCTGGAAGCATCTCAGGATAGACCATTAGTTCCTGTAACGTTCCTGAAATAAAGGACCCGAAGTTTAGCTCATTCTCAGAATTATACGGCGATATCGAAACTTCTTTCTCTGGCATTATGAAGGGTGATGCCGGGTATGAATCCATCGTATCAAAAATCTGCTGGACTCTCTTGACCGGGCGACTATCAATTCCTGATTTATATTGTCTCTCGGCGAGGTGCGCTTTTGCTATAGCATCCATATCGTCCGGAGACAACACTCCTCTCCAGGCAGCAAATTCTGCGACATGAACCCCCTCTATAAAATCCGAAGCCCTATAATCGGCATTAACACCGCCGGTGGACTCTCCATAACCCATATAAACTCGAGGAACACCCACCAAAGTCTTTAATGCGTAACCGCTGGAATCGTGGCTATGAGCGGAGTGGAGCAAATGACCCGAAACCATATCATAAACGCGGAGCTCATAGTCAAACGAAGTGCCCACAACATTTTGGATACCAATAAAGACTGTACACCACTGTCCGTGCTTGATCTTGCTCGGACTTGGAAGGCCCTGGCTCTTATATCCAGATACTCCCCGAACATACACATTAAAGTCAACATCCCCATCAGAACCATCGGCGGTTAGCGTTAACGCAGCATTGGGTCCGGTAGCGTCTGTAATCTGCCAGACTGATTTCTTGACCACAGTCGTACCAGCTACGTTGGGTTCGACCATGATCCTGAACATGAATGTAGACTCTGAAGCGATCTTAGTCTCGTTCGGCAACTTCACATCACAAAATGCAGAGGCATCTTTTAGCCCTACAAAAGTCCACCCTGGTTGATACATAAGTCCGAAAGAAACTGCTCGCTGTGTATATTCAGCGATCATCTTTGTAGTGGAACCCGCAAAATTTGTATGCGAAAGAACAGTTCCTTGAAACGATCCGCTCTTATAAAGCTCTCTATTTGTCAATTCCCCAACGCCATCTATACTTTTGTGGTCGTCGTCTGGAATTCCTCGTTGAAAACTCCACACATGTGCTGTATTCACCCCATCTATAAAGTGAGTAAGACTGTCTCTGGACTGGAATTTGTTGAATCTAACATTTGAAACAATTTTGGGAGGAATAGTCGGGGTTTGGCCAGCTGCATTCGAGCCGGACATAGAAAGCTTTAAAACCCCCTTCCCAGGAGCTCCTGTGACATCACCTGCTAAATCAGGTACAAATATTTTTCCTACATTCTTCATCTACCAATCACCGTATACAATTGAACCAGCTTTCTTGTCAAAGTAAAATCCATGAGTAGCTGTTTTCTGCTCAGGATTCGTTAGCGCGCCACAAGACGAGCTATTAAGAAGTTTTAGAGCGTTTACCGTACTTCCCGGTCGTTCCACTCGACCATCCCGTAATGCCCCATAAATCTTGGCACTATAAATATTCTTGACTTCCGTGGCGGAGAGAGCTTTATCCCACAACGCAGCGTCTGCTAGATAGCAGGGTTTACTGTTGGCACCCAACACACCATCCCAGTTCGCTCCGGTATCGTTGAAGTAGCCACCAATTGTCGCGCGCTGTGCGAACGAGGTTTCGATACCGCCGACCTCCGTGTTTGGGACATTGGGAATCTCTATACACGGAGTTAGGTTTGATTGGGCGCCGGCTACCAAAGTCCCATCATAATAAATTGACCAAGGATCATTCGACCCATCACACTTTGTCGCGTCGAAGACGGCAACAAAGTGGTGGAAGGTATTTTTCGAAATAGTGCCAGCAATGCTAGTGTATAAATTATCGGTATCGGAACCCACAGACCCCTTCCGGATTGCCTTTATATAGTCATTTCCACCACTCGCCTCAATCCAAAAATTGATGAATGGTACGAAATCACCGCTGGGACCGCCGAAGACATTAAAGAGGGTACCCATCTCCCCCGCGCTAGGATTATTCACATTAGCACCAGCGTTACCAATCTGGACCCAGCAAGCATATGTAAATGACTTTGCCGTGCCAGCAGTAAAGTTACCACCAATGAGATCGTTCAATGATCCCGACGTTAAACCGAATATATCCAGCTGACAAGATCCATCAAATAGAGCAGAGCCCTTCTGGATAAACGCACTTGGTGCGTTGGTATTGGGTTCCATAGCGTTCATGCCAAGAAATGTACTACGTGCAAGTGACGAGCTCAACACACTTGAATTGGGGATCTCATACCAGGAGGCAAAGACACCCCCATATCCACCAGTGCCGATCGGCGGGGAGCCGGGCCATGCTGACTTATCTCGATAGGCGCCGGTCGCACTCTTTGCTATATCGTCTAGAGTAAACCGCCACCAACCTATCAAGTCATCTCCACTCGTATAGTATTGACCTGGAATTGATTGCCATCTAGCATTGAGATCATACTGCACGAGCGGGGATGGCGTATTTGGCTGCTGGGCGTAAATTTTTGAATATATAATTTCGTGAACGTCTGTCGAGATATAGGGGCTGATATCTTCTCGTACGAGACCCTGATATCCCTGTAAAGGCTGAGCTGAATATGGGTCGGTCCAGGATGCGGATACAGCCGTAAAAGACATTCTTGAAGCAACGGGAATATCTCTTGCATGAAATGCCGCCATCTGACTTGGTCCATCAAAAAAAGGAGTCAAAGGGGGCGCAGACTGATACCAGGTGTCTGTTATCTCAGTACTCCCAAATGATGTCTCTGAAAATGATCCTACAACGGCCCCACGAGGTCCACGACCTTCATGCTTTAAGTCAATATAGCCTAAAATTTCTCGTCTTATGTCAAATACTTCTATCACTCCATCAAATTCATGATCAGGAAGAATTCCCGCATTCCATAAGTTGGCTGGCCACATGGTGTGGCCTGGATCTTGAAGATACGATACAGGATCAAAACCGCTGATATCTGCAAATGGTTCGCCCCGTTGAGTTGTTGGGGCCTGTCCAAAGGTCATTCTCTCAAGATCGAATCCAATTCTTGTAGAGATTACAGAGCCACTAACTCCCCGCATATCAGCTGTATCATTATTTATGACTAATGAATCATCAAACTCATTTTCAGAAAGTGGTGAGGAGCCCTTATACAGCTTTGTTCGTGCCCCCGAGCCGATACGAGGTAAAAGACTTCCGAAATAGGCAGCATCTGTATTTGCATAAATTCCCTGATAAGAGTATATAATGGACCCAGAAGGTGAGGCTGTTGAGCCCCTCGTCCGGCTACCGCTCAAAACTCTTTGTGTCGTTCCCATTATATCTTCCTAACCTGCGCTATCAATTGTCTCAAAAGAATTATTCCTTTTAGATTTCTTCTTGTGCTTTCACCAAGATAAACATCACCATATTGATGAGCAACCTTTGCACGCTCAAGTGCGTGGCTCTCCAGGATGAAATTAAATCCAAGGTAATTCGTTTTTCGAGGTATTAGATTCTCAATCATAACATCGAACGAATCATCTAGCCAGCGGAAAAAATCAAAGAAGTTCTTATAGTTTACTGTATCTGTAAGTCTATTGAAATAAACTTTCCGAAGATCAGCAAGCCCAGGGTATTCTTCTGCAAACATTAGTTCTGGAGCACCGAGAATATTATCTAATGAATCAAGGGTCGCAAAAATCTGCATTATATCTTCATTCAGTGCTTGCATAACAGAGAACTCTATAGCAAATCGGGCATCGTCTTTTGGCTCATAAGCTCGAGGCATTTCATATATTGGTGCCGGTCGGCCTCCTATCTCAAAAAGATTCTTACCCTCTGTAAATCCTGCGATTCTTACCTTGTTCTCTTGTGTAAGTTCATCGTAATATGCAGATAGAGCACTAAAATCAAACCTTTCAGGAACCAGCACTCCCTTTGATACTTCAAACCCTCTTAATATTGCGCCATACTCTGATGCTGTTACGAACAAAGACCCACCAGCCATACCTGCCTCAACTGTCATTCCGCCAATATAGGGAACTGCGGATCTGTTCAATTTAGACTGTTGCGAGAAATCTATTAATTGTAGCGTACCATTAGATAAAGACTCTGTTACAGGTTGATCGCAAGAAATGTTAAGTCGTAACCTATTGAAAGACCCTGTCGCACTCTGTGCAAACGAAAAATTCTTTAGTGGGTCTTCAACGCCCACGGACTTGAAATTTCGGACGTGCTCTTTGACTTCATCCTTCGTTAATGCTTTCGAGAAAAACCTTAGATGACTAACCTTACCAGAAAAGTTAGTTGTTCGAGGAGCAGATGCTGATACTTCTGTGTGGTTATTTAAGAAACCAATTGACGAATCTATCCCCAGAGATTGAGAACCAATCGTTATAAATGAGCCGGACGTATTCTCAGTTGTGATTCTTTGAAATAAGTTTTTATTGGGGTCATCGGCCTCGGCCCACATAGAAGAAGTGGTATAAAATTCTCTAATTGTTCCGTTCTCTTGTCTAGCAACATTCAAGAAATAGCTAGAAGATACTGCATTACCAATTTCATCACACCGCTTTCGGCCGGCTGACACATACCACTTGTCACCCGAAAATACGTTTACTCCGCTTAGAGTAAGTTCGATCAATGGAGCAGCTTGTTCATCACCCGCTTTCCAGCCCGGGCGAGCAAATAACTTTATATTATAGTCTGACGGATTCGCAACCACGTTAAGCAAAAGAGGTTGTTCTGATGCTGCGGCTGTCCCTTCTGTTCTAGAGCCTGCGCCAGTTGTGTGGAGCCTGAATAAGCTCTGTGATTTTCTCCATTCTATTGTTGGGACAAACTTAAATCTGCCCTCTACAGTCCAGCTACCGGAAGTTAATAAGCCGTCATTCTTACCATCTGATATACCCCAGGGGAAGTAAGGTTTTATAGCATGACCCTCAATCCATACTTGTGTATTTTCGTCCACGAAGGTTGAGCTAGCTGATAATGGTGGCCACCCAAACTCGACCCTAGAAGAAGAGAGATACGTAGATATGAGATTTGAGCGATTACCATAAAACCCTTGTGCTTGAAGACTCCCAATTTTTCCAGCCAAACTACCAGAGAAATTAGCCATGCTCGAAATCTCAGTTATATTTTGTCTTGAGCTGCCAAGACGAAACTCTGGTGATCCACCATATTCAATAAATCGAAACATTCTGTTGGGATCTATACCTGATGCTCTAAACAGTGACTTGATGGCATGTGTTGTTCCTTTTGACGAAAATATATCTCTTAAATTAATCAACACCCTTCGCCACATTTCATTTTGAACATTCAAAAGATTTCCAACGGGATTATCTCCGGCAACATCTTCTCCTTCAAAAAGTTGGCTATGTGTAGCATTTCTGTACATGTTCGGAAGCTTAAATCCGTAATAATCCGCCAAGAATGGTAAGAATTGGTCTGCTATAGATTCATGACGATCATAATCAATGTGAACAAGATTACTAACATGATCCAGCATCTGCTTTAGCTCATCGAACTCTCTAGCCCACATAAACAACATTGATGAAATAATCTGGGGTTGACCCATACGAGCACCACCAGGAGCAGAGTTGCTAGCTGGCTGATCAGCTGCTCCCTGAATTCCCTCAAGAAGTGTTCCACTCGCGTCACCACCTACGCTATAATCAGACTGTGCTGCCATTTCCATATAGTGCGCAGGAACCAATTTCGTAATCGTGTTCGGATTATTCGCATCATATTGTGATGCGCTCATCAGAAGACCTTCATTCATCGTAATAACTGACGGATATGATGGAAATAACACCGGACTTATTACGGCGTTTTCGAACCTCTGGATTGAAGGATAAAACTTTTCAGACCGAACGTAAGTTTCGTAATTTGTGATTCTAGAGTGGAGCGAATTTCCGCTGTGGTCTAAGACAACATCTTTATTGGTATAAGATCCTGTCGGTTCATTAAAGCGCATATTCAATAAAAGAGAATCATCATCAGCAAAAACGATTCGAGGGTTATTATATTTTAGCTGCCTTCTGGTCCTGCACTTATCCCACACACGGAACTTATTCAAAGATCCGCTCAAAGTCTTATCAGGTGTGAAGATAACTTGCTCATTTTCAGTAGTGATCTGTGATCCTGTACCGATAAGCAAAGAATTTCCCTGTGTATTTATCATCCCAAAATTAAATCGAGGGGATTGAGCAACTACTTTACTACCGCTTGTTATCTCTAATCTTTGGATGTCAGAGTTACGATTATACCCAAAAGAAAGATTGTAGAACTTCCCTTTTTCAATCTCATACTCCGCTGTTTGATAATTACTGCCGCTCACCACAGCAAACCCAATACTGGCCTCTTGTATAGACGTCGACTCCATGAGGTAAGCGCCGTATCCTACACCAGCATCGGAAAAATGATGAAAAATGAATTGGTTATCATTCACCTGGGTAGGGAGTGCAAGATCAAGTTCAACGAATATACTGCTATTTCTTGGGTTCAGAACAGTCAAGCCGGAATTATTCTTTGATAGTGATGGAAAAAGAACACCTGCTTTATCTATAACTTCGATATACGGACCTGGCCCAGAACCTACTGTTGCATTACTACCGCTAAAGGACAGATACCCTCTATAGCTTGGATATCTATCCACGATATGCTTTTCCCAGCCCGTTAACTGGTCAAGCCAATCGTTATACTCTTTCTTTGTACCATCAAAAGGAAATCGATTGATGATCTTTTCAAACAAGATATTAACATTTGCTTCAGCAGAGCAAAAGAAGGTGTGGTTTTCCCACTTTGACCAATCTGTTGGTAATTGCTGCGTTGACTTAAGTGGCGAACCGGGAGGGTCATAACGAAATGAACCAGTTGGAGACATTGGTTCCTGTGAGCCAGACAACGAATCTTGTGTCTGACCTCTTAAAACACCGGAAGAATTTGTGTATCTTCGAATAACATTAGGTGTAAATAATCTTTGACCTTCGAAGACTCTCTTTTTAGCCATTACGAAACAACCCTAAAATTAATTTCTGGTACCTTCACAAGCCTCTCGAGGCCTCTATCGACGAGCAATAGGTCAACGGTCAGCTGCCTATTTGCGGGAAGGCCAGAGGTCCTAAATTGCATATACATACCTGAACCATCTGTCGATACGCGGGTGCTCTGGTATGTCTTATCAAAATCAATGATAACAGTACCGGTCTGTACATCTTTTATCCTATAATACGCTTCATCTATGATAATCGTTTCTAGCTTTCGAGGAAGCTTATAAGCTTTTTTATTCGAATCAGCGTCCAAATCTTCTACGAAAAACCTAATCGTTGCCTCAACATTCTGTTCATATTCAGGCTGCGCTCCCACAGGAGTAAAGAGAAGTCTTCTATTTGAAAATCCGCCGACAACGCGCTCTGGTTTTTTGACAGTAATCGAGCCAGTATAAAATCCTACGGTCTTATCCATAGAAGACCAGATCTCTTGTAATTTTAGCTCGTTATTATGCTTAAGTGTTTGAAAGAAATTCGAATCGAATTGTGATAAGTTGAATGTGCCAGAATATACTCCCGTCATTCCCTGACCTGTCGTACTACCGGTATGCTGAGAAGCTGTAACATAGATATTCGCCTCTCTAGCAGTATCGCCTGAAGACGAAACAAATCTTAAAAGAATACAATCCTGACCCTGAAGCTTTGTTAGCGATGACCCACTAACCAGCGCCGCTGGACGACCAGCTGTGAGGTTTCGTAAGAATAAGCTTGACGATACGTTAAAAAGAAGACCTTTGTGTTTATCCTGAATACTATCGTCCCAAGTAAACACAAGTCGAGGTGTTATCAGCGGATCTCTTGCATGACGGGAAGCAAATCGTTTTACGAACCGAGTTTTTCTATCACTTTCATAAGTACCACTGTACGTTATTCGAAATCCATGATTTTGTACGATATTTGCTATTGATGCAGAAACAACTTTCGTAACATTAAGAGATAATTTTCCGGGACCCTCCCTAAAATACTGGGTTGAACCAAAATCAATCGTCTCGCTACCTATTGCACCGCTGATCATATAATCTATATCTTCATCCCCCATAAAGCCTCGAGCACCTGACCCAGAAGTGTTCCATAACATTACTGATGTGGGAGAATAAGAAGCGGTGATAAAGTTCGCGGCGTCGATATCACTAAACTGTGCTACATTTCTACCAGAGCCCTCGCTCCAAGATCTAGAAAGTGGAAACGCTACAATCTTAAAGTCCTCTGGGACTGGGGCACCGAGAACCGCTTCGAATAATTCAAGCTTTACCTGAAATGATGGATGATTGATATCAAGAGAAGAAGATGTAAGATCAGATACTTCGTTATAATCAAATTTTATCAGGATCCGAGAAAGCTCATCAACAGAAGAAGTTATTCTGGTGGATGCTGAAATATATGATGACTCATCCCACAGCTTAAATAAATCAAGTGTACCAGCTCTACCAACGTTGGCGTCAGTGGCCTTGAACTTGTTGTCTATTACCTTATTTGTAATGTACGTGTCTGCGCTAGCTGTCAGGATATAAAACATTTTTTACTATCTCACTGTTACTACGATGTCTTTGTTAGGATATTTCAATTCAAAAATACTTCCAGGTGGGCCTACGACCATCTGTTGGTATGTGTTGCCATCAACACTAAATGATATGTCACTGTAAGTTCTTTCCTGAACAACGCCCGTTAAGTTTACGAGCTTAATATCGACCATCGACATTACCCCCTCACTGTTTAGTACAGAATTGATTATATCTGCATAAGCGATAGGCATATCAATTTGCATGTTGTCTGTCTTAAGAAGTTGTGTTAATCGATTTATTATCGTCTGTGCGACCTGAGACTTATTCGAGTCAGGGTGAGCAACGATATCCACATTTACTGCAAAATTTATTATTCTTGCATCTAGAATATCATAAGCATCACTAACCGCCCTAAACTCATTCAAATAAATCCTAAGATTTTTCTTCAATGTATCTGACGACATTTTTAACTTCTTCCGCTTATCACGAGAAACAATGAAGATCAATGAGGCAAGAGAATTAATGGGATTGGGTCGGATACCCACTCTGTACACTCTTCCGAACTGATTAGGTAATGTGTAAACCCTAGCAATCAAGTCTTCCTTAGTAATTATTCGTGATTGCGCTGCGCGACTTGATGGGATCAATGCTCTAAGCTCGCTAATAGTCGGAGCGCGGTCGCCATCAAGAGCCGGTAAAGCATTTGAACAATCAACAGACCCTCTCACTTGAGATGCCTCAGCGGCACTGGCGGTGGATGAAAATTTTAGAAAAAGAGTCGTTATTGTCCTTATTGTCTCGGATCCGACGTTATGCTTCAGGCCGCCGCCGGCGCGATAAGTGATGGTAAGCACAGTGTTTCTTGGAGATATACCCAGGGTTTGTGTTTGAAGCATTGAGTTTGGGTCGATCGTAAAACGTGAAAACGTCGTTTTTCCATATAAGGGTAATGCCAATTCAGAGGGATCTGGAATAATGTCATTATCTAACGTCTTTGCATTTCCGGCGCCGAATCTAATAGTTGTTAATTTGGTGTTGTAATCGTAGTTCTTTATGAATCGATACGGCGCTGGTATAACTTCAAGATTATAGCCAACGCTCTCGCTGTCTTCTGAAAGATTAATTATCTTCCTAAAAACGGTATCTTGTGAAAGCGATTCTACCTCGTAATACACATTACCATCGCTATCCTTTACACTAACAATATCTGTAACGTTTTCATCTGGAAGAGTTAACGTTCGAAATGGCTTATGGATGTTCGGTATTTTTGTCTTCCACTCTTTTCTTACACCAGACAAACATAAGCCATCTCGCATCACCACGTAATTAGTGGGAGTACCATCCTCCGCAGTTTCAACAACCACTGATTCATAAAGATAATTTCCGTCTTTGTCTTTTTCAGCAAAATCTAAGTCTTGTAGAAGGTTGAATGGAATACCATCATTAGACGTAAAGATGGATAGGGCTCCCACTGTTGGAAGTAATGAAGATTTCGGAGTTGTTATCCCATTTACTGTTTCACCCGGAATCTGAAAATATACTTTTACCATGACAACAGAGGGAGTGGCGCCGTGAACTTTCACACCGGCATTGCGCAAATGCTTTTGGATATTTTTTACTTCAATAGCAGAAGACCAGTTAAGCTCGTTGAACTGGTGGTCCATATAAAAGGACATCGTATCGCCAACAAACGCAGCCATATCCAGTAAAAGCCCTCCAAGACTAGCTTCGGAAAAATCTTGTATCTTATCTGAGAAATATAACTTTGCATGTTGATACAAAGAATTGCGAAAAGACTCAAAGTCTTTTGCCAAGTAATTTCTTTTATTTTCATTTTTTAGACTTCGCTTTACATTTATGGCCATCTTTTATCCTGCACTGTATATTAGTATCTCCATACCTCTTTCTTTCATTCGGATGCGTGGAACACTATAGGTTAATTTTACGCCTACTTTTGCGACCTGCTTATTATCAAAAAGTTCAACTACCGGTTCGAACGTAGCTAATGCAACAAACGGCATCCACCGATTAACTGCTAATGTTATTCTTCTCATCGCTTCATTCGCCCCGGAGTCAGACTGCATCTCGAAAGCTAATTCCATTAAATTAGCACCAAAATGGGGAAAGCCCAACCTCTCACCATGATTTGTTAAAATCAAATTAATAAGATTATCATGTATCTGATCTGCGAAGGATGTGTTCATTTTAAGAAACCCTTCGCCTGATTCTGCAACGGTAACCGGAGTCTTAATTCCTACCGGTGGAGCAGCCGTACGACGTGCATCAATCTCAGCCTGACGTTCATATTCAGTGCCTACAGACCTAAAATCGTATTTTTTAACGTTCGCTCTTCTAGTTACAGCCATGATAAACCACCCATACTAAATATTTGCCCGCAAAAATAGTGATGAGCTAAGTCACACATAGCCGCATCTATAACAGCGTGCCGGTACCCGAACCCATACCCGCTCCAGCAACTGGACACGCACCAGCGGGTGCAAGCGGCGCCGCAATACCGGCAAGTACTGTTATTACGGTCGTTTGTACAACCGCTGAGGTCGTATACGAATGTATGGCCATGCCCAAAGCATCGCCAAGAGCCTTGTTAATGTCAGATGGTGATGTACCAGACTCGGCCGCCTCTGGAATACTTTTTCTCGCGTCCTCTAAAGCTAACCAAATATCTAATTGTAATAATGGTAACGCTGCTGATAATGGCATAATTCCTCCTTATTCTCCAAAAATTCTTTCCGATTGGATGCTCGGTATTTGACCCTTCCGGGAATCCATGTTGGCTTTTAGCGCTGCGGCGGCAGAATTAATTTCTGGTGATGGTGCACCGTAACCGGGCGTAGTGTGTATTGAAAGATCGCTACAAAATGTCTGAATATCTGACATAGTGGCCGAAAGGAGCTCATATAATTGTTGGTACATAACGTATGGCTGAGAGCTTCCATCGCCAGGACCACTATTATCTGAGCCTGCACCACCGTCATCGGGGTGTCTCCCTAAAAAGATTTTCGAGCCGCTTATCTGTATTGTTCCATCTGCCAAAATGTATATACACGCCATATCTTCATCAGGGATCCCCTGCTTGATAATACGGATAGAGCCATTGATCTCTGGGGAGCCATCCACAGGATCATCTGCCTCAAGTTTTCTAGCGATAATTCGAATCTCATCAGCTTTCGTAACAACACTAGATGGAAAATCTTTGGTTGCGCCAATAGTAAGTTCTGTGTCTTCTGGACCAATAAGCGTTGGGAGCGTTTTACCTGGATTATCTATATTGAATAAAGGGTCTGGCTCCCCGGAGTGACTAATCCAAACACGGGCAGCATCATAAGCAAAATCCGGGTCGCCCTCAGGTGGAGCATCTAATCGATTTAAGTCGGCCTGTTCATTTGCTTGAGGATTCTTATTTGTTTCAATCCACTTCTCTCTTCCTGGGCCCAGGTGCTCTGGAATCGGGGTGTTCTCTATACAGCGAGGAGCAGTCAAAATAGGCGGTAATAATTCTGTTTTAGACCTGAATCTCCAGTCATGACGACCCCTTCCAGCCACCAAATCAATAGCGCCCCAGGGATATTCTTTTCGCTCTTCTATCTTATCTTCATCAAATGTAGCATTTGAGTAGTCGGAGTCCCATGCTAAATCAAGGCGTTCTCTGCCGATATGTCGGCCCCACCCACGTTGTTCTCCTAAACAAATTAATGTATTATTTGATCCTTGAAGAACCATGTCACCTGGACGCTTCGTAAATCGTGGTACATGTTGACGGTGAAACTGGTCATACGCGATAGCTACGTTTACCAGGTCTTCATACGCTAGCTCTTCCTTAAGGGTATATGCATCTTCTTTTCCAGTACCATTTGGGAATCCGAATAGCCTATCATCCATCCCATCCCCGTCTTTGTCTTCACTTTCTAAAGGACTTATTACCTGTCCTTCCTCTGTCTGCTCGGTACCAGGGTTTACAATTGATGTCCCATCATCGGGCACTTCTTCAGTTTCCTGTGCGTTTTCAGCTAACTCTTTCGATGTTGGTTGTGCCAGACTTCCAACAAGCTTCCTATCGGCATGAGTAAAGTTAATGTCATCTACATGTGACGGCTCTGGAATTCGGCACATCCAATATCGAATTTTTGTGGGAGTATCGGGCGAATCGACTACTACCCAAACCTGCTCTCCAGGCTTTACTGGAAAACAAAGGTGGGGCGGGAAAAATGGATAGCACAACACACCTTGTCCACCAATTGCTTCTCCCTCAGGTATAGACTCTTCATTTTCTTCCGCTTCTCTTGCCTCTTCTTCTGTGGGCTGTTCAGTGGCATCTGCTGCCTTCTTATCTGCTCCCCCCGTTACAACACGAGCGATAATCGAGTTTCTTGGTGCGGTTGCAAGCATATCGGGCGAATCAATAAGAGCCTTCATTTCTTCAAGATCTTCTTCTGGAAATACACTCAAATCATAAAGCACTTCAACCACAACTGCTCTTGTAAAGATCTGCGTTGGATTCGCAGTTGCATTCGCATCAGCTGGAGCTGATGCGGTTGGATTCGCTTGTTGTGCTACTGCATCTGTACCTGATCCGCGAGCCATTATTCACCCTTTTGAATCTGAGAGAATAAGTCATCTGCATTTATCGCAGCATGATCGCTCTCAGACTTTGATATTAGATCCGCTAATTTTAGCAACTGATCATTTGACTTATTCATTCTCTCAAGATATTTCGTCAATGTCGATCCCAGAGTTGCATGCTCTGTTGTACCCTGACTCATTGTAGTGTAAGCTTCCACAAAAAGAATATGTGCATTTTGTCTATCGAGCGTGGCATTCTCATAGATTTCTTTCCATAAAATCTTTTTCTTTGCATCAGCATGTTCTATCTTTGATAGCATATCAGAGAATTCTTCTATTTTTTTCTCTATACTTTCAAAATCTTTTGCAGCTTCTTCGATCTTACTACTCATAATATCTCCCTACAATAAGTCTACTATCCTGTCATCGTGAACGATTTCTTTGTAATGTTTTCTTATTTTTGACATTGAAACAGAGAGTTGTTTTGAAGTTAACCCTGATATTTCTCTAACATACACATAGATCGCTCGCTTATTCAAGAAGTCAAGATTATCGATATTCTCAAAAACGGTGCGAATCGCTTTTGCGCAAAGCACCTCGTTTGGTTTTTTAACACGACCATCTATTTCATCAATTACGTCCATTATTCTATCACGAAGTTCAGCTTTTTCCAAAATGTCCTGTGGTGACGGAGCAACTTTGCTATTTGCAATTTTGGCTTTATCTCTAGAATTTAATATTGACAGATCGCTCATCGATACATGACGCTGATTATTTTTCTTAGCATTCCGACACCTGATTATCAACCAATTCTTTGCTACAACATTGAAATATGAAAACGCTTTGGTACCCCTGGATGGATCCCACTTATGAATTGTCTCATATAAAAATGCGACACAGTCACCTTTCATGGATGCAGTACTTTCATAAGGGGAATTAAAGCCGTATACGTAAATAAGACTTTCCGACAATTGCTCAAAAGCAGGCATGATCTCGTGACGATATATCTTCTCTTTTTCAGACGAATCTTCCGACTGTTGATAAGCTTCTATTGATGCCTGTGTATTTTTGTTAAAATACATGTTGCGCTTTTTGCCAGGATTTCTCCGGATCTTTCTTTTGGCCATTTATTGTTCCTCTTCTACTTCTTCAATGATGCCACCAGTCAAAAGATTTGCAACAGCCAAAATTTGGTCTCTTGACCTTTTGATATCTTTATGAACAGTCCTTATTTGAGGACTGTCATCAAAAAGCGGAATCTCCAAAACTTTAGATATAGATTCATATCTTTCATCAAGAACATCCAGACACTCCTCGACAGCATCCTCTACCTTCAAAATGGTAACACCAAACTTATATACATAAAATGCGAGTACGCATGTACTCGCAAAAAACAAGCAAGATGATATCGCTAAAAATGTCTCAAGACCTGTCAATTAAGCTCCCAAGCTTTTCATCATAAATCGAAAAAATATTCTTTAAAGAATATTTTTCTGTTATCGTCGGAGCAGCGGTTTGTGCCCAGTCAGTGGGGGGCCCAGGAGACTTCCTGAACTTGGTTAATCGAGACTTAAAATGAACCTCTTTAACATTTGCCCAATGGGCGTCTTGCATAAAAATTTGGTTATCAATCTTCTGAGGTGGGACAGGCACAAGATCATAATCTAAAGAAAGAAACTTTACTCCCTTCATAAAATCTAAATGACCCGACCAATTGGTGGCAATAACAGGGAGACCACATACAGCGGCATCTAATATCGGTAAGCCCCATCCTTCTCCCCGAGTTGGCGCAACTAAAGCCTTTACACTTTCATGCTGATATAACGATGAAATTTCGCTTTCATCCATCAAGCCGTGAGCAAGATAAAACCGCGGGTAAGGACCTGAACGTACTTGACTTATCAATTCTCTTAAGACCATCGTAGACTGCTCACGATCTTTAACGCTAAGTCGTCCAGTGTTCGTCTTTACAATAATTCCAACATCCGGATCATTTGAAAATAGCTCTGACAACCACCTTATATTATAAAATGTATTCTTTCGGTCAGTTTCAGGATCTTGTCCGGTAATCTGCCCGAATATAAGAAGGTTGAACTTAGTTGGTATCTGATCCATGTCAGAAGATAGTTTCTCCGCCCTGGGTGTGTGACTTAAATTACATGTAAATGCTTCAGGAATTGAAGAAATCTTATCAGGAGATAATCCCGAGTCTATGAAAATTTTTCTTGTAAACTCACTTGGGACAACTATGTGGTCCATTCTATTACAAGCATCAATCCACGCAGGATTGCAGATCGTCGTTTCTACTCCTGCAGTTATTCCCACATTAATTCTCGCCAAAGAAGGATCCCATTCATTCGGTAGCTGAATCTGTAGAGATATATCAACAGGAGTATTTTCTGGGAACGGTGTTGTAGCCTGCATTATACGACCTACTAAACCACTCTGGAGATCTGGATTGACGTAATACGGATTACAACCCCAGGGTAAGACGTGCGTATTAATTCTCCAACCCTTTGATTCAGCCCACTGAAAAACTTGTCGTGAGTGCTCTCCATAACCGCTAATTGAAAGAAGCGGACCCCTCAAAATAACATTCATACCTTCATAACTCCCTTATCTCGAATCTATTTACCATTCTTTTGCCGCTCTGCCAATCTTCAACAAGCTTTATTAGCGAATTGTGCCACAGATTGACCGTAGTCTCTAAAGCGAATTCGCTTGCCACATAATCACTCACTTTCTTACTAAGCGCTTCCTTTTCCTCTTTCGAGAGAGAATAAATCTTAAAAATCGCTTCAGCAGTGTCTTCTACAGAAACATAATCTTCGTAAATATATGGAACATTTTGTGAGCCCACCAGCGCCTTTAGCGAAATATCTAAAGCAACACCATTTTCAGACCCGTCTCTATGATCTATAACCTGTCTAGTTAATCCACCAGTTTTTGCAGCAACAATTGGGGTTCCAGTCTGCATTGCCTCAAGCGTTCCAAGACCAAAACCTTCTGCAAATGAGATATTTATGCAACAATCAGAAACATTATGAAGAATGTTCATCTGCTCGAACTCTATTCTTTCCCTTGAAAATGTGACTCGGTCTAGAATCCCGAACATTTTTGCAACCTCAACCAAGTTTGGTCCTTCTGCATCAAATGGGTCAGTATGCATTAGCAGCATTACTTCTTCGCGATTATCGAGTCTATCCAAAAACAATTTCCAGGCCCATAATACATCTGCTGGGCGCTTCCTTTTTGCATTCCTGTTAACCCAAAAAGCGGTAAAGCAATTCTTGTTGTGAAACCCTAGAATCTTTTCTTTCCACTGAGCTATCTGATTTTCGGGGAGTTGGTAAAATACCTCTTTTGGTAAAGCATGCGGAATGAAGTTGGTCCGTTCCGGAAAGTTCTCTTTAACAAGTCCATACGTCATATATGAGTGACAATTTATTAGGTCAGTTGACGCATAGTAAGAGCTGTTAAACTCTGGTGTTGGCTCATTGTCCCACACATGCCAATAAGCGATTGGGCATATTTGGTGAATTTCTTCTTCCATTTCCCAAAGCCACGTAAAAAATCGAGGATCAGTAAAGATAAACAATATATCGGGCTTTTCGGTGGCTAACGCGAGACGAAGCATATCAGGATTACCAAAGCCATCAATCGGCTTGATAATAAAGTCTGGATTTACTTGCACAACGTTATAATCATTATGCTTTAAGGCAGCTCCAAACTGCCTAAAGCTCCAGCAGCCCTTTGCAATAAGGCCCTCGATTAAAAATCTTGATTGACACCCAACCCCCGACGTGCTAAGCGCATGATCGGAAAGCATCAATATCTTATACTTCTTTTGTTCTGTCATCTAATCCTCATCTACGTGGATAATCATATCACAGATTATCATAAAGTATATCAGCCTGGACAATGAGATGTATTCTTAAATTCGCAAAATCTACACGACTGTCTATTTTTAAGATAAATGCCCCTCCGTACGGTCTTTACCATACTTCGTAAAATCGACAGGGCATTTTCTTCTGCCTTCGGACCAACGGAGACCTTAACTAATTCACAAGAGTCACCGGGCGTACCGCCACGCTTAAGTAATACAAACCCACACTTCACTTCTTTTATGTCTTTACCATTCTTGTTTTTCCAAAATGACTTGTATAAAGCGATCTGAGCCCAAGTTAATATATCTCTTTTCTTACTTGCGAACCACCCCTTGTCCCCAGCTGTTTTCCAATCAATAACGTAATAGTATTCTTTGCCACGAATTTTGACTTTAAGTAATGCATCGATGAAACCCTTAAAGAAGATATCATAGCCAGGAAAATATTCGTATAATTGCTCTTCAGCTGATATTACCTCATAATCGCCGAATTCTTCTGTCAAAAATAACGGCAGATCTGTCAAGGACGTATCGGCCCACTTCAACCATGACCCTAGATAATCATGCCCTTTCGGTTTCCAACCCTGCGACTTTCGATGATCCGCTTGAGCTTGAATCCATTCCTCCGAATCAAAGCCGTGAATATCCCACTCACTTTTTATCTTCTCAAGGACTGCCTGTTTATCCATTACACCCGTCTTAAGGAAATTTTCAATACCATCATGAAGAGCAGAACCGTACGACAGGTAGGGTGATGGCTCATCTTTTGCAACTTTATCGATATATACAAGACGATGGTGATAGGGACACTCTTTCCATAATCGAATTTCCGAAAATGAAACGTGCGGTTTTCCTGTTGGGAAACTAATATCTTCTGGACTTGGAATATTCATATTCACCCCTTAAACTTCATCTTCATCCCAGGAATCCATGCTTCTGGTTCCGGAGATCTACCTAATACCTGTAGCTCGGTTGTCGCGACTTTGAAATCATGAGCGTGCATTAAGCTGGCAAGATTAGAAAACTTTGTCTTAGGTTCCCACCCAAGCTTTTCTTTTGCTTTTGTTGGGTCTCCTAAAAGTATGGGCACCTCGTGAGGGCGGAATAGTCTCTCATCTATCTCTACATTTTCGTCAATTGATAGACCAGCAATGGAGAATACTTCTTCTAGCCACTCTTGAACCGAATGTGTCTCTCCGGTTGCTATGACATAATCATCTGGTTTTTTTTGTTGGAGCATTAGCCACATCGCCTCTACATAATCACCTGCAAATCCCCAGTCTCTCTTTGCGGAAAGGTTCCCAAGAAATAACTTCTCTTGCAGCCCAAGCTTTATTCTAGCAGCAGCAAGTGTGATCTTTCGTGTGACAAACGTTTCACCCCGACGAGGAGATTCGTGATTGAACAAAATGCCGCTTGAAATGTGCATGTCATAAGACTCACGATAATTTCTACACAGGTTATGAGCAAATACTTTAGCACAAGCATAAGGACTAGCAGGCATCAAAATTGTATTTTCGTCTTGAGGATAATTGGGGTTATCACCGTACATCTCTGATGAGGATGCTTGATAAATCCTTATATCTTTGTTAACAAAACGAACAGCTTCAAGAATCCTTAGCGTACCCATGGCTATAGTATCAACTGTTTCTATCGGTACATCAAATGAAACTCGAACATGGGACTGCGCTGCGAGGTTATAAAACTCTTCTGGCTCATACTGCTCAAGCAACCTATAGAGGGTTGAGGGGTCATGTAAAGAATAATATTCAAGACAAAACATGGGGTTGTTATAAATGTGATCCAAACGGTCAGTAGAGATCAAGCTTGTTCTTCTCTTAAGACCAACTACTCGATACCCTTTGCTCAATAGCAACTCAGCAAGATACGATCCATCTTGGCCAGTTATTCCTGTTACTAAAGCAGTTTTCATTCCATTCCTCTTACGTTAGGATAATTCTCGATGAACCATTTACACGTCTTTTCTAGCCCATCCTCAAATGTAGTATATTGAGATCGATCCCATCCAGTTGACACAAGCTTATCATTACTGCTTGGCTTCCTAAATTGGCCGGATGGCTTTGACTTATCCCAAAAAACAGGACCATCATATTCTAGATTTTGGCAAACGAGCTCAACTACAGACGCAATACTTCTTTCCTCTGTTATACCAATATTAACAGGATCGGGATCATTGTACTCGTCTAGCAGGTAGAGTAAGATCTTCGAGAGATCCGGGGCATAGGTGAACTCCCTAAGAGCTGATCCATCGCTCCAAAAAGCAGGGGTGTTCCCAGTCTTTTTCGCTTCCCAAACTTTTCTGATTATTGCGGGAATAACATGCCCATTTTCTAAATCGAAGTTATCATGAGGACCATACAGATTGTTCGGCACAGCGCAGATGAAGTTACACCCATATTGCTGACGAAGTGCTCTAGATTGTACATCCAGCATTCTCTTTGAGTACGCATAGCCAAAGTTGCTAGAGTGCGGGGCACCGTTATGAATTTGGTCTTCAGTTAGCGGGTAATTTACTTGGTCCGGATAAACGCAGGTAGACAAAAGCGACACAACTTTTGTTACTCCGAATTTTTTTGAAGCCTGGAGTACGTTTGTATTCATTCTAATATTATCAGAAAAGAAGTCTGCTACAAAGTCAGTATTTCCTTTGACACCCCCAACTCTTGCCGCGAGATGGATTACAGCATCAGGAGTGTAATTCATTATCATTACTTGCGTATCATGCCACGAGCGAAGATCGTGATGTTTAGAGCTCATAAGAATAATCTCATGATCTGTCTCCACATCTTGAAATCCGGAACCGACCATTCCGGTCCCACCTGTAATCAATACTCTCATATTTCCATAACCTCGTAATAATGACCAATCAAAAACTTATTACCCTTGCTTAATGACTTTAGTTTATGAGAAGAATTATAATGCTCAGGGAGCATCACCCTAAAATCAAAGCTCACCCGCGTAACTCCGGTTCTATTTGGGAGATTTCCATGGATACATTGATTACCATTAAATTTTACAACCTGACCTGGTTCAAGCTCAAACTGTCTAAAATCCATTTTTCCTGGTCTACTCTCGGCGATCGTCGTATTACTTTCGAACATGCGGGTTAGCGCAAGAATAAAATTCATTTCACCAGACGGATGATTATAGTCACCATCTTTGTGCCAGCCACCCACCGCAACATTATCTGGTAAATGAACACGAAATGATGGCCATTTTTGATATATTAACTTGTCATTGGCACCCACGATGGGCGCTACAAAATCTTTTATAAAAGCCTTATAAGAACTTAAAAATTCTGGCCAGCCTGAGCGCATCTTATCATAAAAAACTCTATGAAACCTTGTGTCTGAATCGGATCCGGGCTCACTGAAAAACTCATATTGCTTATCTAAATCTAAGTGAAGATTATTCAGGTCTTTTCTTCCAAAGAGATCTTGAAATAACGAGACAAACTTATACTTTTCTATATCATAATCATAATACTTTTCCATGTATTTCCTCAATAGAAGCAATTACGTCTCGTATCCCTTCTTCTAATGTTAATTTTGGCTTCCAGTATTGTAGGATATATTCATCTGGAGGGACATCAACAAGCTTTTGCACTGTATCCTCTTTGGTACCAGGAATGACAGGAACATTTCCGCATATTGAAGAGACAATGTTCGCTATCTCTCTTATACTCGTCCACTCAAAATTTGTCACATCCAAAGACTGACCTGCAAAACGTGATGGGTCTTTACTTATCATGTACAGCGCCCTTGAGCAGTCTTCAGCATGCAAAAATTGTCTGGTCTCCTCTCCGTTTGTAAGCATCTCTATCTTACCTTCTTGTTGGGCCTTCAAAGCGAAGTCTGTTATTACGTGCGCTTTTTGTAAATCTCTTTCAGGACCATATACATTCCAAAATCGGGTGATCGTTCCACCCATTGAAATTGTAAGTCGTTCACCAATAAATTTCAAACCACCATACGTTGAGTGCTTCATGTCTGCCATTTGACTTGAAGCAAAAAGGAACGGCTTTGAATGCCGCTCAATGCAGCTAAACGTATTTGTCATTAGCTGAAGGTTGTTCATCATGAACCAGCTCTTATCCTGGTTCTGCTCAAGATACCGAGAGCCCCCAACATCATAAGCAAGAAAATAAATAAAGTCAGCCTTTGATACGGCTTCTTCCAAAAACCCATTGTTATAGATTCTTAGATCTTCTCCTTCTGAATCTACTATATCAAAAGTATCAACCTCATCCCCTTGTGCCCTTATGAAATCGCACAAAGGGTCCCCAATCTGACCCGCTGAACCAAGAACAAGATGCCTCATTTTGATAAAAGCTCCTTTACCCATGACGCTGCGTCAATTGTTGGCGCCCAATTTAACGCTTCACAAACAAGAGATGTATTAGCCATTGTATTTCGTGCATCGCCAGGGCGTTCCGGTAAATGTACATGTTCACTAGAGATAAGGTTTGCAATCTCCATTACACTAACCATCGATCCATGACCGACATTGTACACCTTGGCATTAAATCTATCAGACCGAAATGCAGCGTTAACGTTGGCTTTCGCAACATCTTTAACGTAAACAAAATCTCTTTTTTGATGTCCGTCGCCAACAATCGTCAATGACTCTTTATTTCTTAATTGTCTAAGAAATATGGCGATTACAGGTGCGTACTGTCCTCTCTCTGGCATTCTTTCGCCAAAGACATTAAAATATCTTAGGCAAACGGTATCAAGGTCGAAAACCCTAGAATAATGTTCACAAAGAGACTCGCCATGTAGCTTACTGAGTGCGTACGGATTTAGACAGTCAGGTTTTCTATCTTCGCTATACGGTATTTCTTGATCACCGTACACAGATGAGGAAGAAGAGAATATCACTCGCTTTATGTTATACTTTCTTGAAAGCTCAAGAATGTTTAGAAGACCAGTATAGTTTTCCCATAAAGTGGGTGGGGGATTTTCCATTGCTGGTACAATTTTTGTTTTCGCAGCAAGGTGAAAAACGTAATCAAAGTTGTGATTCTTAAAAATGCTATTCATTTTTTCCACGTCAATTACGTTCTCACGATAATTTACACATGAATCATTCCAATGAAAAACGTCGGATGCTTGGCCGCTCTCATCATCCACAACAACAACTTCATGCCCTAGCGAAAGTAGCTCATCTACAACATGACTCCCAATGAAGCCTGCACCGCCCGTAACTAGTGATCTCACAGTATCTCCCGTATTATTCTATAAAATTAAAGTACGTCATAAACGAACAACTCTAACACCATCATAGTCTACATTAACTTTAATCGCTTCTGGAGGGATTTTCATGGGTTTATCCTTATGCTTAAAGAATAGAAAGAACCCGCCATTACCAGCGCCACAAAGCTTGTGGCACAAAACGCTGTTAGACGATGTTAGCTCATCATCGATTAATTTCACCTTGTTATTCTTAAGGATCATCTTTGATGAAGACTTTTTCATTTCCCAACCGTCTTTCATTATTCTAGAGAACAAAGAAATATCCTCATTACGAATTGCCATCGTCATTTCATTCACCAGATCAATCAACTCAGTTGTTGGGGGTACCTTTATCGTCTTTAGAACCTTTGTCGAAGACCTACTGACACCGGTGGGGTGCAAATATATTTCTAAATTATCGAATATTCCAGTGTTAAGATTCTCTAGTCTTGGTGGTCCTACATTACTAAATTGGAGATATTTCAGACCGGGTAATCCACAGCCAAAAGTATCTTGCCAACCCAATAGTGGGTTGAAAATTCTTTCAAGCTCTAAGGCTTCATGACAAATCCTATATTGCGTGGCTGGTAAACCTTGAAGCTCTCTAATAGCTGCAATTATTGAAATCATATAAGAAGAAGATGATGCCAATCCAGACCCAGAAGAATATACATCGGTCGTTAGAGTTGTAGTACAAGGAGGCGTCCCAAAATGATTGAACGCTTCTCTTACCACATCGTTTTTAATCTCGTTTATAGAGCCGACTTCTTCGCGCTGAGAATAACCAACAATGTAGCGATTCTCTATAGCATTGAAGCCTCGTACATCTTTAGACAAAGTAGCGTATGTATAAAGATTAACGCTAAAATTAACGACTGCGCCGGCGCCATGCGTGTCAATATAGGCCTGCAAATCTGATGATCCACCGACCAAGCCAATTCTTAATGGGCACTTCGCTACAATCATATATCACACTAATCTATAGAATCATATATGTTTACATAAGAATCTACAACAGATTGTAGCGAAAAAGTATCATCGTATCTTTTTCTTGCAATTTGTGAAAGCCTATCACGAACTCCTGAGTCGTATAAGGAATCTATAGCAGCCGTATATTCTTCAAGCGATGAACAAATATATCCTGCGTCCCTTACTTGGTCTCTATGTCCCATTGATGGAGCAATATGACCGATAACTGGTATAGCATGATAAAGTGCCTCTATTATCGAACTTGAGCATTGCTCACCGTCGCTTCGAGCGTGAGTATATACATCAACCGTATTTAAGAATTGATGTACACGTAAAACATCTCCGGTAGGAGGAAGAAAAAATGCATTCTGGATATTAAGTTGTGTAGCATGCTGCTTGTAATATTCAGAGCCTCCCAAAACAACAAGACAAGTGTTCTTTTTTGAAGCACTAGAAAAGTGCCAGCCCGCCATCAGTACTTGAGAAAATATCCCGTTATCAGCCCTTTGATGCATTCCGTAAACTACTGCATCATCAGGTATTCCAAGCTCTTTTCTTAAGTCACCCACAACGGAGGGCATTTCAATTGCGGGGGGAATAACGACTGCTTTATCAGGTTCTCCTCCTGCGCGGTTCCACCGCTGATGCTGCTCTTCTGCAACAAGTACAACCTTCCTTACGTTATCTTTCTTTTCAGCCATATCTGGCAAATGGATGCTGTCCACAATGGGGGTGTTATTGATAAGCGTAAAGGGATATTCTGGATGTCCGGAACGACCGGTTTGAATTATATCAAAATCATTTTCATCAAAAACATCCCACAAATTGGTATCGACCCATTCATGTGTAGAAGTAGTGACATCCTTCCAGCCGACATTAAACTTAACAAGTTTCACATCTGATTCTTGCATATACTTTAACCGAAAAGGGTCTGTATCTAGATGCTTAAAATCACTACCAATATATGGCGCGGCGTCGCAATAAAAGTACGTTACCTCAAACTTCTCTTTGGGAAGATTAACTGCCAATGTTTGAAGATGCTTTTCAGTACCGCCAGAACACATTCCCCCAAATTTAATAAATGCTATTTTCTTCTTTTTCATTCTACTCTTTTCGATAACATATTAAGTTTCTTGGAAACCACCAGGGAATCCATACATTGTCCCAATGCGCATTTACGAGCTTATCAGTAGAAGAATGAAGTGCATCAAACTCTGTTTGCCAATTCGGCGCTTCTTTTACCGTGGGTACTTTATCTGTCGTAAGTCTCCTCAGCTCTAATGGGGCATCTTTTACAGCACGAGCTTCAGCGACCCAGTGTATAATATTTTCTTCTAGCTGTAAATTTCTTTTATACCCAGCATCTTGAAGCTTTTCAACCCAATATTCTGCGGGTTGCTCATTCACATGTCCCTCACCTCCCTGACCAGGGGCAGCAGCAGTCATAATGATATTCGATGCGCCGTGCTTCGTTAAGACATCTACGTAATTTCCCACAAATAACTGCTCAATATGCTCTGCAACTTCAATGCTTATTACCAGATCAACCGAATGAGTGGGTTGGTACTTTTTTCTTAAATCAAAATGTTCTACATTGGCTGGGTCAATCATCATATGATCAAAGGCAAATTTTGATCCCTCAAGACCCTTCACTTTTACACCGGCTTCTTCAAAACACTTAAGCCAATGTCCTGTTGCACATCCGACATCTAGAACACTTTTACATTTTAGCTCTTCGACTATTCGAGGAACAAGCCATTTTGCCATAGGAAAACTATCAGCAATATTATCTTTAAAGAAATTTTCGTTATAAATCGCCCCTAAGTCAATCATACGCTGGGTTAACGTTCGTCCAGATGGATCTTCTAAAATGTAGAAATCAAAATCTTCTAGATTGTATTGTTCCAATTTGTTTATATCAAAATTCTCGTCCTTAAAAATTCGAAGAAATTTCTCCGGATGCAATTGGTAATATTCGCGTAATAGCTGCGCCATTTCTTCATTTGAGCTCATCTCGGCTCCTGCCCTGTTTCAGTAATATAGCGATCTCTTAATTGCGGAATATGCCAGATATCGAGATCATGAAAATATTTCGCTCCATAATCATCAAAATACTTCATCAGGCCAGGTAACAAGTCTTTTCGCATAAACCACTTTTCGTCCCATAATGGATCGAAATTCGGGACAGCGGGAACAGGGACTCCCTCATACCACTCGGGCGGCATCTCAACAACTCCCACGTTATTCGTAAGTAAAGTAATGGCATATTTTCCACGAATTGCAGCGGCATGACCCGGTTTTTGAACAAGCTCCCCGCATTGACACCACGCTTGTTTAAGCAAAAAGTTGTTTAATGCCGCAAATTGGTAATGCATGACTGCACCTTGTTGGGTGGGTAACCTCAACCACGTACCATCATTGGATCCGAGAGTCCGTCCTTCAGCCATATAGTTGTAATCATAATCAAGACTTGGGTCATCACAAACGACAAAATCCTTGTAGTTATTACTCCAGACCGTATTGTCATGTCGAAAATGCTTATAGCTTTGCCAGAGCGCAAGCCAGTGCATTGCTAACTTTTGGCCTGGTCTTAATTGCGATATAATATCTCTAGCACCTGAAACGAAGTTAGTCGTAAATGTTTCATCAGCATCTAGACAAAGAAAGTGTGTACCGCCTGCTTCACGTGCATACCGAAAGAGATGACTTCGAATTAATCCACAGGGCCAACCACCCTTAAGTTTTTCAGTGTCTTCATATCCCTTGATTGTTGCACCTGCTTCTTCTAGAATCTTTCTGCTATTATCTGTTGATCCGTCATCGATTACAATGAGCTCGTCTACAATCGGCATAACATTCGATAAAAATGTTGGTAGAATCCACTCTTCATTTTTTACTGGTAAAATCCCGACTATCTTCATTTTTGCCTCCTATAAATAAAGGCGCCAAACCCAGATGGATTGTGACAAAGTACTGTTAAATCATGCTTTTCACCTTCCCACTCTTCGTAAAAGCGATATTTCGTTCTATGATATTGAGGATTAGAATGAGAACGTTCATCTTGAATATCGTCTACAAGAATTATCGCTTCATCAGCAAGAAGCGGCTCATAAACTTCAAACTCTTTCTGCACTTGTTCATAAACATGTATGGTGTCGCAGAATAGTAAGCTAATCTTGGTCTTAATGAAGCTGTCAACAGCATCAATAACATCTGGATGAAGACAATCCCCATGAATTGCCAAAAATGAACCTTCATCCTGTCTTTGGTTTCCCATATCACCCGGAATAAATCTTAAATCAACCACCGTGTCTATTGTTACAAATGACTGAGAAGATCTCATGGCATCAAGTATTGCAAGCGTAGATAATCCTTCCCTATTGCCAAGTTCACAAATAGAAGCATTGTCTGAAAGTCTAGAAACGATGTTGTGTAAAAGAGCAAAATATCCATGACAACGAACTTGTTCTGAATTTAAGAAAATTAACTCATTGTTCATATACGTGGAAAACTCATTATCTTCATTCACGAATATAGACCATCCAGGATTATTCCACTTTATTACAGGATTTTTTTCTGTGGCTTCTATTGCTGACTGTAGTACTTCACTTATATCTGTCATTTTGATCCATTTTCCATAATAAAATCAGAAAAATTTGGAATCATTTCTCCGACTGGCTTCTTCTCATCATACCAAGACAAATTCTTGATATCATATTTCTCAGTTGCTTCTGATACGTATCTCTGATCTATCTTATCAAGAATTCCGTATCTCATTTCTATAACAGTTCGCTCAAGGGGTTGCTTATTATCTGGACGTGTACTTGCACCCTGGCCTTCATCAAGGTATGCGCCTAAAATTTCATTAACGGTACCCACCAGCGTATTGGCTGCTAATCTAATAGATAGATCAAAATCCGCCCCAGACACGAGCTGCTCATCGAACATCCCGCAACGGTCTTTAAGCTGTTTTCTCCACATTAAGAATGGACCGGTGACCATACCTCTTGTTAATTCATGGTGCGGGGAACAATATGCAGAATGATCTACAAGCCTCCCGGCACCTGATCCGAATGTGTTAACAATTACAAAATTTCCGTGAACTACTCCGTGACAAGGATGACAATCCAAAAAATCTGCTTGCAGTTGTAAAGAATTTGGCACCCGTAAATCATCAATATTCCAAATTGCGACATAATCACCATTGGCCAGATTCCAGCAATCGTTCATAGATCGAGCTATATTATCAACATGCTCTTTGACGTTATGCACAAAAACACCGGGATATTCCTTTTGGAACTTTTTAACTAAATCAATCTCCCACTGCTCCGGAGCATTGTGGTCTAAGACAATCTCAACTTCAGCAAGATTGATCATAGAAGTTACGTTACTAAGAAATCCCTCTAAATATTTTCCACCCTTATAACACGGGGTTATTGAACTAATCTTTTTTGTCATCTGTGCTCTCTAAAATATCTAGAAATTTTTGAGCGCAGATTTCTAATGTTAAATTCTCTTGCACATACGCTCTTGGATCGAAAGAATCCAGGTTCTCCAAGAAGTATGTGAATGATTCATAGATTTCTTCTCTAGTAGCGCCTTCTTTGACTTTCACACCACAACGTTCATCAAAATAAGGGACAGCAGAAGCCGGACACTCAATACCATCATCTCGATCATCCCATACTTCTTTTTCAAAAACAAAGCACGGCAGGCCTGAGGCGAGGATTTGCTGATATGCAATTCCCTGGCTCTCTGTTCTTGTCACAAGTATAGCAAACCTACATTTGTTCACAGCATCATGTAGAGCTGACTCGTCATAGTTACCGTAAGATAAACACCCAAATACTAGACCCTTATCTATACAAAGCTCAGCGGCAACAGTCTTGTCTTCCTCCTCCATGTGCTTGAAATAGATAAGGCAGTCACCAAACTTTTCTTTATCGGTGGTGTCTGGCCAATCCTCAGTGTCAATACCAACTGGCCATACATGAATACTCTTGTCTTTCATAAAATCGAATGTAAAGTACAGATCTTTAACCCATTGAGAAGGAACGAGAAAATCTTGATATTGCTTGGCAATACTTTCAATAGGAATCTCCCACATATTTGGGCCAACAACATGAAAATCTTTACCATCCAAGCCAGCTCCTTCCCACGCATCAGGATTTGAAAGACAAGCACAGCGATCAAATTTCTCAGCAATCACAATCGGATAGTCTTGAACCTCCACATCTAGAGCCTCAAGACCTTTTCGTAAATTTTTATACACCATACCAGGGCCGCGGATAGTACGGTTATCTGTTAAAAGTCTAATCTTCATTCTTTCACCTTCGATGTGTCATTAGAATTAACAGGAGTTGAAGATCCAGCTCCCTTTCTATATTTTTCATCAAACTTACGTATCTGTCCAATGATACCCCAGTGTGTGGGCATTTTATCAACGTCACAAGACACATGCATTGCATCAACCACCTGCTTCGCAAGCTGTTGTCTGGCTTCTGTTATGCTCTTTGTCCGAATGGTACCCTTTTCTATGCCGCCATCTTCATGACTTATATCATCGACGGTGGACGTGCTAGGATCGCCATGAAGTCGATAGTGTAGTAATACTTGAGGGAGGTTCACCATTATCATCTCATGCTCTTTGCACCGTTGCCAGAAATCATAATCTTCAATGACGAAGTTAGAAGTATTAAAGAACCCAACTCCTCGTAAGTGAATATTCTTTTTGTACACGGCTGATGGGAATGGAATCGGGTTTTTCCCCCTCGAAAAACAATCATATATCTTATCATGAGAATATGGATTTCGAGGAGCTTCACAAACTAATGCTCCAATGTAATCTAATTGAGTTCCAATAATGTCAACAAGCGGATTCTGTTCTATGAATGCCGCCTGGTGCTCTAGCTTTGTCGGAAGCCACACATCGTCTGCATCAATCGGGGCGACCCACTCTCTTCTAGGGTCAGCATAGCAGACCGCAAAATTTAATGCATTTGATTTATTTGCATGATAAAGCTGGTATACCCTAAACCGTTTATCATTCGAAGTCAAATATGTGGCAATATCAGCAGATTTGTCTGTACAACCATTACAAATGATTAAGCATTCAAAGTCTTTATACGTCTGATCCATAATGGACTTGATCGCTTCTCCCAACCATTTCTCGCCGTTATAAACGGGCAAAACAACGCTAAACATCTTTTATTCCTACGCTCCTCATCCATGACTCTGCATTAACTGCTTTATCATCTACCAATAAATCATAATGTGGTTTCCTATTCATGATTAATTCATGATAACGAAGGCCCCACTTCTTCAATTGAGATACTGTTAAGTCAGTGTGGTCTATCCCGGAATTACATCCTCTTGCAGTAAAAAACTTTATGGTATGTCCTGCGTCATATAATTCGTTAATCTTTTCTATCATTGCTGAAAATGGTTCTGCATTTTCATACTTGCTATTTTTTTCTAAAGTACATATCGTACCGTCAATGTCAAAACAATAAATCACGTTTAATCCTAAACAGGCGTATGAAGAAACACCTGGTGTACACATTCAACCACACCGTAAGAGTGCGAATCAACATGCATGTCAAGCTCAGCGTAGGTTGAATATTTACTCCGCATTTGATTATCATGATCAAAGCCAGTAATAATCACAAAGGGTATTCCGTTTTGTGAACAATAATGACAGCAATTAACCACATTCATTGAATTACCAGAAGAAGAAATCAATATTACTAGAGTCGTATCCGTTACAAAATCTTGAAGAAACCTTTTGTAGGCTTCATCCATTCCAAAATCATTAATGTAGCAAGTAAGTCTTGAAGCATCAGAAAAAGCATACGCTTTTTTTCCCAAAAGCTTTGTATAATCTTGCGCAATATGAGAACAAATTGCATTGCTACCACCATTACCGATCATGATTACTTCAGTATAAGCGGAAAGAAGTTGCTTCAATCTATCTACTAAACTTTCGTCTATCTCATCGATCGCTTTTTGTACATCAATTAGCTTCATCTTTTCTCACATAAAGTGCATCGCCCCAGCCGTGTTTTGTCATCTCTGTCATGGTTCTTTCAAAACCATACTGTGACAGAAATTCATCAAGCTCTGATATAAGCGCGCAGTCCTCATAGAGGTGCTTTTCATTAACCTCAAGATAAACATAATCCAAATACTTTAATTGTTCATACATCCCATTAAGAGCAAGAAGCTCGGCACCTTGAATATCGATATTCGCAAAGTTAAACAATGATCGATCAAAGCCCTTCTTGTCCATCATTGTATCAACGCGGAAGGCCCATGTTTGTACTTTCATGATATACTGAACATTCGGATGTTCTTTTGAATGTTCATCAAATTCTAAAAGAGAAGAAGACTCACCGTTATTTGCGATATTAAGCTCAACCAATTTATCATCTTCATTGCAGGCTGCTCCAAAAACAACTGTTGAACCGAAATCATTGATTGTTCTATTTATCAAATGTGGGGCAATACCGATATTCGCCTCAACCCATATTATCCTATGAATTCCACAAGACTTATATCCCTCTAACTCTTCCGCCACATGCGCGCCAAGATGTAAAACACCGGTAACGGGGGTTTCATCAAATAGCGGTTTCAGTTGCTCAAATTTTATTAACATCTAGTCTCCACGCTCAAGAAGAGCTCTTATCTGCATTCGCGCATTATTTTTCACATCGACAAGATCTTTGTGCAGAGCCTGCTTCTTCGAGCTATTAAAATTAGAGGCCTCATGAATTCTGTGGTCTACTAGGGCCTCGTCCAGATTAGCGAACTTTAATCCCGCAAAAACACAGCGAGACCACAGGTCATAATCTTCTACCGCATTTAGCGGGTCATAAAATCCAACAACATCAGTATGAATTGATTTTCTATATATTACGCTACTATTACAGATTGGATTTTCTTTACGATGCAAAATAGAATGGTATATTTCAGAGTTTGTCGATGGTAAAACTGGGGCTCCGGTCTTTAAATTTTCAGACTCATCGATGTAACGCATTTGCGTTCCAATGATATCAACATCTTCGGTTATACGAGCAACTTGCTTTTCTAGTTTGGTAGAATGCCATAAATCATCAGCATCACAGATAGCTATCCACTCGCCAGTTGCATTAGCTATAGCATAATTTAGCGCGAGGCTTTTACCTTTTGTTGGAAAAAACATATTTTTCACCCCACTCTCAAGCTGGGCAACCATCGAATCAACCATAAGATGGCTGGAATCGGAAGAGCCATTATCAACAAAAACTAATTCAACTGCTGAATATGTCTGTTCAAATAAAGACTCAATAGTTCGAAGAATATACTTTTCAGCATCTCTGTAGGGGATTATAACTGAAACTGTGGTCATGAACGTACCTCAGCATGATTTTTATCTAAAGCTACAATCTTAGCAGGATAACCAACTTCTTGGGGGTTGTTATATTCTGCAAAACAATAAGACGGAGTCATAATCTTTAGATAACGAAGGTTCTCGGGTCTAGTCACATATTCGTTTAAGTGAGATTCATCATGCCAAACCGCGACTATTCCTCTAGAATTATCATCATCAATATTCGTAGATATCTCTTTCGACATTCGAATGAACGCCTCATAAGCTCCACCGTTAAATCCACCCGCTACATAGCATGGTCGATAGCGATGGGGAGAGATAAATGCTTTTGATTGTTGTCTAGACTCTGGTGTGCCCAGTGGGTGCTGGGGTGTTTTTCCAAGATAAAACCCGGGGTGGGCGGTGGCTACAAGACCGTATGTCTTTTGGGGCATCACTTCTTTTCCCACTTCTTGTACTACAAGCATATCAGCGTCAGAATAAAAAAGGTACTCCGGCCTCTCTAAATTTAAGCTCTCCAATCTATCGTCCAATGTAGCAAAGTGACGATAACGATAAAGCGTATCTCCAGGGAATCCCATTCTTTCGATATGAAAGATTTGATGACTTAATCTTGTCTCGGGAATGTATTTCTGTGCACCTTCAATATCATCAGTAAAAAGATAACATATTATCTCTTCATCTCTTAGAAAATTTTGAGCTATTGAAGAATAAAGCCCGGTCAAAAACTGGGTATATTTTCCGGTAGCGATTGTTAGAATGCCGATCATTTTCGTTCCCTAAATGGTAAATCTACAACAAAATGCGCAGCATTTGGAATGTATTTAGATAATTTTGAGACGTCAATCTCAAGCCCCTCATTCCATTTCTTAAGTAAATGCTCTGAAGATATTTCACCGCTTCGGTTTTTGTGCGTATCCTGTACTCGATTCAAGGGGTTATTAAACAGAGAAGACTCAGTATAGCATACGCACATATCAGGAATCGCAAAAGTAAACTGTAAAGTTTGCATCGCTTCTTCGAAAGAATTCGGAGCCGTAAATTCTAAATGCTGGATCCAGCTAAGTAATTGATTTGTTCTGAATACATTACCGTCTACAGAAAACGGATAATTCCAGTCATATTGTGAATTTCTCCAGCTCCATAGAAAGTGGTTATTCTGAACGCTACCATCAGGAATTGGTTGGGTTCTATTAATTGGATAGCAGTAATTAAGGTGCATCCCCATCCGAAGGGAATATGTCAATATTTGTGGATTATTCATTAGAATATTCGCGCATGTATCAGTATCGAACGGTCGTCGAAACACAATATCATCGACCAGAAACAGACACAACGGACCAGCATTTTTTAGAAACGTTAGCACCTGACCTTTGAAGTCATTATCTTCATAAAAATGAATACCGTTGGTCTTCGATTTTACTTCTTCTAAAGCCGGTAAATATTCATCATCATAGCTATATAAAACAGTAATATCACGAATGGGATTTACATACTTCATCGATCGTAATAACGCGAACAATTGTAAGGGCCGATTTCTAGAAAAAATACAAATACTAGTTTGCCCAGACCATCGGCAAGAGTGAACTAAAGAATGTGAATGTGCCGAATGGTCATGATCATGAGGCATTATCTAATCCCCTCCACCACTTCAAGAATTCTATTACAACGATTCACGAATGTGTGTTCTTTTCTTACAAGCTCTATAATACTATTTTCAAATTCTAAATTGCGATTCTTCAAATACTCGTTTGTTTTAATTGCGATTTGTTCGCAATCTTCTTCATAAAAGTCTTCACCACAAATCTCTTTAACCACAGGACTATTACAAAATGTCGGTTGCCCATAAGAGATGTTCTTAAAAAGCCGGCATGGAACATATCGGTTCTCTTTTTGCCAGCCAGCCACTATTGCTGGAGCCTGATTCGATGAGCGTATTAGCTTTATCATATTCTCTCGATCGACACCTCGATGAGCATGAACCGGGATACCCATCCTTGAGTGCATTGCCTGAGCATATTCTTGTAGTTGTTGTAGATTTCCCATTGGACCATCTGTTACAGACCCAACCCAATTTACAGCCATATTAACTTCTGGTGCAGGAACAGGATCATATATCATTTCTTCCGGAAGCAAATCAGTCGCCCAGGGCTGGTAAAGACATTTGTCATTTTCTTGCCAGTATGTAAAAGCGCTTAAACGTTCAGCTGCTCTTTCGGGAAGCAAAGTATCCTTAGTATATACCTGGAGGTTTATGTAATTATCATTTTGTCTAAATCGGATATCGTCGACGTTGTGTAAAACGTAAAAGCTGTCTTTGTTAATACTCAAAGTCTTACAATCAATCCCACATGCGATTACCAAAGAATTCTTAAGAAACGAATTCTCAACTTTTTCAGCGGTATTTTCAATCCAAACTGTCTCAAGGCCGAGTGACTCAAACGCCTTAAAAAAACAATCATGAATGTAGCTATGCGTATGAGAATGAAGTGGTAATCCCCATATAATAATTTTATCAAAAGAGCTACTTGTCATTCTTTATATTCTCCATTATTTGTTCGTATTGCCACTCTGCCATTACAGGCGGCCTTTCACCCGCTATTAAGCCCATCGTTTTATAGAGGTGATAATACATGTCAGATATCAATATGACAATATTCGGATTATAGTCTTCTCTAACTGTTTGTGTGTAATCGATCAATACCTCATTGATGTTAGCAAATTTTGCAAATGGCATCATTCTACACCAAAGCTCAAAATCTTCTGCAAGGTGCCATAGATCTGAATAACCGCCAACGCGCAGCATCACCCGACGTCTAACCACGACAGAGGGATGACATATCGGATTTTGACCGATCATGAGCATTTGCTTCATGCTATTATCTTCTACGGCATAATTTACTTTCTTTCCAAACGTCCCTATTTCCTCGACCCTACCATCGGGATCTAATGTTCTTATTTGAGTCCCGATTATATCTAAGTGAGGTTGCTCTTCGAATAGCTTCATTTGCTTTTCAAGCTTATCAGGATACCAATAGTCATCATCATCTTGACGAGCTATAAATTCGCAATCAGAATTGTATATTCCATAATTTAAAGCAGGAACTAAGCCCTGCTCTTTGCAATGTACTATTCTTACATTCGCAGTATCAGCAAATTTGTGAGCAATATCACAACTAGAATCCGTGCTATTGTTATCGACTATTAGTGTTTCGAAATCTCGATACGTCTGGTCGGCTATGGATTTAAGTGAGGCTGCTAACGTTTTCTCCCCATTATAGACGGGTAGAATAATTGAGACTTTTGGCATCTTTATTTCTCATTTGACTTTTCATATGTAATAAATGTAGAAGGATGCCCTCGTTGTACAGAGATATGCGGAACTTTTTGTGAAAAATCTACCTTATTGTGAAAAATCCAACCTCCCAATTCATCGGCCAGTTTTCCCGACAATTCAACGATTTCTGATTCTGTTACTTCTGCCCACGGCTTATCAAACATCACATTATTTTCAGCTGTATCTTCTGTATCTAATCGATACATACTCTTCCAGAACTTGCCCCAATGAAGTCTATATTGTCCTATCTTATTCGCGATATTATACCACGAATAGTGGTGGACGCCTGGTAAAGACTCAATTGCTCTATTGAACCACTCTTCATATTGCTTTCTTGCTTGCTCATTTCCAGCCAAGCCAGCCAATCTAACGCTATGGACAGACTGATCATAAAAGCCAGCATGAGGTAATACTTCCCCAGTCTCCTTGTCGATATAGTCACAGCTGTCTGTCCCCGGGGAGGCATACTCAAAGCCGGCTTCATCAACATTCAAAAGCGCTTTTGGGATTCCCTGAGTAATGCTCGGAATATTTCTACTTAAGCGCCACTTCCAGGGATTTATATCCATCCGAACTTTTTCTGAAGACCCCCAATATTCAATGACCGGTAGTGACACTATGTTCGCATACCTTGGAAAATTCCTTAGAAGATTTCTAATTTTCTGATAATCATCTTCATGAACGACTTCATCTGCATCCATTTGCCAACAATATTCTGATGTACATAAATCTCTAGCAGCTGCTTTTAATTTTCCATCTGACTCGTATGCAAAGCTTGGACTTTCCGGATCCACAATATTCTGGTGCACCTTTAATCGTCCATCGCCTTGTGCAGAAGCCATGAATTGCAGCTCTTCCCAGGTACCATCAGTTGAACCGCCGTCTAGTACAATAACTTCGTCACAAAATCCAAGCATTGAGCTTACAGTGGCTTTCCAAGGATACTTCATTTGAGAAGCATTACGTAGGGTAGTGTATCCACTCAGGGTTGGAGTATAATTCATAATCTGCTTTATTGCGACCCAGAATCGATCTCTAGCTGCATAGAGATATGAGAGCATCGTTAACTCATCCCCAGCGAACCACTCTTCATCTTTGTGCTGGACATTTTCATTAAGCGCCAACTTGCAACCAAGCGCCCGGGCCTCGATAACCATTCTCGGACATGTGTCCCCACCTTTTGGAAGATAAACAAAACCTTCGGAAGCAGCTAGCTTTGCTAAGAGCTGTTCGTGTGGCATACCCCACACAATTTCATAATCCAAATTATTCTTCTTACAGTGCTCTTCAGCATTATCTGCACCCTTTATCCATGAATCAGAACCGAGGATAATCCATCCCTTGCGGTCTTCTTCGTTTGTCGTTTCTGCCAACAGGTTAATAGTCTGGAAAAACCGATCATCAAAAACACTGCTTAAAACACACCTAGCATTTTCTTCTAAAAACGGAAATCTTTCTAGATACCTCTTTTCTTGAGCCTCACTCATCCACCAAATAGTTTTAGCTGCATGAAAGAAAGCTGATATCATTTTTCCATGTAGCTGCTCAGAACAATCACAAGGTGAACCAGTTTCATGCTCATGTTTTTCTATCGATCGATACTGACAAAACTTATAATCATACTCTAGAATGGAGTACTGAATATTACCAATTATGGAAGGGATTAGGTCAGGTTTAAGAGATGAAAAATTCCCAAAGACCCAGTGCTTTTCAACACCATCTCTGAGAAGATCCATAGTGACTTTATTTGCATGTAGCTTCTGAATATTCAAATCAGTAGCTGAGGTGATCAAAGCTTCGGTGGTCATTTCAGCTCCACCAGCATAATCTTCAACAAAAAAATCTGCTACAAATATAACATCCGCAGCTGGGTCTAGTTGGACCGCCTGCGGAGTATCAAAGGGACTACCAAACATCAAAACACTCCTGCTGATGCAATAATAAGCCCTCTTGATCGACTGTAAAGAAAGAAAAATCAGTTTTTTTAGTGTACAAATTTTACAGCGACTGTATATTAATTCTGAATTCAGTTCTTCAGTAACTAATCAAATATTCTAACTTATCTAATTTATAGATTTATTAATTAAATTAATTCAGTAATTATGGAGTTGTTGATTCTTTCAGTACGTAGACTATCTGAAAAGTGATATAGTTTGTCGACGTTGTCGATGTACCGTTCTCATCATAAAAAGTACTGTTTCCAGCTGTAAAGGTCATCCATAGCCTGTCACCTGCCTCGAAAGAGCATGAGCTAGCTCCAAAATCAAACGTCGTCGGTTTTCCGGCTCTCGAAGTGCTGAAATTCGTATTGTAGCTCATCGCAGCGGTATCAGAATCGACCGCGGTTAGGCCTGAAAGATCTGATATCGCTCCGTCATCAACTTTGTACCACTTGATGGTACTATTGATCAATGCAAATCCCTTCCCAATATTATAATCTGGGAGCGCTTCTACGAATTCAATATATCCATCACATGGTGCAATCCAGGAATACCGCCACTGTGTGGGATGAGTTAGGCCGGAGCGGGTCGAATCGCCATCATCCGGCGAAGCCTTCACAACCATCTCGGTTGTATTATCGGCGTCAGACAGAAACATTCTCCATTGCATATAGTTTCTATGACCATCAATATCGATTGGCTTATCCGAACTCCCGGAAGATATCAAAGCGGTAGCAAGTACGCTGGTGGTAGCTGGCTCTATAACTACTCCACCGTCTGACCCAATTCTCATCCGCTTTGTACCAGAAGTAGCACCATCAGCAGTTGTATAAAAATCGATTTGTCCAGGCTGACTTACACCGTCAGTCCAGGTTCCTGTTCCAACTTCTCCAATAATTGCCGCAGCTATACCATAATCCACAGTATCAAACCCATGTGGCACAGAACCGGTTGCAGCCAAAAACCTGATTTCTCCAAGGTTTTCTCCGTTAGCGAGAGTGCCATCACTAGCGTATTTTCTCATATTAAATTCTGGACCTGAGTTTTGAAGGGTCGCTCTACTGGTTATGTTCAATTGAGGAATCACACCGTTCCCGGTAGCCATAATGCTAACAGGATTTGTTGAATTGCTGTTTATGTTCGACCCACTAAAGCTTAAGACCTCCCCTCCACCTGCAGCGATTGGAGAATATAACTTATCGGCTCTAATACTCTTGAATGCTTTATCTGAAAATTGACCAGTTATTGTAGCGCGAGATCCAGCTGTTGCAGATGCCGCCCAGGACTGACCGGTCGCTATTTTAAAGCCAGCGTCAGAATAGGATGAGTAAGTTAAGACATCGCCGGCACCTGCACCTAGATGAGTCACAAAAACGTCTTTATAGCTAATTGGATTTTTTATCCAGAGGGCTGATGTAAAATCAGTGTCATATTCCAGAGTGATGTCTGTACTAGGGTCAAAGTATGCACCGCCAGAATATTGAGCGTAATTAAGCGGCTCGACAATAATCTTAGTCCCATCCGTGTAATAGTAGGGACTGGAGTTTTTGCCAGTTATTTTTACCGTAACAAGCATCTGCATCCCGAATTCATTGAGGTCGATTTCTCTCCCACTGAAGCTAACTAAGAAAGTCGCACATTGAGTATCCTGATGTGTAACCACACCAATCGAATCTGCTATTTTTAACCAGTAACCGTTTCCTGACACACCGGTGATATTGACTTGTGTACTAAGCGGCTTCTCGAAGCCTTTTTGGGCGTTCGCAATTCCATTAATTTGTAGTGTACCCGCAAGAGTAGTATTACCCGAACCGTCAAATGTTACGCAAGTATTGCCCCCACTGTCGCCGATATCATTACCTCTAATGATCAGATCTCCATCAACATCAAGCTTAGCAGCTGGTGTTGGAGTCCCAATGGAAACGTTTCCACTGTCAAGAGTAAAGACAGTTGTTCCGCCGGAGTCTTGAACTGTTCCGGCATCGACTCGAAGGGGAGCAGCTACTCGACAAGAAAGGGGGGTCATGAACAGGGCCAGCGCACCGTTTTGGTAGATCCTTTGTCCTTCAATATCAATTCTGCCAGTAAATCGTACCGATGATGAGCTAATTCTCATCCTACGTACAGGACTAGTTTCTGCATTTCCCCTGGTATAGAAATCCATCCATGTTTCAGATAAATTTGTATCATCATGATTAGCCGAAGCAACACCTTCGATGTAAGCCCCCACCTGCTTTGTTCTTTCTGCGTATGTGGAAAAATTCGCATCCGAGCTCCACCAAGCGATTCTGCCGAGGTGATCACCGGCCATAATAGAACCTTTCGGTGAGGCGCTGCTTCCACCCATCGCGCTTGCATATGAGACAAGGTTAAGCGTTGGTTGTTGCTCTTGGCCTGCGTAATAGCCACTGCCGGCGATTGGCGATCCATTATATAGCGAGACGAGAGTTAAGGATCCAGAGGGTATATCTCCCTTATCAATCTCCCAATAGTATTGTTGAGTATTTTTGGGAAAGGCTCCAGCATAGGTGCCACTTACCAATATAGTTCCACCTTGATCATCGATTCTTAACCTGGTCCGGACCTGGTCTCCTTGAGCTATTTCAGCAGCAGATGTGTTGGCATCCAAAGAGTAAAGACTAACAGTAAAGTTCGATTTATGTGTTGACGACCCATTGTTATTATACGCTTTGCTAAACCCAACCCGGCCGCTATATAGCTCTGTACTCTTATGAAATGAAGTATCGAAAGTTATTTGCGCCGCATTTTCCGCGCTTGTATTACTGTTATTTCGAAGAAATAATACCGATTTTGATACGTCAAAGGCGTCAACTGCTATCGAGGTGTTATTTTTATTTTCAATGTGCAACGACGCAGTTGGAATATAACTCCCCCATTCGTTGCTAGAATTTTCAGCACTGGGAATAGTATTAGGCGCCCCAATTCCAATTTTCGTATTTTGCCCACCTGCCATAATGGTGAGTGCTCTATTTTTGAGGAGATGATTCGGCGCTGAAAGACCTCTTGCTCCATTTGCGATTGCCCAACTATTCATCCGTGCATTAGTACCATATCTTTTCGGACTAACGCCCATATTCCAATTTCCGCCCGATCCGGCGGTTGGCGGGGACGTTCCAGCATTCGTATCATTGCTATGCTGGAATGAAATCATTGGATAGTGGTTGCCATTGAATGAACCGTTATTTGGCCCAACTGCATTTATTTTTAACCATGAAGGAGCAGTTAGTTGAGACCCAGAGATAATAACAGACCCATCGCCATCATCACCACCTGAATCTGGTTGACCGCCACCCCCTAATCGAACTGGTAAAGCGGCAGAACCAGCATCAGGTAAAACAAGCTTACCCTGGTTTTGGGCTTGGTCTCTACGTCGAAAAGAAAATCTTGACTTATTGGAGGCGCCATGATCGACATACAGTCCAGGGCTTGCAGTCTCACGAGCATCACCGTCCTGAGTGAACTCATAGCCGGATACGGCACCATCTTTTGAGTCCATAGCCATATAGGCATTACCTTCAGGACTAGAAACTCTAAATTGTTGATATGGTACACCGCCAGCGGATGATTGATTGTTAGGCCAAGTATTTGTACCGTCAGTCCATTCCCCGGGATGCCCAACTTGTAGATACCCAACACTGGCACTACCATAAACGACGAGATCTTTGTCAATACCAACCGAACCAGCAGCTGTATTCATTCTTGCTTGCCACCCAGGGCTAGCGGTCCCGGCTGCTGATGAAGCTGAAATGATCATCCTTGGAAATGCTATACCTTGATTTGTGGAATTATCTTCAGTATGAAAACTCAGTTCGGTTCGTCTATTTTCATTTGTAGCCCATGTACCCTTTGCCGTCGCTCTTATTTCTGCACCGACACCTGGGTTGGTGTCTTCACCACGCCAGACTATTGTTCCAAGTCTATCGCCAGACTGGATATTACTATTCAAATTCGAAAAAGTGGCAGATGCTTGTCCAGTAGCGTCTCCAATCCCTAGAGGGTTTGATCCAGTAATTGAAACCCCGCCTTGAATGTCAGCTGTTCCTGTTAAAATTAGCGCCCGCAGCTGGCTGTCAGTGCGTCCTACTGAGCTGGAGAGAATTCCGCTTGTCTTGATATCGCCTTTTGAATTAAGCGACCCGGTTACGTGAGTTTGGTTTGACCCAGTAAAATGAAGAGAAAAAATCGCCATTATTCATCATCCTCCAAGGGTGTAAGCCCCATCTTGTATTTTTTTCCTGTTATGTTGTTCACAACAACTAGCATGTCTCTTTCCTCGTATATTGTCCAGTCACCCCGATTGTTTTTCAGATGAAGGTCACCAGTATAGACATTCGCCCATCGAGCAGTAGAACTTCCGAGGTTATATTCGCTATCAAATCCAGGAAGAAGACTTCCGGATACTGCTAGATTTCCTTCGAACCCGCTTCCTGTTGAGGTATTACCGCTCGAGCCCATTGAAAAACTTATACGCCCGCTTGCAGTGCGATTCGCAATATGTAATATTTTCGGACCAGGTTGAGAACCAGCTGTATTAGTATATTGAATGAATGTGCTAGCTTCATTTGGATCCCAAAAAAGCTTTCTACTATTTCCTGCATTGGTTTGAATGGAAATATTTTTGTTGCTATTGATTATCATTGACATATCAGCAACAGCGCTACCACCAACGCCGAACCCAAGTTGCCCGGCACTTCCTGTTACAAAAACCCCGCCGTATGTAAAGAATCCGTTTGAGTCGGCGATAGGAGCTATCTTTATTTGTCCGACCTTTGCAGACCCAACAACATCAAGAAGAATATCATCACCTGTTACAGCAGCATTATGAAGCCAAATTGCTCCGTTATCTACAGTCACTTCTCGACCAAGACCTGCACCCTCAACCCCGGCATCATTTGTATCGTAAGCTTTATTAAGGCTTCCACCGAAGCTAGTATTATCACTCGTAAGCGTTCCTGAAATGTGTACATCACCGCCAAATAGCGATATCGATCTTCTGTTTAATTGATTTGCGATGTCTGCCGGCGCTCGAGTTCGCATTCCAATAGCACCACTAACGAAGAAGAAGACATCAGAGTTTCCTGCGCCTGAATCATTACTGCTAACCAGGTTGGTCGGCCGTGGATTATTGTCTGAATATCCGTCAAATCCACTATCGAATGAGAATGATCCGGTGGTCATTCCATAATTTGGTACATTCAACGCAGTCCTTGTTACACTAAAGAGGTCATCACTGACTGCTAAGCTTGCTAGCTGTGTTAGTGACTTAGCGGTTCCCAATGAATTGTCTCGGAACATTAAGTTGGTACCAGATTTCTGGATGTAATGATTTGCATCGTAGAATCGAAGATAAGCAGAGGTGGATGTTAATGTAAGATTCGACAACTCAATGCTTCCCGCACCTAAAGCGCCAGAAACGTAAACATCGCCACCAAACAATGCAGTTGCTCTTGTAGCGGCCGCCGTATCGCCAGCTTGATACTTGCTACCGGTAGACCCACTAAAGAATAGTAGAACATCATCGCCGTTTGCAGGATCAATATTCGGATTAGAATCGCTAAATGTATTATGAAGCATTACTCGTCCGGTATTATCATGTCCTATAACGGTGATCGCTGGTGAAGTTGTCGGAGCATTACTGTATATCTTTGTGTCAACAGCGACCTGGCCACCATTTATATTCAGTGTCTTTATTGATGACTGACCATCTGCATTCAATATTTCGGTTCCAGAAGAGATTAATTTTATTCTTCTATCTTGGAATCTAATAGCTGTTTGAGGCGCACCACCTACGCTATTCTCTTGTCCGTCATGATAAATGTATTCTCCAAGCGCCATGCTTCCTGATATGACAACATCGCCGGTAAATAAGGACGTTCCACGATTGTGCTTAAGTGGTAGATTACCTGCTGAACCAGAAAAGATCAAGGTGACATCTTCATTCTTATCCGTGAACATTCCGTTATCGAGTTCACCAGCGCTATAGCCTAATGATGCATATCCGGTATCCGGAGCAATATTGGGGGCAGATGAAGTAAAGATAAGGACGGCGCCGGTACCTGCGCCTTGTGCTGTGTTTGCCTCGGCAGCAAAAATCTCAACAGATTGTCCCATCCCAGTTGTTTTAACTGTTATTTCTTTCGACGTGCCGTAAGAAAGATTTCCGTTGGATGTTTGTCCACTACCATTGATGTACTTGTTGTCGCTCGCAAAATAGATGTTTTGTCCATCTGTAAATTTGAGGCCCTGCATAGAGCCCATTAAATCAAGCTCAAGTTTGTTTCCAGTTAATGTCCATCGTACAGGGTTTGCAACGGCTTCATTAAAGTAAAGGTGCTGAGCGCTAGATAGATCCATTGAATAAAATGATGCAGACATCTGAAGCGTCTGACCATTAGCTTTCATCAAGAGCCCATTCGGATTCGTTCCATCGCCTTGCCTAACTAGAAGATTATCTGAACCCAATTCTATTGTTGGAGCATTAGACAACCTGAGACCTGTCGCGAGATTGAGGTCTAGCCTATTATTCGATGTGCCTTGCGCGGATTGAAAGAATACATTATCGTTAACATCAAGATAGATTTTCTGTGCTGTGCCAGATACACCCGTAGAATTAAAGGAATAACTAGACCCACTGAATACCATCGGCCCGAGCGCTCCACCACCGCTAAGAGTGCCTGCATGTAGTGTAAGTTGTCCAGCACTTCCCGTATTACCCACTTTAACGTTATACGTCGAAGCACCTGGAACTTGGGATGCTGTGACTGTCATTCCGGCAGCTGTTCTAAACCCAGCAGCTCTGAGATCAATTGGAACAGTTCCACCAAGATTTTCATCCACGCCTGGATGGGCGTGCATCGCCATCCGGCCTACTAAGAATGTATCAATTCCATGTCCGGAACCATAAGTCTGTGTATCTCTCCCGAATACAAGCGCAGGAACAAACGTACCAACGCCATGTCCATAATCAGACTTCATCCATTCAACTCTAGACCCGGATGATATCGCTATTCCTCCACCTGAATTTCTTTGTACACTTCCAGAGTTTATTTCCAGTACAGGATCTGAAAGAGATGCAGTAATAACATGACCCTTAATAAAGTCCCCATGAACCGTGAGGTTACCCCATACATCTGCATTACCGGGGTTGCCAGATGTTCCAACATGAAGATCTTTCCCGGTTGTAACTAGAGATGCATTTCCGCCAAGAAAGACGGGGATATTTGTCGAATCTGTCGCTAATTGAACACCATGCACAGTTGAATCAGCATTGATATATACCCCAGCGTTCCCCGCTCCTTTCGCACCGATTTTAACCTCAGACCCGCTGAATATCAATTGCGACGTCGCATGGATCGATGCACCGGCGTCGGAGGTTGCAATAAGACCTGTGAGGCCAGCATTTATATCAATCACAGTCGCGTTTAATTCGACTTCCGTTGTCGCTGCGCCAACCTGAATCTTGGATGTGTTTGCACTCGTGCCTATGGAGATATTGTTACCTGTTGGTCCGGCATCGATAAGAACGCTATTACTACCGGTCATAATCAGTAAGCCATCAGCATTAAGCGTTAAGGAGGCTTTGCTACTTCCTGTTCCCACCGTTTTTATGGTGTGAGCGCCTTGGTTTCCAGAGCCGCTCATCTGTAGATAATTATTTTGGTAACCACTTGCCCCTGAACCACTCGATGCTAGCGTTACTGTATATCCACCTTTCCCAGCAGTGTCTTCGGGATCGACAGAATGATGTTCAATTACAAAGATCTTCTCTGTCGATTCAGTCTTTCCAGTGTTGAAGCGGTTCCACCCCCGGTTCCATACAGATACGTCACCACCGCGAGAGGTGATATTGATAACTCCATCTGTGTCATTTGCATCGTACCCGGCGGTGATATTGATGTCATCGGTTGCTCTCAGCTGAATGTTGTCTTCTGACGTCAGATACATGTCTCCGAGACCGGCACCTATCTTTATTCCACTACTAGGCTTGGACGCTGTTATAATCAGCGTATGGGAACCAGGATAATCGTATTTATTTTTGGGACCAGCACCGGATGCGGCTTCTTGGTAGAAGATAGCTGTATCACCGCCGCCTTTTGTTCCACCACCATAAAAACTAATCCCAAGCTCCTGGCCAAATTCACCTTGGGTTGGTGAGCTTTCCTTTCCTGGAATGTAAATTCCACTTGAAGCCGTCACTTCCCCATATTCGAATTCAAAATGTACGGGATAGGTGTTTGTTCCCTGAAATCTTAGTCTGGCATTATCATCGGCCCCTGGGGTACGGGGTTGATGTCGAATTCGTAACCGAACATCGCGTGAATCAAAATAAAAGTCCCTGAACGGATCAAGTGCTATATCACCAGAACCAGATATCGTAAAAACGCTCTTGTCTGGATTGTCCTTGGAGAATCCGCCCGCTCTTCCAGCATGTAGCCCATCACCCGCAACCAGGAACCGGAAACCACCCTTTTTTAATCCAGCATCAATAGAGCTTGAGTTAATAAAATCAGAATACCAGTGTGACGGTACAGGTTTCCCCCCGATATTTGTATCGGCAGATCCTGAAATGCTCCACCGATCTTGTTGAACATAAGTTGGGACCATGGGGGGCCCAACTGCTGCGGGCTTGTAGGAAGCAGTAGTTGCATGCCCGAAGCTAGGGCCTTCCTGAAAGGCGGGCCCGCCTGCGGTGCCGCCGGGAGTATTTGTGGGGTGGTGCCAGCTGGCAGAGTTGTTAAGGATTATATCTTCACTTGGATCATAAAATCCCGATCCATCACCGGAGAGATTTCCAGAAATATGAACATCGCCTTCGAATAATGCGATACCACCGGTCTGCATTCCTCTTCCACCGACTGAACCCGAGAATACTACGAAAGCATCTTTATTTTTTGTTAAGTTATTTACCTTGCCTGCCCAGTCTGTCATCCTAAATGAAACTCTAGGTGGGATGATCGAGTTTCCCTTCTGGATTACTAATGCATCCTGGGTCTCACCACCATACAGCGTTGGAGAAGAGAATAAGTTTCCAGATAGAAACGTATTATCAAACACCTGGAAATCACCATCGACAGTCTTATCAACGTTAATAACTTGTCGTTTACCGAAAAGCGTTCCACTGATTATGACATCTCCCATAAAGAGTACAGCGCTTCCTCCCGGACTAACAACTGGTTTGTCAATGTGTTCACCGGTGTTTGCAGTACCAGAGAATACCAACCATGGCTCATTCCCAAACTCTTCGAACATGCCGGCGTCTACCATGGTACCACCATGGTCCTGTGCATTACTAGCAGACATAATAACCATTCCTAAGTGTGGATGGTATTTCAAGTTGCTTTCTTGCTCACTCCCGCCAACGGTCGGCCAAGCTGTACCTGAAGCAATTATTGTGTGAAATCGTATTTGATCTGCTCTAAAATCCTTAGCCATTTTTTCCTCTTATGCCCACGTAGAAAGAGCTTGATAGTTTATCGTAAGTGAACCGCTTATGAACGCTGATGAAGAAGCCATCCACTTCCACTGCTCTAAGGTGGGATCCCACACTATCGAGGTGGTAAAAGTATTTACGTTTGCAACTTCTCCTGTGGGGGTAAGTATTACGGTTGGTTTCGCGCGTTCTGGATGTTGTGAATTATCTAAATATTGAGTGGCGGAGTCTGATGCTTGAGATATGGTGATCTGTCCCCATGAAATCCCAGCCTCAGAATTCCTAAAGTAGGTATATGTCGATGGGGGTGATGAGCCACTTAGTATTTTATCTCTATAAGGCCAAGATGCCATTACGTCCCCGCCTTCACTGATTGAATCAAAACAGTGCCTGTCCATTTTGTACTAGCTGCAATCGTAACAGAGGCCTTTTTACTACCTGGGGCAGCAATGCCACCAATCTCAATTTTAGTTAGATAAATGTTGAGGTCACTATCGTTAGAGTCTCCAAGTGGTGTTGCAGTTATGACAGGTGTCGAGTCATAATTCTCTTTTAGTGTAAACGTGACAGATTCTTCGTCTACAAACTTAACTTCCCACGTCTCGATGATTAGCGGTCCGTCTCCCATATAGGAATTTACGGGTAACTTGCGAAACCGAGGGTATACTTTTCGATATCGATTTTTATCAATCTTCTTTAGCTTTGTACTTCCCATCAGACACCTCTTCTCTAAATATGCACGGGAAGAGTTAAAGAATTAAAGAAGCTAGAGAAGCTATGTCTGATCTCTGTCCCTTTTCGAGCTGTACATGTGCTGTAGAATTTTTATCCCTGAATTTGTGGACTACAATGGATAGACCGTTACTTAGCTTGTTGATATATGGAGTGTCAATTTGGTCTGTATCACCAAGTAGCACAATCTTTGATCCCTTTCCAATTCTAGTGATAATCGTTTTCAATTCATGTACTGTTGCATTTTGCGCTTCATCAACAATGACGTAGGAATCGTTAAATGTTCTTCCCCGAATATATGCCAATGGTGCAACCTCTAATTCACCTTTATCTCTCATCATTTCAAAGTACGTAAAGTTCTTATCACTTAACATTGTTCTGAAGTTGTCAGTGATTGGTGCAAGCCACGGCTGCATCTTGTCATCCATATCCCCAGGTAAGTATCCAAGATCCCTTCCAACCGGCTGTATGGATCTGGAAACTACTATTCTTTTCCACCTACCCTGCTGTACTCCGTCGATACCAGCCATTAGTGCTAAAAATGTTTTTCCAGACCCAGCAAGACCGGTTAGGGTTACGAGTTCTATATCATCACGCATCAAAGCTTCGACAGCAAAAGCTTGCTCTTTATTTTTCGCCTCGAAATTACTCATAAGTTGTCCTGGCTTTTTTACCAGCGGATAAAGATGATCATCTCTATGTATTGCCAATGCTGAGCCCGTTTTATCACCGGTTGTCATAACAACGAATTCGTTCGGTAAGAGATCATGATCGGAGAGTCGAAACTTTCCATCTCTATAAAAAGCATCAATGTTTTCTTTCGCTTCGTAAACCTCTCTGTGCCCCCTGTATTCTACGTTCGAGCTCTCGAGGTGGTCTTTATAGTAATCCTCGGCTCGTATACCTAGAGCGTCACATTTCACCCTTAGATTGATGTCTTTCGTTATAACCACAACCGGCCCACCATCACGATCTCTCTCAGACATGCATGTAGCCAATATTTTATTATCACCACTGTCTTTAGCTAGCCCTCGCGGTAGCTTAGATAAGTCCTCATCAATTGTGATCTTAATCGTTTGTCCATCCGACAAAGAGGTCGGAATAGCAACACCAACGTCAAGTCTCCCACTTCCTCGAAGCTCATCTAAAAAACGATTGATGTATCTAGCAGCTTCACCAATCACCCCTGGTTTTTCTTTGAATCGATCAATTTCATCCATCACCTGCAGGGGTAAAATAACATCATTTCCTGGGAATGAATGAATAGCAGACTTATCATACAGAAGTACGCTTGTGTCTAAAATAAATCGCTTTCTTTTGTTTTCCAAAATTTTCTCCTTGAAAAATTAGCTGGTTCTCTCTTAAAATACTGACATAAGCCTGTAAAGCGCTTAGAGGAATATTGAATGAATAAAGAAAAAACACCCAAAATAAAAAAGCCGAGAGCAAAGGGCTCTGACATAATTGAGGGTTTAACATGCTTCAAAGCGCACTCAGACATGGGTGTCGAGTGTAGGAAGACTGATTGTCGATATTGGCAAAAGATGAAAGAAAAGAAACATTGCAACTGTGTTGTGCTAGCTGCCAACGACGGACCCATGACATTACAGGAAGTTGGTGACATATTCAGCGTAACCCGCATGAGGATATGTCAAATAGAGAAACTAGCAAAACGTTTCTTAAAATCATCGTCTCCAAAAATATTATCTGATTGACCACACTATTAACTATTCATTTCAAAACAAAAAAAGGAGAGCTTTCGCTCTCCTTTTGGGTTCATTCGAATGATAGGGAATGACTACTTGGCTTTTTCAACCTCTAAGGTTAATTTAACCAAACTTGCTGAAGCATCCTTGAGTCTACGAAGTCCACGTCTGGCTCTTACACCAGCCGACTTATTTCCGTGTGCGTTCTTGTGCACGTCTAACTCTAAAGATGCTACTAGCTCCTTCAGGCTTTCCCAATTTTCGAGAATTGTGTTTGAATCACTCATTGTTTTCTCCCGGGTGAAGAATCTTTGGGCGCTCTTCATCCTCTTCTTTTGTTATTGCCCTATTGATTGCAAGCATCATCTCCCTATCTTCTAGCTCGAGTGCAAGCAAATTGATTATATTTCTAATTTGTTCTTGATTAACACCGAATCTCAAAATTTCTTGTGTGATATCTCTGGACTTCTTGGTATCTAAAAGCCAATCGGTGTCTTCTTTGTCTAACTTTTCTGCTGTTTCATTCATCCTATTGTCTCATCAATCTGGTATGGCTCAATTATAAATTTACCTAATCCTTGGTAGTGTAAAACCTTGCCCATTTTTTTGTTCTCTATGATTTCAGAAGTTAGTGTGATAAATTCCCCAGCTCTTTCATTGTCTATTATGAATTTAGCATGCTCATAATCGGGCAGCGTTTTTTCATGCGACTTAAGGACCGCAGTAACCCCCTCAGGAAGCATTAAAGATATATCTTCGATTGTCATCGCAACTCTAGAGAGCTCTTTACCATTTATTATTTTAGATTGACAAAGCCCAATGATATTATGAGCGACACCACAGTTATTACAGTTCACTATTTTTTTAGTAATTTCATCTTTATCATTGATTACCGAGAATACTATAAATTTATGCAACGGCGCGTTTTCTCGATTTTTGAGAGTCGGTAAAATACAGCGACACTCTATGAGATGCTTAACGCCTTGCATATCTAGAGCTTCTTTGATGCTAGTACTTTGAACGCTGAATCTTTTAGAATTGGCTCAAGTACAGAAATAAGAGAGTTAGCTTGGTCCCTACTTAAACGATTATTTTCAGCAGTGGGGGGGCTAGACATTTCTACAATACTTCCTTGTACAGAATCATTCTGGTACGTCAATATCTCCATGACTAAATCGCGAACTTGTCTTGAAGTCCATTTTTGTGCACTTTTTCTTGTGGGCATTTTCCATCCTCCTGGGGTTAATTATAACCACTATCATGAGTAGTAAACAATCATTTCGCAAAAGCGTCTGCTAGCGAAGAAGAAGCCCAAGCATTGGGCTTTACAACTGCATTATACCCAAATGAATTTACCCATGAAACGGCATTTGTTAAAACTCTTGAAGACGCAAACCTCTTATCGGGATTGATGTCAAGGTGTACGCTTATATTTTTGTCTGGAAATTCTCGCTGAACTCTGTGAGCAATATCTAAAGCTAATTCTGCTTCTTTCATAAGTCTAAACGGGATTGAAGAGAATGCTTCATCAGTGCTTCTTTTTCTGTGGAAATAAAACGTTCCGCCACGCCTTTGTACATAACCAGCAATTACTATTGCAAAGATATAGATGCCACCAACCTTATGGGAATCGCATCCTACATGAATTTCATAAAGATTATTTCCCTTAATTTTCTCTATTATATCGCTAAATGATGTCGGCTCGGAGTCTGCATCGTGCCAATTGATCGTCGATGTTCTCCACTTCGTCATATTAGTCCAGCTTGATAATGGCCATAATTTTATTTATGGCTTGAACATCTGATATCGCCCTCCTTACACAAATTTCAGCGACCTGCTTAGGTAATAGTCGCGGGATATATATCGACGGAGAATATCCAATCCGACCATAGATTGTATCTAAGGAAACGACACCCTCTCTTCCTGCGCATGATAATAACTGAAATAAACCTCCAGCTCGATCTTGCAAGATCCCTAGCTCTGCTCTAGTGCAGTTAATCTTCACCACAGCTTTTCTTGTCGATAGTCTTGATAAGCGCTTCCGCAAAATGCTCTTAACGTCGTCAACTTTCTCTTTACCCAGATTGTTCTGTATGTCTTTTTGAAGAATTCTTATTGCATCAAAATTATGCTTCGTAGTCTTTATAGAAAGCTCATTCTTCTTGTCAGAATATATTACTGAATTCGGAACCATTTCGCTAAAATCTAGTCCACTCAATAACAGTCCGGTGTCTTTTGATACTGGAAACGTTTTTGAAATTTCGCACATATCTTTGACTTGATTGATATTATCTAAATCTTTATTCAGGATGAGTGGAAGCACTTTAATAAGGTCTTTCTCCCAATTAACTCGAAGAGTATTCGCAACATCATCAGAGTAATTGCTTGCAATAATAACAGCTGGAATGCTTTGCTCGTATGAGTACGTGAGGAGATGATGAATTTCACTAACTTCAAGAATCGCACCATCAACAATAATGACTAAGCATCTATTGAATTCTATCGTACTAAGATCTTCTGAATCAAAAAATGAGTGAGTTGTACATGAGAATTTTGAACTACAATCTATTTCCACCCGATTTACGGCATCAGTTTTTTCAACCACAATTGAGCCTAATGCCCCGGCTTCCTGCACGGCGCTTAAGAACAGTGGCTTATTTTTGATGGTTGGCTCATCGTGGATTGTCTTCTCCCATTCAGAGATAACAACCTCTGAATTTACCCTCTTAGCCTGTCCTACATCTTTTAATAATTCTCTAAAATCGGCACTTTCTTTACTCTTCAATAAGTGTTCTACAATCAGAAGGTAAAGTGGTATCCCTATAGAACATCTTGCGTTGATATTATATACGCTATTGAGTATTAAATTTCGATATGCTGGTTCTGAATTGTTTAGCCCAATTAAAAGTGCACGAAAAGAATCATTCCACCCAATGGTGTGAAGACTGTCATCTAATAATATCGACAATGAAAGACTGTCAACTTCTTGAACAGCTTGGGAGATATCTTTTCTTAAAGAATTCTTACACCCTTGAATCTCATCCCTGCATATTACATCATTCTTTGCAGACATGCCGGCTCCGGTTAGTGAAGGGTGCTATTCGTCTTCTTCTTACCGGCACCGAAAAGGCTCCCTAGTGCTTCGCCTAATTCACCCGCTTGTTCATTTAGCTGTTGAATCGCTTGTTTTTTCGCCTCTTCAACCTTCTGTTTCTCACTCCATTCCAGGGAGAAGCGAATCATCCCACCCAATACTGCTAGTCCAAAAATACAGCTTGCTGCCAAAACGTTATGCCACAACATTGCGGCTGCAAACAAGACCATCATTTCAGACATCCCGAATCTTATATTCATTTTTGCTCCTATAAGCAAACTAATTTGCTAAAACTATTGTAATGGAAAGATGGATTTAGTTCAAATATTTTCCCGCGATATCCCGAGATCAACTAGTCTTTCTGTTTCTTTTTCGTCTAAAAAGGTTAGTCGCTTAGAGTCGAATCCATATTTTATGAAGATCTCCTCCCCCTTTTTTATGTCTCTTTTCGCGTAATATAGTATTGCTCTTTCGGAGCCCTCCCTGAATTTCCAAAATGCGTTTGGATAGGAGCTGTGATTGTATATACCACCATATCCCATAGCTAAAGCATGAGTACCATCAGGAACCTTAAATACATACGATTTTAGAAGGTGCTCTTTTCCATACATTTCGAGCCAATCAGCTAAGAGCGCAGGAGTAAAACAAAGATAGGGTGAAGCTTCGAAACAAGTATGTAGCGGAATATCTTTAGTTGCAAATACACCAAGACCATCCACCGTGGACTCTTTTACCACCACGTTATCAATAAAGTAGCCCTTTATAAATTCTCTTTCTCGAAACACACTAGCTATCTCTCCAGAGATTATTACTTGCGTATACCAACACTTCTTCTGCTGATTCGGGAGTATAGCCGTATTCGTCGATAAGCGTCTGAACCATGCTTGAGTATTTAACCTTCTGCTCATCATCTCGCGTCTTAGACTTAGTAACGATTCTAGCTAAGTCTTTTACAGAACTAATCAGGTAAGTTTCGATCGCTTCCTTAAGGGGCTCATACGATGTGTAGTCCACAATCTCGCCTCTGCGCATTTTTGCGAACATATACGCTGTAACGTCAGCTCGAAACCCCTCTCGCCCGGATTGGCTTACGCCAATAGAGCCCTCAATTGATCTCATAAACTCTTCATCAGGCTTCATCTCTTCTTTGGTCACCCTGTCTTTTAGCTTGCACTTCGTTGTAAATGCTTCTGCGTTATCAAGATAATTTTCAAAAATAGACTGGGCTTGCTCTTCGTACGCGGTGATGAATGCTTTCGCAATTTCATTCTCTAGTAAGCGTAGGTATTCATTTCTTACGGTATTTCTAATCAACTCAAGGCAGTGTGTTGCGAATTCTTTATCGATCAATTGTTCTTTGCATTGCTTCATTAGAGAATCAAGAATTGAAACCGGAGTAACGAAGTCTTTATCAGAATCGCTAAGAGCATTATCAATCGCTTTCATGATAAACCTTGTGGATATACCATTCATGCCCTCGTTAGACGATTCATCTCTAAGATCATTAATGTCGATTTTTTTCACACGACCCTTTTCAACGACTTCTTCGCCATTATAGATTTTTAGCTTCGTCAATAAGTCACATTTCTGACTTGGCTTTAGACGACTTAAGATAGAAAACATTGATGCGACCCTAAGGGTGTGGGGAGCAATATGAATATCAAAGTTAGACAAGCTAAGAATCTTCTCGTAAATCTTTATTTCAGACTCCAGCTCTAAGACATAAGGAACGTTTACTTTTACGATTCGGTCCAAGATAGCTTCATTTGTATGTTCACTCTGGAATCTATTCCATTCAGCTTCGTTGCAGTGGGCAAGAATAACTCCATCGAAATGAATCATATCATGCTTTCCGGGGGACGGTACTCTCTTCTCCTGGGTTGCGGTAATAATCGTATGGAGAAACTCAATCTCATTCTTAAAGACCTCCACAAGTTCGACTATGCCCCTATTACCAACGTTGAACGCACCGTTTAATGAAAGCGACCGAGGATCATCTTCAGAGTATTTATCAAGTTTTGAGATATCTTCCGAACCGATCAGCACAGAAACATCTTGGCTGTTCGCATCCATTGGAGGAACAGACGCAACACCTCTTCTAGCTCGTTGAGAGAAAGTAGTTTCGGTGACTGAAAACTTTTCGTATTCTCCGCCATACTCTTCGAATAAAAGGTGCCGAGCTACTGGAGAAATATCTCCCTCGATTGCAACCCCAAGCATTTCTTTCATTTGACTTCTTAGAGACCTTGGGATCAACTGTAGCGGCTCTCCTCTTTGAGGGTCTCCCTCTAAGTGATAATAAGGTAAACCCTCTAATGAACTTTTTATATGTTCAGTTAAAGCAGATTTACCTGCACCAACAGGACCCATTAACAAAAGAACCTGCCGATTCTCTTCGCCTTTCATAGCAGCCGACCTCATATATCTCATAATCTTTGAGATAACCCTTTCCATTCCAAAGAATTGTCCTTGAAAATAATCAAAGGTTTTGATGTCGTCCCCATCAAACAACTTATGCTTTCTGGGATCTGTATCGTCAAGAGTGCCAACGCCTCTATCGACAATCGCATCATACAATCTCTTATGTGCATGATCAGTAATTGACTTATCTTCTTCCACAAGCGCAAGATAATCGAGGAGAGTTCCCTTGAATTTTTCTTTCTTGCTTTTAGCCCGCTGGGACTTGATGATGTCTAAATATTTGTTCTTTGACATTAAGTTTCTCCCGAATTAGATTTCAAAGGGTTCATCCTCTATTATCGTGTCCAATTTAACTATATCGCCCCACAATCGTTGGATATGTTTTACCACAGCATCCCCATAATCGAGGTCTAAATCTCTTCCCTCATGTTCATGCTCTAGAGCCAATATTCCACCATCAATGATTTCTGAAATAGTTATTATGGGTATATTATTCCCCCCCACCTGATTGATAAGGTCTTCTTTTACTTTTTTCCATCCATCATCATCTGCGACATCGTCAATTAGATAATCATTTTTATGAAGTGAAAAACTAAATAAGTTCAACTCTTCGCAGTCCTTCTCGGTTAGATATTGTCTCAAGAATGCTTCATCATTTAGTGACTCTCTGGCTATGAAGCATTCTTCTAATCCATATCTTTCTTCGATCTTCTGAAACAGAAAGAACCCAAGGTGGTAAGGGTTTATCGATCCAAGATGGGGTCGAACAACTTCATTATGCATTTTTAAGAAGGGAAGATGTAGTCCTGAATCCAGATCAAGCTCATGCATTAATCGATAATGCCAATATGACGCCCATCCTTCATTCATTATCTTTGTCCTGATTTGCGGCATAAAATACTGAGCATCATCAAGTACGATCCAAAGCAATTCTCGTTCCCACTCTTCAAGATTCGGAGACATTTCAGCTATAAAAGCTATTAAATTTTCTTCTCTAGAGATTGGATACACATCAGGATTGGGGGTCGTTTTTTTCTTTTTATAGTATCCTGACTTTATGTCTATGATTAACTCTTTTCTTTGTTCTTTTTGACTGACATATTTTTTATACTGTCGTGGTACGTGAAGAGATAGCGCATGCGCTGCATCCAAAATTTCTTCAACTCTTTGCACTCCGATGCTGGGATCTTCTACGAGTTGATCGATATATCTTTTTGCATTTCTCATTCTAAGAATAACTTGGTCCGGTCGGGTGTGACAGAATGTTATGTTGTTCTTAAAGAAGTCCGAGTGACCAATACAGTGTGCCATGATCAATATTTGAAGATACAATGGATTTTCTTCCATCAAGTATGCTAGCGATGGATCGCTGTTAATAATGAGTTCATAAGGTAGTCCCTCTAATCCAGCATTATACATTGTGTGAGTTCGTTCAAAGCTTTTCCCAAAGCTCCAGTGTCCGTAATGGGATGGCATCCCATGGTAGGCCATGGTCCCAATCATCTCATAATAATCACATGTTTCATAAAGAATGGGAAACCAATCAAGGCCATGATCTTCTGCCATCTTAATTAACTTAGCATCCCACTTTTGTAATTCTTCCAAAAATGATGACATCACATCTCTCCCTTGAAGAATCTTCTAAAAGCCGTCCAGATATCGTCTTTTGAATAAATCCCAGCTAACTTAAATTTATCGCACTCTAGCTGTTCGTAAAGCTTACTAAGTGTAGTATCACTAAGCCACTTCAGTCTTTCTTGATTCGGCTCTATCTCACAATACCCAAAAAATTGAATTTTGTCAAGAAGTGAATTGATTATATTAAGACACACATTATTGTCAGTCGGCCAGTTATCACCATCAGAGCACTGGAAAACGTATGTGTTCCAGCTAGACTTGTGATATCTAGAACCTATTATGTCATCAGCCATTTTCAATGCTGATGACACCATAGTACCACCACCTGATCCGCGACCAAAGAATTGCTCTTCTGTAACTTCATAAGCTTCTACATCATGAGCGATAAATACAATCTCTACCTTATCATACTTGGACCTAATAAAGTGATATAGAAGAAAGAAAAAGCTTCTGGCTAAAAATTTCTTTTCTTTTGTCATAGATCCGGAGATGTCCATCAAGAACAGTATTGCTGCATTCGAAGACTTTTTCTCGGTTACCTTGTAATGCTTATAACGAAGGTCTTTTTCATGAAACGAGAATTCATCTTCATCACTCGCCAGCTTTCCAGTTCTTTTTGCTTTATTCTTCCTTTTTAATTTTTGTATTACCGTTTTCTTTTTGTCAAGTCTCGGTCTGATACCTTGTGATCGATATCCTTTTCTTTTTATTTTTTTTGCAATAACTTGAGCATTTCTTTTCTTTTCAAAATTGGGTAATTCAAGATCATTAAACAAGTAGTCAGCAAGTTGCTCCAGGGTTAGTTCAACTTCGTAATATTCTTCACCTTTTTCCTGTCCAGGCTTATCAGGTTTTCCTCTACCCTGTTTTTCTTTTTCGCCAATCTTCTGACCGCGCTGGACATCTTTTCCCTGAGCTGACCCAACTCTTCTAGACCCATTATCTCCATATACGAAACGATACTCTTTAATTCCACGAACGGGTATCTTGAATTTTTTCTTTCCGTCCTTGCCAATAATTGACTCTTCAGCCACAATATTGTGAATGCCCTCTTTAATCGCTTTCTCGATCTTCTTACGGTGACGGGCCCGATCCGATGCTGATCTATCGGCAATTGTTTTATGACGTCGGAAAATTGACATATAAACCTCTGTATTAACTATTCAGATTATAGAAGACAGACTGCTTTAAGAAAGTAACCTGCTTCGATATGGTCAACAAGATAGGACAAACAATTGGATATTGCCTTGTCTTTCGTCACCCATTCATATCCTTCATGCTCCAATATTCCAGAATGCGGATTAGGCGTGATTTGAGGGATCTTATCTGTGATAGCAGAATATGTTGCCAGACGATCGTCTTTCAAAGTCGGGAGTGGTGCTAGCATTTCTTGAGGCTCTACGAATATTGAGCACTCCTCGAATGTTTCTCTTTTAGCAGCAGTAATATCACTTTCTCCTCTATCGATCACGCCCTTAGGAATATCATATTTCCCATCATTACGAATTAACACAAGCATCAGGTCTGGATTATCTGCTTTGAAAATTACAAATCCGGCGCCCTGTTTATTCTTTCCCTCGGTCATAGTCATCCTCCAATCTTACCACATCTTCTAAATAAGGTGTGCTAACTTCAATGACTTCAACGCTGGTTTCATTTGCGCCAAAGCGATGTACCTGTCCTACGTTGATGTGCAAAGAATTTCCCGGCATAACTTTGGTAATTGTACCATCATCTTCGTAATTGTAGAGTACTCCCTTAAGAACATATACTGTCTCTTCTTTGATCATGTGAAATTGTTTTGATAACCGATGACCAGCATTGATATGCAAAAGCTTACCAACGTATGCATTTGTTTCGGCCCATACTACTTCATAACCCCAGGGTTTTTCAATTTTTCTCATTCTTTTCTGCCTCTTCTAATAGCCAAGATGAGCTTTGCACTTTTCCTCCACCGACGTTGAAAATGACCTTACACCCAACTTCCTGACATATATCCCATTCCGGTATATCTTTTGGCTCGGCTCTATCTCCACCCTTCGTGAAAAAATCGGGTTTAAGATCAGCAATCGCTCCGATAACCGTTTGACCACCATCATCCCAAATAATTGCTGCATCTACCCCTCGGATTCCAGCGATTATTTCTGCTCTTTCAGCAGCAGGCATAAAAGCCCTTCCCTTTTTTCGTTTCAGAAATCCATCTCCGTTAACAATGACAGCTACATACCCGCCATCTTGTTCTGCCATATCAACTGTTTCGAGGATGCATCTTAGGTGACCAACATGAAGAGGGTCGAACCCTCCTGATGTCATATAGACGTTGATCCCCTTTCCTCCCCAAATTCCATCTCTGTCGATATACTCTCTAAATTCTTTGACTGATGCGTAAACTTTCATTTTTGTAAACTATCCTTGAACCCCTGCGGGAACATTGAACGATTTCTATTATAAAACATCTCAAAATCTGAGTCTAAGATGTACGTAATCGCGGTGTCTTCATTGGACCTAACTGACCGACCTGCAGCCTGAACTATTGTCTTCGCCGTTTGTAGTGGATACCACCATTTCCACTTATTCATCTTTTTTCGTACTAGCTTATCGCCTAAGTATGGATACGGCACCTTACAGATGATCTGGAACCGACTTAAGTCACCTTTGAGGTCAACACCTTCAGTCATGGATGGTGAGATGAGTACGGTGGCCTTCCTGGCCTTCATATGCTTTTCTAAAACCTTCTCTCTGTTTTCAGAATTATGAATTAACAAACGAGCGCTACGAACGTTTCTCTTGATATAATTCGCGACTTTATAAGAATGACAATGAATAATTCCCTTATCATTCTTATGCTGTTCTAAAATAGCTTTCACTGCTTGTACCATTCTTGGAAGCGTATCATCGATTGTTTTTGAGCTCATTTTTCCAATACCACTATAAATAACCGGCCGGTTTTCAATAGGAAACGGACTAGGTAGACTGATAAAAGCTGCTTTATCCTCGGGAATTCCGACGCTTTCTGTGAATGCTTTTTTATCAAGAATAGTTGCAGACATCAGAATAACGACTTCACCGTAATTGTATAAATGCTCATTCGCAAATGGAGCGATATCGATCGGTTTAAATTCGATTTTTCGCCCAGAGCGTCCATCCGCTGCAATCTCATTCATGACCCAATTTTCAGAGTTGTATAATTTCAAAAATCTTCGAACCTTACAGACATGCTTATCCATGACCTCAAACTTCTTAGCAATGGATGCGAATTCTCCAGACTTAATCTTCTCTGTTAATCCCACATATTTTTCTAACATCTGCTCTAAATGCTTAAGCTTCCCAGCGATTGTTGGGACGTACGTCTCTTCAATCCACTTTACATACTTCGCAGCAGTCAAAGACTTGGGAACTTCAAAATTGAGAAAACTTTTACAAAATCGATTTGAGATTGTAATCTCGATGAACTTGCTTAATTGCGAATCAACATTATGCGCTTCATCAATGATGAGTACTTGTCGAGGAGTTAGTTTTCCAGCGTACTGTGTTTCCGCTAAAAAATATGGAAAGTTAGTTACTCCTTCTGGAGACTTCAGGAAACTTTCCTTTGCATTTCGATATACACAATTAAACGTACAAGCTTTCCAAAATGCGCTTCCCTTCTCTGCTGTCTTTAGGGTCCTTAAGCTCTCCCCACAAGAAGTTTTTTTATTAAACCTACAAGTATAATTTGAGGATGACTTAATCGATTTCATTGGTCCGGAAAATCCGCCGAAATCTTTAACGTATTGTTCTTGTAGTATTTTTTGTGTTGTTAAGAAATAAGATCCCCGATCGAATAACCCTGCTGTGTTTGACAGCTTTTCGGTGAGGTATCTAGCGACAGTTAAACCCACCGCGCTTTTACCAACCCCTGTACCCGCTTCAATGATGATGAACCGCTTACCCTCTGTAAGGTGCTTATTAAGCGCAAATTCGATCGCTTCCTTTTGCTGTGGTCTAATTTGTTTATATGGAAAATGTTTAGAATATTGAAGGCTCATGCAAAACTCCTTGTACTTATTGTACGTTTCTCATAGGAGTTTTACATCATTCCTGAAGCTTTTTAATCAGCTGCTGGATAATCTCGATTGTATTCTCTGGACCAGTTGTTTGCCATGCTCGACCTTCTTTTTTGAGCGCCTCATAAATGTGCCAGTCATTACCACCGACTTCACATCGATCACCAATGAAATATATTTCTCGCTCCGGATAGTGTTGTAATCCGTATGTTTTATTCCACCCATCTGGATAGATATCAAAACTGGTTGTACCGCCCAGTGCCACAGTCACCGGAATTTTTTCAGTTTTGAGATATTTTTGCAGCTCTTCCATGTAGGTCTCTCTTATCTTCCACTCTTCATCTTGACAAGCCCACCCATATCGAAGTGTATTATTCGCTATTCTACCAATAGGGCACCAATTTAATAGCGAACCTCGATATTGAAAAAACGTTCCGGTAAAATTAACATCGGGATAAAGCATTGCAATTTCAGCTTGATGTTCGAATAACCATCGCATAATTTTTTTGTAGGCTCTTGGATTGATATTTTTTATCATATCAGCTTCGTGAAGCATTTCATATGAAGCAGCTTTCCATCGAAGTAGTTTAGTCCCATTACAAGGAAGAAGGTCAACGTTTGTTATATCAACTCCACCCACCTCAAACATGGCGGCACATTGTTCTTGGATATACTCTAAGTCTGAGCCTGATATTATTCCAATCTTTGCAAATTTCTCAAGAGACCTAAGAGCAGATATAACGTTATTTCCTATATTCTCTCTTGGGGGTGTTAGTGTACCGTCCATATCGAATAGTACCACTGCATTTTTTGTTATCATTTTCAGAAACTCTCGCTAGGTGATAAGTAAATTTAGGCAGTTTAATTTGGAAAGTGCATGAATAGTAAAAAATATAGCTGGATAATTCCACTCTCACTTTTCATTCTTACATTGGTGAGTGTAGCAAATTTTATGCTTATAACGCTTGATGTAAGACAAGATAACGACTCACTAAGAAGAGCAGAAACCTATTTTCCAATTGAGTCATTTGTAATGGTAACACAAGACCTCGTAACGTTTCAACAAATTTGTAATTCAGAGGGTGAAGATTGTTTACCTGTTTCCGTTCCACAGTTTCAAATGTCTGGAACGGGGTCAGGGGTGATTGTAGGGCAACAAGACGGTAAATCACTAGTTGTCACCGCAGGTCATGTCTGTGTAAATAATAGCGTTCGGGTACCTATGACTGAGGATTTGACTAGTCAGTATACCATTAGTTTAGAAACCGGATATGGAGAAACAGGATACGGTACAGTAATCGCAATCGATATGCCAAATGATTTATGTCTTCTAATATCGGACACCTATCTCGGACCAGCTCTAGAAATAGCAGATGAAGAACCGTTGCTACATGAAAAAGTATATAACATGGCATCACCTTTAGGGCTAGCCGTTCCAGTTGCTGTTCCAGTTTTTGATGGCTACTTTTCAGGTCAGGTATCAACGTTATATATTTTTACAATCCCAGCAGCCCCGGGTTCAAGCGGCTCTCCGGTGATGAATAAAAACCGAGAGGTTGTCTCTATTATTAACGCAGCTGCCGTAAGTTTCGATGAATATGCAATTGGATGCAGAACACAAGCGTTAAGGAACTTCTTAATTTCTGCTGGAGTACTCTAGAAGTCTTTTGATGACTGCTTCCATGAGTTCAAACTTAGGGTCGGAATCAAGTTTTGAGACCAGATCAGAGTATTGGTTCCGAGCCCATAGCGTTGCTTGCTCTTCATCCGCAAATGTTCTAAGACCGCTATCATACCCCAGAGGAGGGCATGTAATTTCAACACCATGCTGTCCCCATGCAGTCGGATACATTTCAACTTCGACTCGAGCATCATGAAAAAAGCTAATTGGTTTTGGGTCTATTGTACGATAATTGCTACCAGGCCCGTCTTCGGCTAGTCTTTCTTCTTTATTGATAGAACCTTTATTTGTTTTTTTATCGAGTCCATGCACTTTCTTAATTCTCTCATTGTCTCTTGCTCATTGCAAGTCGAAGCCGCAATGTATGCTTTGTTTAAGTATAGCAAACACTTCCTTAATTGATATTGTAGATCAACTCGTTTCAAATCGCGCATATCACTAAACCCTGATGTGGGGAGGCACGAAATTAAGTATTCATTTATTTGTGATATTCTTTGATTGATCGTTATCGTTTTCGTATACGTGCACTCTGCGAAAGCTCTTACCATACGAGTTATGATCTACCAATATGGTCTGACACCGCGATATTTTATTCATTTCAATAAAGTCTAGACTAAAATGTTCAGACTCTGTATCAATGCCCATTTCATTACACGCTTCTAGTGCAATAGCTTCTCCATCAAATACACCAAGAATTCTAGTACCATCCCAAGATTTTAAGCTAGCTACTACCAACATAACTGCCCTTTAGCGTCCATATCCAAAAACATAAACAAATGATGCTAAAAGTACACGGTTTAAACGAACTTCTCTTATATTTATTTTTAAGGGAGGTTACCAATGATTAAGCGTATTTTATCATTCCTAACCATCGCAGTCTTTGCACTTTCGTGCACCCAAGACAATATTTTGACCTACGAGAAGATTGAAGAAGTCGAGGTCTATCCTGATGTTTGGGTCGATTCTTTCATACAGCCTGTTGCTACAGACGGATATGACATCTTATGGGTTATCGATCGATCAGGAAGTATGGGATCTCATGATGCCAATCTGCTTGTTGGTATTGAGACAATGATGGCAGCATTACCTATTGACACAGGATGGAGACTTGGTATAATCAGTAGTGATGGCAATTACTCAATCTCCAATACAACATTTCCGCTGGTCCCTGGAGATGACATTGATGATGCAACAGCCTCGCTTAATGCATTACAAGGAAGCTACTATGGTCCTCCTGGAGAAGAGGGCTTTGAAGCTGTTTATTCATATATGACCCTTAACGCATATTCTTCTACCTGGATGAGACCATCAGCAGCATTATTGGTTGTCTTTGTTTCTGATGAAGAAGAACAATCGACGTGGGAAGTCCAAGAATTTGCCACCTACTTACGCACGGTTCGATCGCTGACCTTCGTTACATCAATCGTTGGTCTAGAAAATGGTGGTGGATGCGGTGATCAAGAAGGATTACGTTACCTAGATCTTGCAAGAGAATTTGGGGGAATTGAAATAGATATATGCAGCTCTGATTGGTCTCAAGGGGTCGAAGAAGCCAGCAAAGAATTTGAACCGATTGACAGCATAGAACTAACTGAGCTTCCGCAAGATGGAAGTATAGTTGTGTTTCTTGATGGTGTACCTACACAATCAACTGACTGGCACTATGACGCTTCAACAAATACTGTCTATTTTATTGTGGTACCCGAAGATGGTGTGCTAGTGGAAGTCGCGTATTTTATTGCTTAAGCTTCCGGAATTCCAGGAATAGAGCTTAGAAGTTTGATGGCTAACTCTATCTCTCTCATTTCTTTTTCGTAATCTTTTTTAGCCGCTTTAATTGTTTCCGAGCTTGAGGAAACGTGCATGACAGGAAGTTTCATAATAGCGTCTAGTGTTCCGATTCTCGACGCCAATTCATCGTACGCAGACGATGATTGCATTCCTACCATAAACATCATAATATTAACTTGAGCTTTTTCGAACGGAGTTAACTCTTCTCCGGGCTTTAGGTTTAGGCTTCCTGTTACTGCGTTCATTCTGCTTTTTGTTCCCTTGCTTAGGAGTTCTTATACTTTTAACTATCTGCCAATCGAAGATAATAGATTCATCGATATTAATTCTACTGTAAGGTACACATGCTTTCTGTAAAGCTTTAGCATCGGCTTCATCTATGAGTACGCCCCACCAGATATCTTCCTTGGTAAATGAACATACTTCTTTCCTTGTTGCCTTAATCTTTACACGCACTCCAGCAAAGGTGTCTATGAGGTAAATTGTACCAGCTTTAATTTGTCTTTTCTTTCTTTTATTATTTTGCATGAAGACGTGGAAAGTTTATATACTAGAGTGCGCTGACAATACGCTATATACTGGTATCACCACCGATCTGGCTAGAAGAATAGATCAACACCAGTCAGGAAAGGGAGCGAAATATACAAAGGGTAGGGACCCAGTTAAGGTCGTCGACGTTCTATCAGGGCTAGATAAAAGTACTGCTCTTCAGGTTGAAAGCTTTATAAAGAAATGTCCACGCAAATTAAAAATAAAAGCTTTGAAGCTAATGTGCAAGATTCAAAAAAATAAAACTACTTAGCTCTTTGCTGTAAAAGGTAGACATACCCTTCATGTCTATCCGCTAATTCAGCTAAAAGGTTTTCAAGGCCGAATGTTAACGCGCCCATTCCCTCGAGGGTTGCTGCAACATTCTCGTCCATTATGACAAGTTGCTTACAGTACTCCAGGGCAATATCAGCAATTCTCTGTCCATCTTGACCAACGGGGGATTCCCATCCTTGGAGGACAAGCATCGCGTCGGAGGTAATCCTCATGGGGCAACCGAGTTCTTCATCGTCAAAAACACCGATTCCTTTTTCTATGATTCTGTCTATTACATCTTGAACCTCAAGGTATATCGGCCCATATAGACTTACATGGTCTCCAGCGAACCCTGTTCCTTTTGTAACGTTATGTGCGGCATGCATCCATAAGTGGAATGCTCGTATAAACCCAATGTACGCTGCCATTATCTCTGGGGGTGTAACAGGCAGCATCTGCTCCATAGCATTTATCTCAATGTCAGGAATGGCAATATTGACTTCCCCACCATCGATAGTTGCAATATCGCATTGTTCTTTAAGACTACTCACCTTGTGCATCCATCTTATAAGAGAGGTGGTCATACACTGCCTGAATACCAGCTTCAGCAACTGCTATTTTTGATTGTGTCCATTCGGGTAATTCATCATCATCATTTAGGGTGTCATGAAGGCTCTGGGCATTTGAAGCGATATGCTGTAATTGTTGCTTTGCCATTCTGGCTCTTCCGCCATCACCCATCACCTGCGGCTCTTCTTCTGATACTGCTCCCGCAATATCAGCAACCATATCTGCTAAGGCTGCTGCGTCAAGAGCAATCGGCTCTTCTTTAGCAAGAGAAATTTCTTCTCTAAGCATCTTGATGAATTCTTTTCTCGTGATTCGAATCATAGACTCATTCTTCTCTCTATCTTCGACGGTTTTATCGATAATCCCTTTTTGAAGAGCATCAGGAAGCTCATCTTGATCCCCCTTAAGAGCAGAGTCATCGTCATATTTCTTCGTAGACTTAGCAGCTTCTTCGCGGATTATGCGAAGTAGTTCTTTTTTACTTAATTGCATTTTTACCTCTTACGAAGATTTTCGTTCATGATCTTCTTAATCTGCATTCTGCGCTTAAGCTTCTCGACGATCTTAAGAACTTCAGGTCCTGTATCGTCTGAGGGAACGTCTGTTGCTTCATCCTGCCAATCGATTGGATCTTCTAAGTTATCGCCACCAGCCCAAGCATCTTCTTCAGGCTCGACCTCATCAGGTGTTTTTGAATCAGCGACTTGCTGCTCGTAGATTAGTGTGAGTAATTGTCTTTTAGTTAAACGCATTTCTTTATCTCCCAGAGTTACCTTTAATTATCTTTCGCTCTTGAATAATCATATGATTGATCATTTTTCTTAGCTCTAAACTTTCTTGCTGTTGTTCTTTGCCAGATTCAGCGATTGACTTTGCCAGCGCTTCGGCTGCGCTGACAATCGCGTTGCCGGCCTTGTTTAATTGTTTTCCACTTTCATCCCCGGCTTCCTCAGCCTGTACACCCATTTGTGCAACAAGATTACCAGCAACCGCGACATATTGTGCGGCTTCCCCAGGGTTACCGCTCTCTGCGATTTTATCGTAACCAGATGAAAGCTCTTTTGCTCTTGCCATATCGGTATTTTCCGCATAAAAGTCAGCAGTCGCGCCCATCGCACCGAACGCGTACCACAGTCCGTTTGCTGCTTCGCCGTTTTCTTTTTGCCAAGCTTCAGCGGCTTCATCACTATCGTCTTTCGGGGTCCAGTCTTTGACATTTGTTGCTGCCTTTAATTTCTCATCCGCGACCTTTAACATCTCAATGCTCTTAGGACCGATGGCAGCGTAGAATACTTTCTGGTGCTCTTTATTATCCATGTCCAGGTCTTTTAGTGACGTCACCTCTGTGTCTTTACCGAGAATGTCTTGAGCAACACCCTTGACTTGTCCAGTTACATCACCCCAGGCATCTTCAACTTTCCCCTTTGC